CGGCCGTTGGCTCTACACGATCAAGACCCTTTTCACGCTTCCAAGCAATGCGGTCATGGGCGTTACGCCATTTTGCTACGCGATCGCCTGCACCTTTACGCATAATTCCCATGCGCTCAGCCTGATTAGCGTCATAAACTAGATCATCCAGTTCACTAGCCTTCTTTTCGTGATGGTCCTTGCTGGCGAGGGCCTTGGCTGCATAGCGACCCTTGAGATCACCACTTAGTTCGTTGAGGGCATCATCCGACGAGAGTTCACCCTCACCAAAATCGCCACCCATATCAAAGCCTAGCTCTGCACTGGTATCTTCACCATGATCTTCATCGTGGTGGTGACCATGGTAGCCAATGCCATAATAAACACCGCGACCAAACTGTGGAGTCTTGCGCTTTGCAGCCGCTTCCTCGACATAATCACGGAAGCTCTTTGGGGCAACAGACTCTTCCTGATGGCGGTTGCCATGATCATTTGCTTGCTGTTCCAGCGAAGCAATGACGCGCTTGTCCAGGCGGTCAACTAGGTCTTCACCAGTCAGCTTGTTTACAACTGCGGTGATTTCTAGGCTGCTACCCATGCTTGCGATTGGCATGTGATCCAAACCAGTGTCAAAATCACCAGTATCCCAATCATAATAAACGGTTACTTCGACTTCACCGGCTGGGACAGTTTCGTCCTCGATCCAGGTATCGAACTCATCACTGCCACCGGACTTGTAAGGAGCCTCGGTGACTTTCTGAGATTCGTCGATATCCTCGAAGTCCATATCGTTTAGATAAACAATGGACTGGCCGTTCTTGTGCTTTACCAGCCACACACCGTGGACCACTGGATCTGGGGTTGCGGTTGCGCCCTTCATGCTGTGGCTGCTCATGAACTTCATGAAGTCGATGGCACCCTGTTCAGTATCAGCAAACTGGTCTCGCTTATCATCAAATGGACCTTCCTGTAACGGATTATCACCCGAACGAGCTGGAACCCTCTTAGTAGAAGGCTGGACAATCTTCTTGTCAGCAACACCGGCATACTCAGTTGGGTGAACGTCATGTTCAACTTGCTCGTTCTTCGAGGACTTCAACACCAGCCAACCGGAGTTAGCGGTCGAAATGTTACCATACTGACCGGTCCATTCTCCAACCTTTTCGTGGTTTTTGTTAAACGCATCTCGTGAACCGTAACCATCAGATCCAAAAGTATAGCCTGCCTTCTTCGCCGCAGCCATCCACTGGTCAGCAGAATGGAAAGACATCTTTGAACCATCATCACTAATTGATGGCACCCCATATCCGTTTGAACCAAGGTCTTTGAGTAGATCTTTAACGGTCCAATTTGGCTTCTTCTTTGGATATTCACGATAGATATCTTCGGCATAATCCTGAAATTCTACCGCATCGTAATCGTCAGGGTTACCTTCTAGGGTTGCTACTGTTTTACCACATAGAATTGCGAAATCCCAAGCTGTTGACGGCCACTTGATTTTGCTATTTAGGTCAACTGATTCGCCTAGATCAGACTCATCAACAATGGCTAGGTTCCCGTCATTGTCGATAGATGCGTCAACAGCATCGCCTGGAGCCGGATCAATCATTTGATCATCCATTCCCACATCCATATCATCAACGCCTGCTTCTAGATCACCAAGGGCCTGGAATTCTGGTTCCAGCATGTTCATGATTGCACGCAGGTTTGGTGCCTGGACCGTTGTCGTAATGCTGTTCTGATCATCAATGTTCTCACCGGCGGTCAGAGTTGCAGGACCATTAAACATTGCGCTCTTGATACCTGCGTTCTTGAGCAGGGTCACAAGGTCCATAGTGGAAGCAGCGTTAATGGTTGTGTTGGAGTTCATTTCACCTTCCGTGTTTGACACGTTCAGGCTAACAGCTTCATCAACTTTGGTCTCCTGTACCACCGGAACCCACCTAATCTCATATCGGTCACGATCGATTGATCGCAGGAACTTCGCGCCAAGACTACTCAATTCATTGTGTTTGTTGAACGAAAATACCCTTTCGTTAGTCCATTCACCCTGAATATTACCATAGGATCCGTCAGGCTTGGGGATGCCGCGGTGTCGAGTTTGAAGCATCTTCTTGGTCATGTTAGCCCTTCCTCTTGACGTTTTCGTCATAGTTGCCATGGTTGCCAGTTAGGTTTGGCTTTTCAGTTTTTCCACCGGCCTTCTTGGTATTGACATGGACTGGCTTTACGGTGTCCATGTCCTTGTTGAAGTCGTCAGCGACGGTGGTATCTTTTTTGTTGAGCCAAGAGAACTTGTTGGTCTTCTTGATCTCTTCGATCGCTTCTACCTTCTCAGCTTCAGCGTTTGACTTGATCTGAGCCAGATAGCCCAGGAACTTTTTGTTGTAGGAGTCACCGTAGGCAACTTCCTTGGGCTGGTCTTCAGCAGCATAGGTTGGATCATCAAGGATAGCCTTGTGCTCATCATCCTTGTGGATCTCTTCCAAAGCTTCTGCCTCGATCGCAACTGGCTCGTTCTCACCTCGAACAACAATCATGCTATCTGCGACCTGGAGTGCCGAACGCAATTCAACGGCCAAAACATAGCTGGATGCTGGAACGGCGGTCTTGATGTCTAGAACCCAAATTTCAGCCATATGGAAATCTTTGAAATCCAGAGGCGCCTTTTGAGCCATTAGCTTCTTTGGTGTAGAAACACTCTGGATGTCATATTTGAAAAGAGCCTTCTTTAGAGTCTCAACGAAGTGAGCGTCCATGGGAACAACCGACTTGACGCGATACCCAAAGCTCTTGGCAGATTCTGCCAAATAGTGGTAAAATGATTTCATGACGTCCCTCTCACTTGGAGTTTCGCCTATTTAGCGGAAATCTTTAGATCTCGCCGTTGCGGATCTTAGCCATGAGATCATTGCGATTGACAGTGATGCTCGTGCCGTTATCTACGAACTCACCATCTTCGATGCCTTCATTCATATCACGCTTGTGCTTGTCTTGTTCCATTATCAAACGTATTTCTTCCATACGTCGTTCTGATTTGGAGCGCGAAGCTTTTAACGCAATCTCCAGAGCCTTGAGCGCCGGAGTAAAGGCATTAGGGCCAGCGTTCTTTGGTTCAATATTGAAACCAAGATCCATGAGGTCTTTGTGGGCGCGCATAGCCACATCATAGATTTCGTCAGCTTCAGTCGTATGCTCTTTTACGCCTGCGGGGTCAGATGCCGCTGATATAGCCAATGGGCTCGCATTGGCTAGCACGTCAGCCATCTTTGATACCTCAGCATTCACAGCAGGGACTTCTTGAGATTGACTCTCTGCGGCCTCTTTTAGAGCATCTTCCAAGCGGGGGAGATTGAGTTCGTCTTCTAGGGCTTTAGTCATTTGTCTTCATTCCTAGGTAGCTCAAATTCAATAATAGGAGCATTGGGCTTTAGTTTCCTGAATTGTGATGCTTCTCTGAGGCTCTGCTTGCCGCCACCTACACGAACCAACGCATCAATATATGTGAGAAACGTATCGCTTTCGTCTCCCCAATCCTTTCCAACAATGATCGTATCATCTACTGGAAAGCAAGGATAATCAGAGGCCTTGGCGCAGGCTATTCCTACGGTGGTCATTTGGCCACCTTGAGGATCAACCGCAATCTGGTAGGCAAGACTTGGTATCCCTTGATCTGTTAGACCGGATACGATGTGGGTAACCATTTTCCCACTGGAAGATTCAACATGATAGATGCCAAGGATGATGAGACGCTTTGCTTCCGCTTCGTCAAAAGTTCCTTCGCTATAACCAACAACACCAAGTTTCATAAATACACCTCTGTGTATTTACTTACCTTTGACCAGCCTGGCGATAGAGTTGCTTTTCTGTCATGATACGAAACTTTATTCCGTTGGCTTTACACCAATTGTAGGCAGCTTCCCACTTGGCTTCATTCAACGTGATAGCGTCGATATCCTTTTGGGTTCTAGCAGCTTCTGGAATGCTTTGACTCAGAGGTTTGATTTCGATGATCTCAGCATGTTTTCCACCATCTTTATCAGTGTAGAGAATAAAGAAATCAGGAATGTAGTTTCGGATCTTTCCAGTAAATGGATCTTGATACTGGATCTTCAGAGACTCGCTTGCCCATTGCTCAACATAAGGATGTTGGTCGCAAAGGTTCATAAAGGTCAATTCCCAAGCAGATCGGTATGTAATGGGCAAAGTTCCCACATACTTTTCTGGGTTCTTGGGTTCAAAAGTCCCTTGGTTATAAAATGCCATTAGAAAAGCTTTCCTGGTCTACCAAACAACGCGCCTTTGAGAAGTCCTTGGACACCTTGTCTAGCTGCTCCGGTATTACCAGAGACAATGTTTTTCAAACTTGATGCGGCTGTCTTACCAATGGCGAGCCCGCGATTGGCATCATAGGATCCTGCGATTTCGCTGATGATTCGCCCAGGACTACCAAAACCCTGTCCCGTTATACCACTCAATAGATTTCGCTGTAAAGTGGCTCCGATAGTGTCATCTAGATCTCGAGTAATGGCATTTGCTGTTGTGGCCAGACCTGGAGTAATATCTAGGTTTGGTAGATCGTTTGGAACGTCCCAGAACTGACCAAAATCAAGACCAGCGTCTTCAGCAATTTCCGCTGTGATGGGCTCTGGGTCAGCATACACTATACCCTCGAACTCAATAGACATCTGGATTTCGTTTGTTACCACACCAGCACTATAGTCAAAATCGTCAGGATTGAAGCTGGAGATCTTTGGGTTAATTAGATCAAATCTCTCCATTACACCATTATAGAACTGATAGACTGATATGTGGCTAAAGAAATAGGCATAGTTTTGTTCCACCATAGGAGGTAGAAATCCCCAACGACCCAATTCAAAAGCTTCACCAGTCACGATGTCATATACAGTTGATCCACTTGAACCAGTTCCATATATCTTGCTATCACCATAGTAATATTGGTAATACTCAACGAACATATTTCGCAGATCCTGCGAAATAGTGTCGTGGAATCGAACCTGGAAAGGTTCAAAATCATGCCCCGTTTGGACAATACGCTTGCGGTTATACTGGTTCAGAGTTTCTTGACGAAACGTGATTTTGGGTCTGTCAATGTTTTTGACAACGAGACCAATACCTCGTTCCCAACCACTGCCGCCTGCCGACTCTGGACGATAAAATTTCATCCAGAATAGGAACTTGTTCTTGGGAACATTGGCAAATCTAGTGCCAGCCAGCCCAAAGTTATTTGAAGCGTGATGGCTGTCCCCCATCATGAGGGACAGCCCATTAGGATCAGAAGTCCTTCCGCCTCTTGAGGTTTCAGTCACTGGCTAGACCTTATAGTCGGTTGCCAGGGATCTGCTCAGGTAGCGCAGTCATCAGACCGTTAGCCTGTGTTGCGTTGTCGAAACGAACAGTCAGCGTGATTGTCTGGAAACCGGATTCTGCATAATCCAGATCCATGTAATCAACGTTCTCTAGGAAGCAACCTTCAAGAGTCCATGTTTCAACCACAGTGTCGTTGCCGCCATCCATGGTTTCAATAATGGTCACAAACTTGTAGTTAATACCCGAAGCAAACGCAGTCTGTTCAAAGTGGTTCAGCTGCTTCTGAACCTGATGACCTACTAGCTTTGCCACGTTGTTGGTCAAGTCATCCTTTAGTGTAATCTGGATGCTGTCCCACTTGTGCTTACCAGCATAGTAGGCGGTTGAGTTGTAGCTGTGGACTTCGATTGGATCATGATTGATCTTTGGCTTGGTAACTGTGGCAACCTGCTGGGTGAAATCAAGACCACCAGCGATTGGACCAAAGTTGACCACGCGAACGCGGAAGCGATACTTGTACTTGAGCTGGAGAAGACCGCCACGGCCTGCCCCGCCACCGAGTGGAACCATTAACATTCAGCCAGTGTCGTTAATACTGACCCGCCTTACGGCTGCTCATTGTTACCAATGAGATTAGACTATATCATGACCCACTTAGGGGCCCCACCCGTTTCAGCCCACTTGGGCCTACGACCTTTCGGTCTAGTCGTTGAACGTTCCGGTTCATAACACCGGCTTCGCTGCTGATTGTCCCTGAGGGATTTCCCAGCAATTAGAGTGGTTTTTCGACTAGGATTACTCCTAGAAGCAGCTATTCCATTAACCGAACTTGCTTAGAGTTTCTGCCATGATTTTATCACCTCCTAGGTAACGATCTATTTTGATTATTTATCGTTACAGGTTGTAAATAGATGTGAGTAGAAACTTTTAGAAGATTTGGGGTCCAATGTTTTATGTCTATGTTTTGTGTGATCCAAGAAGAGCTGATAAACCCTTCTATGTTGGCAAGGGATCGCGAGACAGATGTAGGTATCATTTGAATGAGACCTACCAAAATACAAGCAATCGGCGCAAATGGTGTAAAATCGCAGCCATCAAAAAATCTGGTCTCGAAGTTACCATTAAAAAGATCAAAGAAGATTTATCAGAGACTGATGCCTATGAATTGGAAGAACTTCTAATCAAAAAATATGGCCGTATTGGATATGACCCAGGTGGCATACTAACTAATATCTGCGAATCTTCGCGCCCACCCTCTGCCAAAGGCAGGATTATATCAGAGAACACTCGTAAGAAGCATAGCGAGCGACAACTGGGGCCTTTGAATCATCGTTACGGAGTTAAGATGTCAGAGGAGGATAAAGAACACAGACGTCAATTCAATCTAAAACATGGCATTAGACCGCCGGACCGAACCGGTATTCCTCACAAGGAAGAAACAAAAGCCAAGATGAGTTTAGCCAGCAAGGGAAGAAAAAAGAGTCCAGAACATTGTAAAGCTATTGGAGACGCACGACGAGGTAAGCCTCTAGGGCCTTGCCCTTCCGAACGAGCCAAAAAGATTGCTGAAGCTCAATATCGTCACTATGAATTGACTAGTCCAGAAGGAAAAGTGTATCAAGTCAATACAGGACGTCTAAAGGAAATGATCAAGACGTTTGGCTGGTCATATGGCTCACTTATGGCTGCTAAGAAAGCTGGTAGAAATTACCAAGGTTGGAGTATTATAGATTTAGGTAGAGTCTAGATCAGAACTCTTCTACAGCTAAGATTTCAGCCTTTGTAGTCAAATACTCCCACAATGGGTCATCTGTTGGTTCCCCTGACCAGTATTTTTCGGCAGCTTGTTTGATACGAGTATCATCGTAATCCAAGCCGTCATCTACCATAGACGCGATCCTGCTAGACCAGTTCATGTCATGCTTGGATACAGAGCCAAGAGCTTTGAGTGTAAAAACATATTCAGTTGAACCGCCGGCTGAATCTAAGTCATCTTCATTACCGACCATGAATACTGCGTCTCTATGTGAAAGCTTGTTGGCAGGTCTATAGCGTTCTAGAACTTCAAAGAACGGAACATAGCCCCAGTCACGATCGTAATCGCTTCCACGACCGGTTAGAATCGTTCCTACGTCTAACTCATTGGCGCTGGAGTGATAGAAAATATTTGATGACTCGGTCAACTCAGTATTTTCATTGTCAGTCTGTTTCCCTTTAAAAAAGCGAAGAAAGACCCCAACTGATATATTCCAATCAGTATCATTGCCTATCAAGGTATCCAATTTGACTTCAGAGCTTGGATACCTCAGCAATAATGGATCGTCATCATCATATTCATCAAAAATCCAATCGGCAATATGATTTGTATCTATCGATCCATCACCGTCATATATTTTTCCATCAATCGAAACAGCACAATGATATATTCTTGGCTCTGAGGCGATCAAATCAGTGATCGCCACATCTTCCATATCCTCAAAATCATTCTGACAGAATATCAGAATATAACATGGTTGATTGATGTATTCCGCCAAGGCCAAGGCAAAGGTTCCGCAATTTCCTCCATAAAGAGAATCCTGTCCAAAATAATCAGATGCTTTCTTGATTAAATTGAGAACATTTTTCTTTCCAGAAGATTCTATGATTTCTGACCATCTCATGACCTATTTAGTCATGGAAATGGTCCCAGTTAATACTGGGGCCATTTTCTTTATGCTTACTTGCTGAAGAAGTCCGACATGATCTGCGGAGCCGCAGTGTCGAAACCAACCACATCCAACATACCAGCATCCTTGGGGTCCGCAATGGTAAAGTTGGTAGCAGTCATACCTACCACAACAGACTTAGCAGCGATGCTAGTCTTCTGTCGGTAAGTCTTCAGAGCCTGAGAAGGGGCCTGACGACCAGCGTAGGTCTCGTTGTCCGTGTAGACAGCGAAGTTCTCCACTGGCAGCTTGTTATCAAGCGCCCACTCAAAGGGTAGCGAGCAGTCCGTGTTACCAAACGGCAAGTTCGAGACCGTGTTGATCACATCATCCAGTCGCTGACGCGGACTGATCTTCAGGATCGAAACCGGGCCTGCCTTCGTGACGTTGGGATTCATACGACCACCGGACCAACCATAGCCCGACGACCCACCGGTAAAGCCAATGAACTCATAAGAGTTCTCAACATTAGCAGTGATCAGCGCCATAGCCGCCGAAGCGTCACGAGCCGTCAGACCCGGAATATTGCCAATAGCCGCAGCACCCATGGACCCCGACACGTCAAGAGCTAGCAGCGTATTCTTGCCGGTCGGGGCCACGTTACCAAACGAAGCGTAAAACGCCTGGTCCAGCGAGTCCACGACGCCGCGAACGACGTTCCAGGACAGGTTACCCTTGAAGCCACGACCCTGACCATAGGTCTTCATCGCAGCAAGGATTGCGATCGGGTGAACACGAGCCTTGCGGAGAGTATCACCGTCAGAAAGCTTGGCCTTGACCAACTTCTCGGCAGCAGACATCGGCGTCAGAAGTCCAACGTTCGACATCTTGCCCAGGTTGCGGATCATGGCAGTCAGCGGCATATTGGTCAGCAGAGCCTCCCAAACCTGCGCATCATTGAGGAACTGAGTGGGAATCGCCTCACGGGGAAGGTCGTGATCCACAATCAGCTGGATGATCTCCTTGGCAGAAGTTGCCTTCTTTGCTGCCTCGAATGCTAGGATCTGAGGATGTAGATGCGAAGAGGCATCCTGGCGAGTCAGACGAACCTCTCCCTCAAGAACTGCAGAACCACGAACATAATCCTTGGCACCAACGTTCTCAAGACCACCGACCATCCAGCGCAGAACTGCGTCACGCGCAACATCGTCCGTCTTGGGGTGACCAAGACGAAGCATGTCACGATGCGACCATCCATCGCGCTGCTGATACTTGATTGCCTGGTTGGCCAGACGGTCCAGCGGCATCTCAAGATACCAATTACCTACCGCACGACGCAGAGCTCGACCCCAGCCACGGACGCCATCCACGAAGGCAGCGAAGTGGAACAGATGGGTGCCGATACGAGCAACCTTGGGCAAAGCAGCCAGCGCCGCCTTACGAGTTGCCTCACTATCAGCAGCCGATGCCAGTGCCAGCACAAAAAGCGCAGGATCGTTCTTGGGAGCGCGACCAGCGTCGCTGATTTCAACAACGCGATTAACAACGCGAATACCATCCTCGGCGATCAGACGCAAAACGTTCTGAGCATTGGCCTTGGTTAGCTCGCGCTCACCTACATAATAGGTTCCACCCTCGGTTCCTAGAATCAGGAACCGATCAAGCTGATCCCAAGGGGAAACCACGAAGGTAAACCCGCCTGCGCTGTTCTTGGCCATTTCGGCCTCACGACCCGGAATGGGCTGGGTCTGTGGAGTCTGCTTGGACGTGATAGCACCCATCAGGGCGTTCTTGGAATTGCTCATGATCTTTACTCCTTTTTTCGGCTCGTGAAACCCACGAGCAAGGTTGGCCCTGAAAACAAGGCCGGTAGTTCGATCTAAGTAGTGGTGACGACCACTCAGCTCACAGCTCACGCTGTGATTGAGAAACGGACGGTTTTCTCTAGGTCTACAAAGCGGACGGGCTTTGTAGTATCGCCCTTATAACTAGGCTTGGTTTGCCTCGTCAAGCGTCTTTTTCAGAACTTCAAGAACTTCTTCCTTGCTTCCAAAAGTGCCGCTCAAAGAGATCGGATTTGTGATGGCAACATGGATTACCGTGGGGCTAAAGAATCTGATGATACCATAGCCCTCGAAGCGACCGTTTCCGGGCTTGCGGTTATTCCATCGCGTTCGATACTTTCCACCTACACTGTAGACGTCGTACCGATAATTATTTTCGATGCCCAGCAGATCCGAGACATCCTGGTAGAACGATTCTACCTCACTGATTTCCTTTTCCATACTCTATTTAAACATAGATATGGAAATTTGTCAACCTATGGGTTGTCGGGTAGAACGGACTCTACCCGACGGGTTTTTCCACAACCATATAGGCTGTATCGGAATACAAGTAAAGGTCTCGTCCGTGAGACCACCTCCTGCGTCGTCAGTAACATGGCACTTTGGACCAAATGGCCCGAAGAGCAAGTGTTGAGGTGGACCGGGCTAAACTATCAAGATAGAAATCTTGATACCAACTCCCTAGGCAGACCGAAGTCTGTTTCCACGTTACTGAGTCAGCGTGTTAGGTTACTTTATCTGTAAGATAACCCACCATCATCGGCTCTCGATCTACTTATCAGAGATTCTCCGGAGACCGTAGTCTCCGGAGAGGCAAGATAGCTAGGTATCTACCAGCGCCATCCCGCGGGGCTTGAAATCAGGACTCGGTCTGATCACACCTACAGAGACCTATGCCTTTCAGTCTCAACGCCATTAGGGAAAGTAACTCTAGACTCCCTATATATCCGATCAAGGTAGTTAAGGAGGGGCCTAATCTAGGTCTTATGACCGAAGCCTGCCTACCCTCTTTATTCGCTTCACTGACTTTGGCTTCGTCAACAAAACTACTAAACCTCACCCACGAACGCTCGAGCAAGGGAGAGGGGTGATCCTTCCCTCTACATAACTACCATGTGGGACCGAAATCCCAGATCACTAGGGACACGGCTAAGCGCCCCGTCGCATTTTACCAGGTCAATTCCTGGACTTTTGTTCTCCTCCGGTGCCGTCCGGCAGATACCTTTATGTGTCAGCACACACCCCAGTCGCCAAGAACAAAATATATGGGTTCAGGGACCGAAATCCCTCCATGCCGTTCATTCGTTCTATATAACCAAGGATTGAATCGCAATATTTCATTCATGGAAATGGAGAGAGTTTTACCTCTCTCCATTTTCTTAGTTAAACAGTGCGCCTAGATCGTCGCCGGTCGCAACGATACGAACTGGAATGTAGATGAATTCAATTGCCTGGACTGGCTGAATAGCAATATCCACCCAAAGTTCCTGACGATCAATTCTCTCCGGAGTGTTGTTGGTTTCATCGCAAACTACGATGAAGTCATACAAGCCGCGGAGACCTACGAGGTCTGCTAGAAAGCGCTCGAAGGTTGTTCGAACAGAGTCACGTGTCTGGAAGTCGTTTGGCTCAAAGAGAAACGGCTTACTGATATTATCCAAGTTGTAGCGTAGGTAGTTGACCAAACGAGCAACGTTGATACGATCAAGAGAAGTTTCTAGACTGTGGCGCGTTTTCTGACCATAAACAACCAGACCGCGATTTGGAATAAACGCGATTGGGTTGATCTTGTTGGAATACAGGATATCACGCTGGCCAGGGTTCAAAATAGCAGCCTTGAATTCACCTTCTTCGTCAAGGTATCCAACGCTAGAAGCGTTATTGACCAGACCACGAGTGAAACCAGCAGGAGCCAACCAAGGATAGCTGATGCTATCGCTGTAAGCCAATGTTCTAAGAGCAATGGTCGATGGTGGAACCATGATCTCATTACCATCAACGTTGGTGCTCAAGCCCCAAGGATAATACATACCAACATATGGGTTGAAAGTGCTAACTCCATTTTCGGTATTACCGTTACCTGAATTTGTAGCAAATTCAGTGATATCTGCTCCAGTTGGCTTCAGTCTAATAGGAGTGTCACCAACAATAAACGCTACTTCCTTCATGTCCGTGTTCAAAGTAACCATCTCATCGATGAGTTCAATGTAACCAGGAGCAGCTAGGAGGTTGAAGTAAACTGTTTCAGCACGAATATCTTCATTACCCGAAATAGTAGCAGCAAGCGACTTAACGATCATCTGACGCTGAGCACGGCGACCAAAGAATGGAACACCATTGGTCTGGAAGCCTGAAACGTTTGACCACTTACCAGCCGAAGCATTATATTGCTTGACGTCGTTGGTAGACTCAGCCAAGTCGAATAGTCTCATACCTTCAGCATAGTTGAGCGGCTCAGTAGTGTCAGCTTCACCAAAAGCGATACCGTCGATTGGGTCAATGTTGTTCTCAACATTGATAGCTTTCCAAAGACCGCCAACTCGACGATACATCTTAGGATAGTTCTCAAGATCGGAAGTATCAACCCAAAGGTCGTTTTCAACCAGTGGAGCACCAGTAGACTGAACAGTAGGAGCCGATCCTAGAAGGATTACACCATTTGCGTCAGTTGCTGGATAAACAGTGCGATATGGACGCCATTCACCGCCTTGGTTTACCTTGACATTGACAACCAAATTCTGGTTGTTGAACCAAAGCGTGCCGTCATCAGCAGTGTTGGTTGGTTCAGAAGCGCCAGCTTCTTCACCAAGTGGCTCCCAGACGTCAGTGTTTTCGTTATAACGCAGGAATTCAAAAACAGCGCGAGTGTCTTCGTGGCTCAGGAATACTGATCCAGCAACTCTGGTTAGAGTGTTGACCTTAGACAGGCTGTAGATAGGAACAAGCGTTTCAGCCCAAACACCGGTGCCAACATTATATGTCTTCAACAGCCAAGTTGCTGCTGCGCTGATGCTAGTGATAACGTCTGGTGTGTTGAGAACCAATACGTCACCAATGTTACCAGTTGCTGGACGGAAAGTGCCATACTTTAGTTCAAGCGATGCCGAAGAACCTTCAGCAACCTTGGCAGTTTTCCATTCAGGAGTTCCAACAACAAACCATTCATCAGCAATACGCTGGTAAAGGACCTTCTTTGAATATAGGACCACCATGGCAAAATCACCATCAGCGGAATCAACTAGAAGAGGAACCTTCTGGCCAGCAATGATTTCTGGTGCCGCACTATCAAGGGACGATTCGTCTTCTACGATCCAAAGATCGCGTTCTGTCCATTCGCTACCGGTGTATTCATAGATACCCCATGTGTTGTTCTGGGTATCAAGCCAGTTCGTGCCATTGGTAGCTTCAGCACGTGGCTCAGAGGCCTGTGGCATTAGCTGACCGTAGTCGATCGCAGCACGAATAACAAAGGCACGGTTAGCAATACCAAGATACTGGTAAGCAGCATGAAGACCGTATTCGTTGAGTTCGTAACCATGAACGGCAGAGCCATTTCTGGTGTAGAAAATTGGGTTGCCAAACGTCTGGAGGAGTTCGCGCTGGCTCGTGATAGGGTAGAGCTTGTTCGCGTTCTCGGGCAAGGTGCCTTCGGCCACGCCGCTACCCGAAGGCAGTGACTTGAATTCGTGCGTGCCGATAATAATCAGCGGAACAGTGCCTTCACCAGCCGTTGCGTAGTTGGATTCGTCGGTAACGGTAACAGATGTACCGGGCGACACTAGAGGATATACCATAAACCAGCCCCTTTTGCAATCGGTGGATTTCGTTACCAGTATTTATCCAGCGCGCAGAAAGGTAGCGGTATTAAGTGCTAGGAGAACCTAACCTAAATTCAGACTATAATGATATTACTCTTCAAACCAACCAAATAGATTCCTGATGGCCCATTTGCCTGCATGATTGATTTTTCTAGTACCAACACCGGCCCAGAGGCCCTCTGGCTTAGGCGGGGCATCTATTGGCTTCCATCCACCAATATATTGATACCACTGTTTTTCTTCTTGGTCGAAAACAAAGGCATTTAATGCCTGGAACTGGCCAAGTTTTTTGTGTCTATCAAGAAACATTTGAACCGCCCAGCCGGTGCCGCCGTTTACAACGCCATCATTTCTAAGCGATGAAACCGCATAGATGGAATCAGACCATCGGACTTGATACCAATTGCGTCTCAGAAGCGATTTAACGTTCTGTGAGCGCGATCCTGGCCAAGAGCGCTTCAGAGTCTTGCTGGCAATCTTGAGGTCATTGTCGGCCCTTAAAAGCTGCTCCTCAGATAAAATCACGATTTCTTGTTTGGGCGCTTGGCTTTTGTGTCCTTCATAGGACCAATGAATCACATTTTGTCCGTCACGTCCAGCATTCATGCCCCAATGGAGATCAGCACCATCGGCGCCTCCACTGAGACAGATATTGCCAGTTAGGGCCTCTAAAAGTGATTCTTCAGTAGACATTGTGTTTTGCCATATAAGTCTTGGATGGTCCCATCGTTCTCCACTAGAATGGCATCTTCCCCAAGCCACGCCCATTCAGAAACATGAACCGTGGGATAGGCCAAAGCCATCTCTGGGTTACATTCGTCATCACTTAGTGCGGTCTTACGGGCCAAGTCAAACCATTCAGGTTCAGGCCCTCTTTTGACCCGGAAGAGCAAGCCATCATATTGGCGAATCAATTTACACTCGTTGGGGAAACGGCAGTCAGTGACCACTACCCGCTCTTTTCCACGGAGGCGAGATTCCAGGCTCTTAATCCAAAGATTATTGTCAAAATGCTCGCGCATCACATCAGTGCCAATGACCTGCATAGCCACTCTAGGAGTAAAGCGTCCTAGATATTTGTAAGGGCTCTCACTCCAGTTGAGTTTATGTTCCCACCAAACGTCAGGAGTTTCACGCCACGTTCTACTATCAGTGGTGTTGCCTTCCAGCAAGGCACGATCCCATCCAAAGACTGCGGCTAGCAAGTCCTTCAGAGGGTTGGCGAAGCTTTCTACTTCAAAACCATGCTCTCGGACTAGATATTCACCAGCGGTGTCTTTTCCCGAGCCTTTGAAGCCAAGAATTCCTACTACTTGAACCATACTCTCACCTATAATATTTCAGGTAGAGTAACAGGTTGAGTAGTAGGAAGTCAGTATTTAGGTGATAAACTCCTTGAGCCGAGCGATGGCTTCGCAATGGATAGGAACAATATAGCTGCGACCCATACCAAGAGGATCAGCAGGTTTCTTGAGCTCTTCGATCAGGCTTTCAATCTGAGTCGTGTCCGGTAGCTCGCCGTCTTCCAAGCGTTGAATCATTCCGGCCGCCACGAGTTGTAGAGCCCGGCCATTATCATGAAATTCACGAACAAAATGAGGAACACCGTCGATGATCTGTTCACCCTCTAGAGGCCCAAGACCATCATTGATGGGTATGGCATAGATCCCAGTAAGCCGACGGATCAGCGTACTGGGATCATACCATTCAGGAGCCGCATAGGGATCAGTCATTTGGGTAAAGGCCAAAGCGAGCCAGCAGGATAGCCAGTTCAGCCTTGTCACCAAACACATAGGCCGTGGTAACTTCATTGCGGAAGCAGACCATCGTTCCATCGGGACCGGGAACAGGAGGCAAAGTGTGAACCTCAGGGTTCATCAGCGGAACAATTTCCTTGTCCACCAAGTAGGGGTAGGAAGTGTCGACGACTACGTCTGCGACGAAGCCCATCTTCTTCGCTGCCGCGATGACCGCCTCGACCGTCCGCAGATCCAATTGGTTCTTGTCACCCAGCGCGATCGTGGTACCGAAGCCGCGAGCCATCTTGGACCACTCGACGACATCCGCGTTGGGCTCCTTGCCGTTCATCAGCGGCTCGACGACCTCCAGCCACGTCATTTGATTGCCTGCGTGCATTCCATGGGCAATGGCCTTACCAGCGCCCAGGCTAGGCAGATCAGTGCGAACCAAGCAATATCCGATTAAATCACGCATAAATAAACTTGCTCCTCTGTTTCTATTTGTTTAACACCAGGTTTCTAGATGTCAAACACTTTCTACGTCTATCTTTTGCTTGATCCTAGAAGGGACTACCTTCCCTTTTATGTTGGTAAGGGAAAGGGTGATAGAGCCAATCACCACCTAAAATACGAAAGTCACGCAAAGACCAATACCTTTAAGAAGTCAGTCATTCAGAAGATTAGACGCGATGGTAAAGAACCAAAGGTGATGATCTGGTCTGATGCGTTGTCTGAGACTCAAGCCTTTGATATGGAGAAAAGTCTCATAGAACGGTTTGGTAGAAGGGATCTTAAGACTGGCATACTTACCAACCTGTCGGATGGAGGATATGGCAATGCAGGGAGAAAATTCACCGAAGAGCATAGGCGGAAACTTTCTGAAGCCGCTAAAGGCAGAAAGCATACTGACGAAGCCAAAGCTAAGATGAGCAAGAAACGTAAAGGTGTTCTAGCTTCAGAAAAGACTAAACAGAAGCTGTCCGAGGTGAAAAAGGGACGGGGAACTGGCCCAGCCAACCCAATGTATGGACGTTGCGGAAAACTACACCCTAACTATGGAAAAGAAGGTCTTACTGGCGAGAAGAATGGAATGTTCGGTCGTAAACATTCCCCAGAGACTATCGAAAAGATTCGACAGAAAGCTCTAGCCAGGAAATAAGATCTTTCAAATGAGCCTCCTTTGTTAATAGAAAAGCTCTAGCACATATACTGAATCTGTCAACCAGATTGGCTCAGATAATGAGCCTGTTGGGCTTGTTGGTATTTTACCGCATCTTTCTGGTTACTGAAATAGTAGTGGTTGTAGAATGAGTTATTGGAATTGATGCGACTACCAACACTGATACGATGTTCACCACCATCTTGGTGTTCTTGCTCACACTCAAGTATGAGGGTTAGCGAACTCAGATGATTACCGTTTACATCTATTGGTTCGAAATTTCGTATTGTATTGATGTGACTGGTCACATTGTTGCCGGTTTTATAGCAGATGACTTGATAGATCCTACTTTGGTTCAAGCCCAAAAGCTGCTCGGGAAAGACAATAGCAGCCCTATATGGACGCATCAACTTTTCACGATTAAGATATATTTGGGCCCACGCGTCAGGCGCTGACAGAATCCGCCAGGCTTTATAGGATTTGCTGCCTATCTTCTTAAAGTCAACGGCTTCAGACATACCTAGATCAATATATTACCATTGATGTTTGTCAACCATAATCTACTGAAGGCTGTCGCCTGTTGATATACTTTGCCCACCCAGAATCTATTGATTAATAGGTAATGTCCATACTTTCTTGGTAATCTATACCCCTGAGCCTGAAAATGTTACGAGCCCTGAATTTGTTATTATGCTGCCATACTGGCCTACGAATATCTTCCCAACTGTTATAGTTGTTCATGTAGGTCTTTGGTAAAAAGGTCTTATCTTCTTCGATGAAACCATTGAAGCTGAGACAATTGAGTGGAAATTTCAGTTTGACCGCCAATACTCTATTTTGATCCATTGGTGAAAGATGGCTGAAATTAGAGTAAAGCACCTCGGCTATTTCGTTAGGAGTATAGAATTGGCCATCAATACCTATCAGACCATCGCGAAGTCGAAGCGCAAAAAGGGCGCGCCAAACATCAAAAGGATGTTGGCGATTCATCCGGCGATAGGGATCAATCTTGCGAGCAATAGGCCTCATCTAGTCAGATTAACACAAGACTAGATAGCGTCAACCTTAGCCGAATAAAAACCCGTATCCAATGTTTTGTTCAACCTGGTTGCTGAGTTCTAGGAGCAAAGCATCCATCTCTTGCTGGCCTTCTGCTTTGAGCGCGGCACCATTCAAGGTCGTGCCGCCCTGTGGACCAATGAAAGTACCAAAACGATCACGAGCCTCACCTAGCATAACTTTGGCCTGAGCCGTAGTAAAGCGGACCAACCAAGGTCTAGCGTAGGTATCACTGAGGATCAGTTCGTCAGGGCGATGAGCATATACCCAAAGCATGACAGTTTCATTGGCAACTGGCTTGCGAAGGATATCTAGACGGTGACGAGTAGGATGCCAGTTGAACATAATATGGAAACCAAACATTCTACCAACTAGTTCCTGGAAACCAGTGAATAGTTCGTAGGTTACCAAGCTGGGGATACCACCCCCGTTGCCACCGAATCCACCAACGCCTGCTGAACCCAATAAAGTATGGTTGGCTACTGCGGCCGCAAATGGTTCAAAATCAGAACCAACATTTGACATCGCTCCGCCATATCCGCCTCGAAAGATTTGACGGACTTCTTGGATTTCATCGGGAAGTATATACTCTGATTGATCCGGTTGTAGTTCCAGGAACGCATAACGTTCCTCTACTGAATTGCTGGATCGCTGACGATAAGTTGCTAGAGCAAAATCCAAAGCATCTTCAAAATGCTCAGGGGTCAATTCAATGTTGACCATGCCTCCACCAAGGCGACGAAACACCTCTTGTATCAAGATTTCGCGCTGAGTTTTCATAGTCGATCCTCCACTTGGGTTCTTCATATTTAGTGGACAGCTTCGGATAAGTAATAAGCAACAGGAGGATCTACATGGCCAAGATGTCAATGTGGAATCGTCACAAAAATGACGATTACTACTTTATTGATAATCAAGTTCGAGAACAATTCAACATCGGCGGTGTTGAAGTTCTTCTACACAAGTATCTTGGCATCCACGATCAGGGTGAACAGGGCGACGCTACCCAACCCAGCAAAGCCAAGAGCAAAAAGCAAGGCATTCGTCAGATACAGGATCTATTCTTCTTGGAGAACCGAGATAGAGCCTATGACCCTAACGTTTATGAGATGAGAGCATCCTATAACGTTCAGGATACAGAGTTTGATATCAGACAATTTGGTTTATTCTTAGAAGCCGACACTTTGTATTTGGAGTTTCATATAAATGACACTCTGGAAAAGATCGGAAGAAAGCTGATGTCCGGAGACGTGCTTGAATTTCCTCATATGAGGGATGATGCTCTTTTGGATGAAGATGCTCCTGCTATCAACAAATACTATGTGGTAAACGACGTAAGTAGGGCCGCAGGCGGATGGTCTCAGGTGTGGAGACCGCATATTTTCAGAGTCAAGTGTAAGCCTTTGACTGATAGTCAGGAATACAAAGACATCCTTGATAAAGCGGCCACTGATGCCAACGGCGATGATACTGGTTTCAATATCCGTGACCTAATTAGTGATTTCAGGGATCAGATTGAAATCAGTGATGCGATTGTAGAGCAAGCCAACAATGATGTTTCGCTAAGAAATTTTGAAACCGCTCACTTCTATGTGGTTCCTGGAGATGAAATGGGTAAACAGTATCCATGGATATTCGCTGGCGATGGTAAGCCACCTAACGGTGCAGAGCTCGCCGGAGCCGGTATGAGCTTCCCAGACGAACCAAGGGATGGTGACTGGTTTCTACACCTTGGTATGGAACCCAATGTTCTATATCAATTCGTAGGTAACCAAGAACTTGATCAGTTCGGTCAGCCCACCGGGGCGGGCGGCGGTTCTTGGCATCGTAGAGAAGTGGATCTGCGAAAGAAATGGCAAGCCGCACACAGAATACTTCAAAGTTTCATCAACAATGATCGAACCGGCGACATCGGTGGCGACCAGGTTAAAGAAAAGGTGGCCTTGTCAAAAGCCGTCAAACCTCGCGCGGATTTCTAAGGAGAATAGAATGAAAACAGGTTCAAAAGGAATTGAGTTAATCAAATCGTTTGAAGGGTTCAAGGCAGAAGCCTATCTCTGCCCTGCAAATGTTTGGACGATCGGATATGGTACAACCTCTGGTGTAAAGAGAGGACAAACGGTTACTATCAAGGAAGCTGAAGATCTGCTCCAGAAAGATCTGGTCAAGTTTGAAAACACAGTCAATAGTGCCGTGAAGGTCAAGCTGACGCAGGATCAATTCGATGCCTTGGTATCGTTTGTTTATAATGTTGGCCCAGGTAATTTCAGAAGCTCTACTCTTCTGAGCTTGTTGAATCAGGGTGATTATGCTTCGGTGCCATTCCAGATGGCACGATGGAACCGAGCAAACGGTCGAGTTCTAGCCGGTTTAACTCGTCGCCGAAAAGCTGAAGGTGACCTATTCAGAACTGGTAGATTTACCGCTTAAGGAGCGATAATGTCATTAGACTATTGGTATGACGGGCAGTTGCGTCGCTACTGGCTTCAATTCTGTAGGATTTTTGAAGGCTTTCAATATGAAAGCGGTGTTGGTGCCAACGGCACCAAGACCCTTCGTACCTTCCCAGTTAGTCTTGGAGGGAAAAATCGTCAAGTAGGTCATATTCTAAGAAACGGTAGCGAAAACACGATGCTATCAACTCCTAGAATAACTTGTGAGATGACAGAGATTGTGCCGTCAAGTGAACGACGTCAAACACCCAATCATGTTTCAACGGTCAACATCTTTGAAAGGGCAATTGATCCCAATACTAACCTCTATACCAATGAACTAGGAAAAACCTATACGGTAGAAAGGTTTATGGCGATTCCCTATGATATTACCATGAGGGTCAACGTCTGGACTTCTAATGAACAGCAAAAACATCAGTTCATGGAGCAAGTATTGGTTCTATTCAACCCTAGTATTGATATCCAAACTGGAGATAATCCAATTGATTGGACCAGCTTGACTATTGTTGAATTGGACTCAATCACTTGGACTAACCGTGAGCTTCCAATAGGAACTGAAGACGATATTGAAATTGCCACCTTGACATTCAAGATGCCTATTTGGTTAACGCCTCCGGCGAAAATCAAGAGACAGAACATCATTCATCAAATCATTACTAACATTGGTGAGATGAATAAGAGTTATGTTGATGAACAAGCCGGTGGCTATAACTTCTCCCCAACTGATCTTCATACTAGAGTCATTGTAACTCCTGGGAATCACCAGGCTAGAGCTGAAGTGCTTTTGGATTCTGCCGGTAGACCTTATTGTGAAATCACTCTTTTGAGTGAGGAAGGTCTGGTCACTAGGCCAAATAGCGAAGAAGTATGGGACTGGAGAGAACTCCTCACTAGATATGGACAGTATCGAAAAGGGGTTAGTCAGTTCCGTCTCAAAACCACTAACGATTTGGATGATGAGGACTCGGACATCATTGGAATTTTCGATTTCCATCCAACTGAGCGCAATAAGATTCTCTGGACACCAGATCCAGAAACCTTGCCGATCAACACATTACAGACCATAAACGGTATGGTCAGCCCAAACAGAGGTCATGCGCCTGGACGTGGATTACCAGATGCTGAGACGGGTCAACGATATCTGTTAGCGGACGATCTGAATGCTGTCCCTGAATGGACAAATCTCATAGCATCTGCCAATGATATAATTGAGTTCGATGGCAACGAATGGAAGATTTCCTTTGACGCTTCTGTTGTTACTGACGTCAAGGTTGTTTTAAACGGAAGATCAGGAAAACAACTTCGCTGGACGGGGGAAATTTGGGTCGATGCTATATCGGCCGACTATAATCCCGGATATTGGCGAATTTTCCTGTGACGGCATAGAAGCCTGTGCGGCACATACCGAACACCTAGCCGGACGTAACCAGCAGACTGGTCAAATATCCGGTGTAACGTTCTTGCGGGCTTCTATCTGTTCTATAAACCATTGAGTTGAATGTTCTGCAGAACAGAAATCCACTCTAAAATCTGTATAATAGCTTATGGCGGGATTTGCCCAATAGATTCCTCGCCCATATTCATCTTTTAGATAGCCGGCATCAGATAAAAGCTTACCACAAATCTGACACTTGGTAATCCGCGAATTCACCAAATCAAACATATTGACTCCATTCATGTGACTCCGTTACTGGTGAACTGAGGAAAGGTCAAGACAATGCGCGAAACAACTAAAATCAATCTCATCATAAGATATCTGGACGATGACGGTGAATATGTCTATCTAGAGAGTTTCAATATCAACGATCGTCGTAACATAGTGGTTTATGAGTGCTATAGCCTTGAAGATGCTAAGAATCTAGAAGGTCTGGCTGAAGAGCAAATTTTAGCTGTATTCGAAGCATTTCAGAAAGAACATAAACACAAAAATTGTGAGTTTGTTACTATCACGACTACTGAAAAAGTTGATGACTTTCTTGAAGATGATGACCGACTCAAAGAGATACGAAAGATGTCTGGCATTGCCAAACTTACTGAAAGTGAGATCAAAGCCTTGGATCTGGTTAATACTGCCGTTTATATCAAAACCAAATATCACAACGCATAGTCCGCATTGAAACCATAATGCTTGACTCCTGAGCATAGTCTGTTAGACATCTGCAAAAGGAGAATCTATGACGATCCGCACCGTTTATAAAGTAAAAGATTTGAACACTGGCCTTTATATGGGCAAAGGCGGACATTGGGATAAAAAAGGCAAAACCTGGGAATCCATTGGACAGCTTAAACTCACTTTGGGCAACGCCGGATGGTGGTCCAAAAGCAATCCCAAATTGAATAATTCTGATCTTCCAGATCCTGACGTAAAGATCATAGAGATCAAGATTACAGAGTCTGAAGATAATATGACCAATCTTCATGAGTTGGTCAGCCGCCAAAGGCGATATATCGCGCTTGAGGAAAAGTTTGGCACATCGTTCAGGGATCTGGTCGAACGGATTGAAGCTCAAGGTCAAGAAAACCAGTTTCAGTGGGTTATGATCGTCCAGTCAAGCTATGACTATAACAACAAAGTCCACAAAGGTGATATTGTGGAAATGCTTGACTTGATCAAGAGCATGAAGCTCAAACATAACAAAGACTTCAAGAAGGCTTCCAGCTATTTCCACGGCCAGGCGGCGATTGCCTTTGCTAGCAAAATGGTAGCCATGCAGATTCGTTTGGCAATGAAGGCCAGCGTCCAAAGTGTGGATATCAAGAATTTTATTGAAACAAATCTTGACGACTCGGAAGAACTACTGCTAAATAGTAGCACATAAGACATCGTGAATCCATTCGGGGTTACACGAACTTATTCAACAGACCTATCGGAAGGTAAGGTACTATGACACTGAAATCACAAATACTCGATCTGTCGCGCCAGAACAATATTGGTGCTCTCTCCCCGTTCATGGATCGTCTCCTCGACGACCAGATTGAAGCAGGACTCTTCCCAACGACCACTGAGTTAGAGGTAACCAAGGACTCTATTATTGAGTTTCTGGTCAACTACCGCGAGCAGACTGGTCGACAGACGGTGGTTCTGGGGATGAGCGGAGGCGTTGACTCGGCCCTCACGGCAGCACTATTCAAGAGCGCCGGCTGGCGAGTCATTGGCGTCACTATGCCTATCCATCAGAACCCTGAGGAAACTGCTCGTGGCAAGGAAGCTTGCGAGGCTCTGGGAATCGAGGCCCGTCACATCGACCTCTCTGAACTTTATGATGTAACGTTGGCGCACGAAGCTGCTCTGGATCCAGAGCTCAACGGCATCATCATGGAAACCTTCGGCAACGAAAGGCGCGTTGCTATTCGCAAGGGCAACATCCGTGCCCGACTTCGCATGATCACGCTTTACAATCTCGCAGCCAAGGAAGGCGGGCTGGTCGCTTCGACTGATAACTTCAGCGAACTCACCGCTGGTTTCTGGACCCTTCATGGAGATGTGGGTGATGTCTCGCCCATTCAGGCTTTGCTGAAGAGCTGGGAAGTCCCTTATATCTCGAGCATTGCAGGTGTCCCTGAAAGCACCTATCGCGCAACGCCAACTGATGGCCTGGGTATTAGCAACGGTGACGAAGCCCAGCTGGGTGCCAGCTATCTCGAATGGGACATCATGGTCAACGCCATGATGCGAGTCGATCTGCATTCGCTGAAGAAGTTCATCGAAGCCAGCAAGGACGAACGCGCCATGGAAGTATACCAGGCAGTTAGCGAGCGTCTCGGAGGAAGCTGGTTCAAGCGTATGAACCCAGTCAACACCAAGCACCCGCTCTTCCCCGAGCGTTATGATCAGCTTGCTGGGCTGGATCAGGAATTTCAGCCCAAGGTTGTCCTCTAATCACCTTTTGGTTGCGATAACACGGAGACGTGTTATCGCACCATTAGCCGTTGACAAGAAAATTCCGCTGACAAAGGAGAACAGCAATGACTGATCTCGCACTTCGCGCCCACAATAAGAACTGGCGGCTTGATCCAATTGTTCGGTCGCTGCTAGACACCGATTTCTACAAGCTGATGATGGGGCAGTTCATCTGGGAACGCTACCCACTTCACGTTGTGACCTTTGGTCTCAAGAACCGAACAAAGACATTTGTTCTGGCCAATCACATCCATATCGATGATCTCGTCGATCAGCTAAACTATGTTCAATCTTTGAGGTTCACTCCTCAGGAGTTGATCTGGCTACAGGGCAATACCTTTTATGGTCAAGAGAGGATCTTCAAACCCGCTTATATTGATTTTCTCAGAACGCTGAAGCTGCCTCCCTATGAGATCAGATTCAATCAAGATGGGGACTATGCTATTACCTTCACTGGAAACTGGGCAGAAGTCACCTTTTGGGAAATTTATGCCCTCTCCATCATCAGTGAACTTAAGAGTCGAGCAGCGATGCGGTCACTCAGCAAGTTTGAACTGGATATCCTCTATTCAGGCGCCAAGTCCAAACTTTGGGGGAACCTGAAGCGGATTCGAGAGGCCGGAGTTCGAGGTCTGTCGGATATGGGAACTCGTCGCAGGCACGGTTTTCTTTTTCAGGAATGGGCGGTCCTCGCCGCAGCTGAAGCTCTAGGTGAAGGATTTTCTGGAACCAGCAATGCCTATCTGGCCATGAAACACGGCTTTGAAGCCATTGGAACCAATGCTCATGAATTGCCTATGACGCTTGCTGCTATCAAGGCAAGCCAGGGTGGTACTGATGACGAAATACGTCAAACGCAATATGACGTTCTTCATAAATGGCAGAATCAATATTCAGGAAATGTTCTTGTTGCTCTGCCTGATACCTTTGGCACTTCGCAGTTTCTCAAGGAGGCTCCGCAGTATTTGAGTAACTGGAGGGGTTTTCGTCCTGATAGCAAGGAGCCGGATGCTGCCACTGAAGAGCTGATTGCCTTTTGGAAGCGTATGGGAGTTGATCCTTCGAAGAAGCTGGTGCTCTACAGCGATGGTCTGGATGCCGATGAAATCATTCGCATCTGGAAGAAGTGGAATGGTATTGTGCAGGTCGGCTTTGGTTGGGGCACAAATCTCACCAACGATTTCAAGGGTTGTCATCCTCGTGGTGAAAATACGTTGGATCCGCTATCTTTGGTTTGTAAGGTTGTGGAGGCTGATGGTCATCCGGCAGTAAAGCTCTCGGATAATTTTGCCAAAGCAACTGGGCCGGCTGACGAAGTTGACCGCTACCGTAAGATCTTTGGATCAGAAGGTATGAGTAATATTGGAGTAGTGGTCTAATGACGAAGGCAAATCCCCGCTTTGATTGTACGACGCCAGGATGCGGTGCCAAGAACACTCGCAAACAGCTCAGGATCAATAATGGGATTTGCCTTCATTGTAAAAAGAGCATGACTCACAAAAACTGGATGGGTCAGCATACGGCTAGTGCTGCGCAGATATTGTCATTACCTAAATCAGACGAACTTGATATCGAGAATATTGCTAGAATAGTTGGTATCTCTCAAACCGATCTGATGTCTTTGGCGATTCAGGATAAAATTAGGGTTTGGCTTTCTGATCCAAACAGTATAGAGGTTGCGGTGAAGCAAGATATGATGCTTGCCAAACTCTACAGGAGATAAAAATGGCGTATTGTTATCCGTTCCGTATGGCCAGTGGCACAGCCACTATGCTTCCCATTGATGCCAAGAGGGAACGGGTTCTACTTGGTATTCGCTCCAAGAATGCTTGGGTATATCCCAACAAGCTAAGTCTGCCCGGTGGTTTCATGGAAGCCCGGTTTACTGAAGAACAGAATCATGACCTCATGAGCCAGGCTCGACAGTTTGTGATGAGCCTGCTGGGTTGGAAGCTTGCTGCTGACGAATATTCCGAAGGCGAAACTCTTGAACAATGCGCGGTGCGCGAAGTCAGCGAAGAAATGCTGATTGAGATTGGAAGCCACCAACTCAAGTTGTTTGGAGTTCGTAGCAATGCGAGAACCGATACTCGTGCCCATGTGATCAATGCCTGTTATTATTTTGAAATGACCGATGAGCAGATCGCTTCGGCCGCAGCAGGAGATGATCTCGAGGAACTCGTCTGGCACGATATGTCAGATTTCGATCTGGAGATGCCTTTTGAGGCCATGAAAGCCAAATACGATATGGCCTTCAATCACTTTGAAGTGATGATCCAGGGTATCGCGGCGTGGCGTGAAGACAAGAGAATTGAGGAACTCAAAGCCGAGAATGCTCGGCTTCGTGATCGACTCAGTGACGCAAGCTGGTCGCTGAACGCCGATCGGCAAGGAGGTGCTTAATGGCAAAGAGAACCGCACTGGCAGCAATGAGGACAATGCCTCTCCACAAGGGCCATACGCTGATTGCTCAGCAGATGGTCGACAATTACGACACCGTAATCATTTGTAACGGCTCGGCGGACAAACCTATCACTATTCAAAATCCGTTTCCAGTTCAGGTCCGAATAGAGATGTGGAAACGTGTCTTCGGTGATCGTATCAAGCTGGTCCCGGTATCAGATCTGGGTGCAACAAGCGATACCAACGAATGGTGTGATTATCTATTGGCCAAGATCAAAGCTCTTGGCTTGCCAGATCCAACGGATTATTGGACCGGGTCACCGGCTGATGCTATCTGGTATAGGGGCCGATTCTTCAACAAGGAATGTGGTTCACCGGCAGATGACAACCCGGACGAATTCATCCGGCGTTATATGCCCAACGGCGTTTTTCGACAGCTTCACATGGTCGAGAGGACGGGGAATTATATCCCTAGCGCCACAGAATTGCGTCAGTTCATGGTCACTAGAGATGACGGTTGGAAACGTTGGGTTCCTGCTGTTATACATGATCTCGTCGAGGAACATTTCCCCGAAGAGTTCAAAGTAGGCCATGGAGACAGCTAATGGGCGATATGGGAGACCTGTTCAAGGACCTCAAAGATTTCAAGCAAATGCGGGCCCAAAAACGGGTCGCTGAGTTTGAAAGCAAACGAGCTGATATCGAGACGCTGATTAGTTCGATTGTTGATGACAGGCTGGGACAGGTCTTTTTTAATGTCGATAGAAGTGGCACCTTCAACATCCGACTGAAAAGCAATACCGGTCCAGTCAGGAAACGAGAAAGTCTAACAACGATCCAATTCTATCCTACCAAAGGCACCTGGCAGATCAAAGGTAAAATGTTCCATGGTGGAGTAGATGCTTTCACTGCTTGGATTGAAAAAGCACTAAGGAAATTGATGTGAGCGCAGTTATCCAAACCGTTGAATCAGTCGAGCCTTATGGTGAAAACCTGTCAATTGTCACCACAAGTGAAGGACACAAGGTCATTGCCAATCGCAAACAAGACGGAAGCTTTCGATGGAAAGAAGGCGAAGTCGTTTGTTATGTCAGCGAAGGCTCCATCATCCCTGACGATGTGCTCAAAGAGCGTGGCTACTGGGACGAGGAAAAGGATCGCGGCCTGCTTGACGGTGGCAAGAGAAATCGCGTCAAGATGAAGAAACTTGCTGGCTTTGAATCTCGGGGTCTGCTTTTCAAAGTCATGGAAGGCGGCGCAGGTCCTCTGAACGGAGATCTTTGGGTGGTCCGAGGAGATCAGAATAGCTTGATGCTGGCTCCAGGCGATGATGTCTCGGAGTTCTTCGGCATCACCGAGTTCAAGGGATAACAGTTCTGGTTGACAAATCAGGATTAGGTTATACGAATAAAAGATTGGAGGACAATATGTCAAAGTTTCTAATCGTTGTGGACACCCAAAAGGATTTCATGGATCCTAGTGGGGCTCTATACGTTCCCAATGCCAATGAAATCATTACACCGGCTCAACAGTTCCTGCGGGACCTTAACCCCCGGGAATATGCTGGTGTTCTGTTCACAATGGACACTCACACGATTGATACCTACGCAGGATCACCTGAAAGTGAACAGTTTGGCATCCACTGTGACAAAGCCACAGACGGATGGCGGAACGTCTTCAATCCTGAATATATGGCAGAAGCCTTGCCGATTTACTATCTCGAAAAAGGCGTCTTCAATATGTGGGAAGAACCTGGTCTGCAGGTTTATCCGTCCAGTGGAGTTGAGAACTCGTATGACGAGACCCGTGGTCTCCAGGGTAACGAAGTCGGTATTGATCGTGACCAGTTCTTTGCTCAGCTACTCAGCCAGGGCATGACGATCCAAGTGATCGGGGTAGCAAGTGACTTCTGTGTGAAATGGGCTGTTGACGGTCTCATCCGTCAGGGATTCCAAGTGGAGGTCATTGATGCTCTGACCCGAGGTATATATGACCAGACCTCGGAAGTTTTCGCAGCAGAAGGTTATGGTCTGGTAAAGGTGATCTAATGGGTAAAATAGTCAAAAGTCCTGGTTCGCTATTACCGATCCAAAATCGCAGTATCTTCCTAGCCGGTGGGATCAGCAACTGTCCCGATTGGCAGGAGGAAGTTGCCCAGCGTATTGCTGAAAGCGTAGACGACTGTGTGGTCTATAACCCTCGGCGCGATGATTTTGATATGTCGGCCTATGAGACAATCAGCAGACAGCAGATCACCTGGGAATATCATGCCCTCAGGATGTCTACCGCGAATCTGTTTTGGTTTCCAAGCGAGACCCTCTGTCCTATCGCACTATTCGAATATGGGAGCGCACTAGAACGTCTTTCTGTTGGTGCGGTAATGTGTGGAGCTCATCCGGACTATGAGCGACGCTTTGATCTAGTTGAGCAGACCCGTTTGCGTAATGGAATGCCAATTCTGGATAACCTTGATACCCTTGTCAAGGAAACTATCATATTGCTAAAAAGTATTCCTGCTTGACAATTCTCCTTTTCTCGCTAAACAGGTGAGGAAAGGAGACAAACAGTGACACCGCCCAAATATCCTCGCACGTTTCACTGGCCGTGGTCCCAGCAGGTCCATAGCGATGACTCCTACCATCAAGATCCGGAGTTCTTCGTCGGCAAAGAGATCGTAATCACAGAAAAACTAGACGGTGGAAACACTGCCCTGAATGCCGGCAACGTTTATGCTCGTTCGACAGGACAGGAAGCCACACAGGGCTGGTTTGCTCATGTGAAGAAATACCATGCTTGGAAGACTACTGGGCTAGACCCTATTGTCACCATTTATGGTGAAGATCTGGCTGCTCTTCATTCTATCAAGTATAATCTTCCAATGGACGAGACTTACAAGGTCTTTGCTGTTCGGAAGAACGATACGTTTCTGAACTGGGCAGAAGTGGTTTCCACTGCTGATGCTAATGATCTTGACGTTGTCCCCGTTATTTTTCAGGGCCAGTTCAATAGCGTCAAGGAAATTACCAAGTTCTTTGAAGCGGAAATCGTTAAGCCTAGCTTGTTTGGAAACGAGCGCGAAGGTTTTGTGATGCGGACAATCGAAGACATTGTTGCTGATGAATTTGGCCAGCATGTCTGCAAGTATGTTCGGAAGAATCACGTTCAAACAGATGAGCACTGGACTAAAAACTGGACATGGAACGATTTGAGCCAGCCTAGTTACTAAATTGACTCTTTGGGCCCTTTGAAAGCAAAGTAAGCCCAAAGAGTCAATGGAGTCGTCAGTGTTTAAACCAGGCCAATACTATGCGATCCAAGCCGAGGACAAAAGCGGCATGGAAGTTTTCTGCGAGGTCCTTTATCAGTTCTCGACCCATGCTGATCGCCTGAGATCAATTGCCCGAAACGCGGCCAGATCCAACATAAATGACATCCATAGTTATGAAGATGATTATGAAATAACCACCAGGAATAATCCATTTGGCACAAAGCTATGGCCTATTAATTCTGATGTCACTGACATCATTCATAATATGAGAATCATACGAAAGTATGCCAGCAAATCAGACATTGATCCAAACAGCCTAAAAATTGTTGTCATCAATTGTTCAGTTGAGTCGTATGTTCCTGAAAGTCCTAGCGATGAAGAAACTGAACTAAGACGATTTGTTTTGGAAAAACTCAATAAAGAGGAAAAGCGTCTCTTGAAAGTAGAGCACTGGGACGTCTACAATAAACTCGCTGATCGATCCATGATCGATGACTCAGAAGATCCCGATTGACAAATCAGAGTTAGTCTACTATAACTCTGGTATGAAAAAGCCAAAGACAAATCCATGGTCACCAGTTCAGGGTCAAACCAATAGTGCCAATCCCACTAGCTTGAAAAAGTTAGAGGACGCCTATACTGTCCTAGAAAAAACCAAGGAAGCATTTGTTCCGGCTATGCCACTTAAGCCCACAAAGCAAGTTCCCAACATTGAAAAGCGATATAAGCAAATGGGGGAAATCATGGGGATTTGCCCCTATGAGCTCAAGGCTATATTGAATAGCTCGTTTGGCGAGCATGAAACACTGGTTATCACACTTCTAAAGAAGTTTGTAACCGCAGCAAAGCTCAGCGGATCGGTAGACCTCGTTTCTATCAACAAAATGTTGAAAGAAGCTGAAGATCGACATCAAAAAGATCTGCAGGAATGGAAAGACCACAGCAGGAAAATTGCTTCCATTCAAAAGAAGCACAAGCAAGATGTTGAAGAAAAACAGAAGGCATTCAGCCTAGCTTGGGGTAATATTCTCATTGACCTAGTAACCAAGCTGAGTCGAAATGATAACCTCCATAGTTTGGGTGATATGGATCAGCTAACGGTTCTGGCTATTGCTAGAACCGGAAGCAAATACTGTAAGGTGATAAAGAACAAGGTTGAGCTTGACTTCAACGAATGTAAAAAGATGCCATCTGATTTGATAGTCAAACTTCAGAGTGTTGCTGCTACGATCAAATCAGAGCAAGAGTATAGAATTTGGGTCAAGTGGTTGAAGACCGCTTCAATTGAAGAGCTGAAGAACGAACTCTATAAATCAGAAATGGGATTGAAGGATCTATCCTTTGATAAGGTAAGCGATATTACCATGGCTCTTTCTGAAAAGCTAGGCATCCAGTCAGCAATAGACGAGTATGGTAATACGGAATACTTCTATAGCAAATCAAATTATGATGATTCATGGGATCCGTGGGGCGGTTACTGACCAAAAGTTTAGACGTTATGAGAATATAGACAGGTGGTGATACACCTGTCTACCGTATCCAAGAAGGTTAAAAACCGCTTGGAGTTCAGATGTCTAGTTCCCCTGAAACTGATGATCTAGTAGCAGAGCTACAGGATCGCACCTATACCACTATCGCGTATATCATCAGAAATCTAGCGCAATCATATAACGCTAAGATCAATGATGCCCTGGCCGTCAACAATGCGATACTCAACACAGTATCGCAAATGGTCGGAGAGATGATCGCCTGCTACCCCGAAAATGAAAGGGAGGAAGTTTCTCGAAACACCATTGAGCATATGAATTATGCTCAGGATATGATGGTTTTAGAACTTGATCCGAAGACTACCCCACCATCCACTGCTACTGAAGATACGCTTGATCTTGCCAACATGACCCCAAAGGGGAATTGTTGATGACTAAGCTGTATAAAGTTCGAGACAAAGTCACTGGCAAGTTTTGGAATGGAAACTACCGTCGATCATCGTTTGATGATACCGGCAAGACTTGGAAAAAGGTGGATAAGGTAGAAAATAGCATAAGTCACTTTATCCGCTATCGTAATAGATTCAACGCCTCAACCAGCCACAGTCTTCCAGATTCATGGGAAATTGTCACCGTTGAGCTGGTTGAGAAAGAAGTAGGCAAGGAAAGTTTAAACGACTATTTGAAATTCATCCTACTAAAGGATGAAGTCGAAAAGGTCAGCTTTCAGTTCTCTAACTTTCTAGACAGAATGCGATCCAAGAAGGTTCTTGATCAAATCGAGTTTCTAATTCTCCTGAAGCCGTCCGAGGGACGATCCTATGTTACCATGGAAAGGATAATTGAAGCCAGAGCTCACATTCGAGGGCTTGGTATCAAGACTAGGACTTTCAAGGAGAGTTATGGCGTGTTTGGTATGATGGATCGTCAACAAGCACTGCGGGCTCGGATGACGCTAGATGTCGCGGCTGTTGTTGATCTACGTGAATTGAGAAACAAACTAGGAATTTAACCTAACCTTTGCCTTTCTGGTTGACATCCTATCTCCTGAGTGTAGAACCAGGATATAGGCAGTAAGGCAAAGGAGATCGAAATTGGGCACTACCACACTCAAGGATTATGGCCGCCATTCGGAACGCCATGGTGACATTCCTTTTTATTATGGCTTTCCCTATCGTTTTTGGTTTGGGGAGCACCAGCTGGCTCCGGAAGACGTCGAGACCTGGTGTCGTGAGAACTGCGTTGGCTTCTACAAGACGGTCAGCTATACCCACAAGTCGTCGGTCCGGGTCAAGGGCCAGCCCAACAAGTTCGATACCAAGGTGGTCTATATCGACAAGATCTACCTGGCCAGTGATGCTGATGCCATGCGCGTCAAGCTTCAGTTCGACGTTCGTGACGAGGTCGTGAAGCGGCCGGAACGAATCAAGGCTCGGCGCAAGAAGCGCAGGGTAGTCAAGGCTTAACGCCTTGAAACGCAAGAAAAAGGTCGGGGAACCAATCTCCGACCTTTTTCTTTATTTTGAGTATTGATCTTTTGGATCATGCTCAGTATATAATGTTCTATCCATTGAACAACAAAAGGATATCGTTCATGAAGACTATCGTTCTCGCCGCCGTTGCGGCTCTGGCCGCAATGGCAACTCCTGCCGCAGCACAGGATTTCACCGGCGCTCGTGTTGGCGCAACTGTCGGCTACGACAACGTTCAGGGCGTCGAAGACGTCGCTTACAATGCCGTGGTCGGATATGACCTGGCTGTTGCTCCCAAGGTGACGCTGGGCGCTGAAGCTACCCTGGGTGACTCGGAAATTTCGACGGCCGGTGTGGCTGCTTCGCGCGACGTGGGCATCTCGCTCCGCGCTGGCTATATCGTGACTCCTCGTCTGCTGGCATTCGGCAAGGTCGGCTACGCAACGACCCGCGTCGAGACCCTGGTCGGCAACACCAACTTCGAAGGTGTTCGTTTCGGTGGCGGTCTGGAATATGCGGTGACGAAGAACGCCTATGTTTCGGCTGAATATGCTCGCACCGAGTATGAGGCCGGCATCGGTGGCCGCGACCAGGCACTGGTCGGCGTCGGCATCCGCTTCTAATACAAGCGAAATTGAAATGGGCGGCTGGGCGCAAGCCTGGTCGCCCATTTCCATGAATATAGCATCTACCTACCTAATATGTTAACACCAGTTAATGTTTACGTTATTCCTCCTAGCTTGTGCCCTTGCTGCTGACGGGTTCGCTGTTTCAATCTGTCGGGGAGCAGCAAGCAATCATAGCTGGAACAAGGCTATTGGAACCGGTATCATATTTGGGTTGATGCATGTTTTCATGATTGGTTTAGGCTGGTATGTTGGTGATATTATACACGACTGGAAAGACTTTGCTCCTTGGATTGCTTGTGCCATTCTCTGCCTTCTAGGCGGGAAAATGTTGATAGAAGGGCGAGAGGAGCCCGATAGCGTTGACGCAGGTCAGACTAATAGAGATATCAAGATCGCCCTCATAGGGCTTCTGAGCGCATCTGTGGCTACTAGCTTGGACGGTGCTGCTGCCGGTATTACTCTCCCTCTCATGGGGCTGAGCTTCTGGATTAACGCAATTGTAATAGGCGGAGTCACAACTGTGCTCTGTATTGCCGGATATAGAGCAGGCGCTCTTATAGGGGCTCGTTGGGGCAAATATGCGGAATCTGCGGGTGGTCTTGTGCTCATTGTGATCGGTCTAAACCTTCTTCCTTGACAAACGGGCTCTAAATGTAGCAAATGCTGATAAAGCAAGGAGACGTTTATGTTTGAGAAGACCCAAAAAGCTGTTACTGAACTCAGTCAGGCAATTTCACAGGATTTGACATCCGCTGTCGCAATGGCCAAAGCTGTTGTGGTTCCAACGGTTACTGAGTATCTGAATAAGATCGCGGCGGCAGCTCAGAATACTTCACAGGGCGTTCAGGACGGTTCGCTGTTCAAGGCCACCGAGCAGGTAGTCAAGCCTGTAGCCGATCCGCTTCCCACTGAAGCACAGAACGATGCTATCAAGGTTCTACGGGCGCTCGGCAAAACTGACGAAGAGATCGCCAAGGCTGTTGGAGTCTCGGTCTTGACAGTGAAGATGGCAGTTTGACTTGATATCTGAATCACATCGTCGAGCCCTCAGTGAATCTTTGAAAAGAGGATTCGCTGAGGGTCGTTCTGCGAATAAAGGTAAGTTGGGGAAAAAGGATTCTCCTGAAACTCGGGAGAAGAAACGACTTGCTGCCTTGAATCGTAAGCCCCACAGCCAGGAAACCAAGGACAAGATAGGTAAAGCACATAAAGGTAAGATAATGCCTCGTGAAGCGGTAGAGAAGCAACAAGCTAGCTATCTTGAAGCCATAGAGAGAAATGGTGGCGGTTTTGCCACTGGTCCACGGTCACAAGAGATGCGTGATCGAATGAGTGAGATCGCGAAGAATCGTCCTGAATCTGAATGGCGGCCAAAGATGGAAGCCGCGTGGGAAGCTCGTCGAGGCGTTAAACTCTCTCCTGAGCAATGTGAAAAACATCGCCAAGCTACTTTAAAATGGATGCAGGAAAATCCTACAAGGGTCTTCAACACCAAAGTTGAATTAGCCTTTAGATCTGAGCTTGATTCTCGAGGAATAGCTTATGTCCAGCAGTTCAGAATAGAAAACCATCCCTACGACTTCTTTCTATCTGATTATAATACCATTGTTGAAATAGATGGTCCACACCACTGGAAAGGTCCAATCTGGGGCGTTTCTGGCAAAACCCAAGAAGAGAAAGATCAGATCTTTGAACGCCAATTAAACAAAGATGCTCGAGAAAACATGATTGCTGGTCTTTATGGATATCGTATTGTTCGTTTGCCAGTAGGTTCTAAACTAGATAATGGACCATATGGTCCATTTTTGGAAGTTCTCAAATCTCAAGGTTTAGAACTCAAAGAAAAGGAGTGACCCTTTCGGGTCACTCCCTTTTTTTGAAGTCGTGGTGTAATAAAATTACACCACGTTGTAATAAAATTACAAAAACTTCAGGTTGTTGGTGTTGATACCAACCAGACCTAGGTAGTCTGCAGCGTTACCCAGCGACGATGCGCTGTTGGTGAGCTCCAGGTAACCATAACGGGTCATGAACGAAACCACTGGCTCGAAAGTCTGTGGATCGATAACAACGCCCGAAGAGGTCAGTGGGACGTATGGGCAGTAGTATGCCGCAGCGTCGATTTCACCCTGGCCTTTGTAACCAACGAGAACAGGAGTGTCGTCCTGTGCGTACTGGTCAACGTAGACGCGCAGCGAGTTGTTCAGCGTACCAACATACTTGGTGTTGGTTGGTGCTTCAAACACGCCTTCGGTGGTGCGAGCGAACGCCGAAGTAGTAGCAGACTGCAGGATGGTCAGAGCGGTTGGGCTCACAACAATCCAGTTAGCTGCGCCACGACGGGTGCGCTGTGCGATCAGGTTAGCCTGACGGTTGATCAGAACCGAAAGAGCAGCATGTTCGTCACCGACGAACGTTGCGGTGCCCGAAACCGAACCCTGGTCATAGATAGCAGTCGCAGCACCTGGAAGCATACGCAGCGAGTTCAGGATTTCCTGGTCGATTTCTGCGGTGATTTCCTGTGCCAGAGCAGCCATGATTTCAGCTTCAATGTCGATGCCCTGCTGAGCCTGTGCGTCCTGCTGAGCCTCAAAGGTCCAACGAGCGCTCAGACGACGAGTCTTAGCTTCGACGGTTTCCTTCAGGATCTGGATCGACAGACGGTTGCCTGGGCGACCTTCAAGAGCTGCGGTCGAAGCAGCACGTGGGTTCTGAGCGTTGGTTTCACCGTTACCCGAATATGCCTTAGCAATATCGAATGGGCTTAGTGCTTCTGCGCCAGCGGTAACACCAGCAGCGTTGTCCGCATAGCGAACGCGCAGGGTGTGGATCTGAGCAACAGGACCAGTCATTGGCTGAACGCCGATGATTTCGTTAGCAATAACGGTTGGCATAACGCGACGCAGAACTGGAAGGATAACCTTGTTCATTGTTGCCACGTTACCAGCAGCGGTGCCACCAGCGGAAGCTGTTTCCATCAGAGGGTTACGACGCATCAGATCCTGGCGAGTGTTCTCTAGAACAGTCTCCATAACCTTCTGCTTGTTGGGGTTTGGCGAGCCATCCATGTTGACCTGCAGGTCGCGACCCTCGCAGAGAGCCTCCTTGGTAGCCTTCCAATTGCTTTCAAAAAGATTAGCCATTGTAAAGATTCTCCTTATTCTTCAATTCCAGCCAGTCGGCGAAGCTCTGCAATCTCGGAAGTCGACTTTGCAGGGGCATCCTCCGCGCGGGCAGATTCAGCAAGTGGGTTGACGCGGTTGCCAGTTACGGCCACCGTCTTCTTAGGTTCGGCAGCAGTCTCAGACAGCGTGCGACGACCCTGGTTTGCGCTCCTCATGCCCTCGTTGAGGACAGTTGGAAGGTACTTTTGGAAGGCTTCTTTGAGCTTATCCGTTTTCACGGTTTCAAGAAGTTCTTCCATCACGTTCCTCTTCTCCTTACTTAGTGGGGAGAGAAGTTCGTTCTTGATCTGAATACGAGCAGCGCGCTCTTCAGCTAGCTTTGCCTTGCGGGCAGCTAGCGTGATTTGTTCGTTCTTCTCGTTCAGAATCTGGTTAGCAGCTTCTAGCTGGCTCTTGCTTTCGTTGAGCTGCGCCTGCAGCTTACGAACTTCAGAACCTTCGCTTAGGTAGCTGGTCATGAACTCGGCTTGGAAAGCTTCAAACAGTCGGCGACCGAACATATTGTTGCGGGCTTCCTGGATGTCTTCCTTCAGCTGAGTCAATTCGCTGCGGATCTGAGCGTCGATGGTTGATTCAACTAGCTTGCTTGCGCGAGCAATGAATGCCTTCTTGGTCTCATCCAACTTTGCCTTGGACTCAGCAATCAAACGAACCTTGGCTTCAACAAGAGCATTCTTGTCTTCTTCCAGTTCCTTGATTTCCTTGTTCAGGTTTTCGAGAACAAAGTTCTCGAGCTTGTTAATACGGGCAGCGGTCTGCTCGTTCATCGAAATACGGTGCTCACGAAGCTTCTTCGCATCTGCGACGCGCTGCTCAGCAAGTGCCTTTTCCTGTGCCTTAACCGAACCAATCTCTTCAGATAGCTTGGTCATGACAAACTGTTCGATGCGAGAAGTGTGTTCAGCAAGCTTGGCATCATAAGAAGCCTTGGCTTCCGAGATTTCCTTTGCTAGCTTGACACGCTGTTCCTGCATTAGAGCGTGATCTTCTGAAATGCCCTTTAGCTCTTCAGCCAACTGGGTCATAACAAACTGCTCAAGCATCTTGGTGTGCTCAGCAATCTTAGCCTTGTAAGAAGCACGAGCTTCCTTGATGGCCACTGTTAGATTAGCGCGCTCTTCATTTAGTGCCTTAGTCGCCGCAACCGACTCAATCGCATACTGCTTAACAGCATCGGTGAGCATGTTGTCCATTGCTTCAACAAGGTTACCCTTGTCAGCTTCAAAGCGAACCGAAAACTCTTCGCGAACCTGTTCTTCAACTTCCTCACGGATAGAAGAACGGACCTCGTCTAGCTTTGCGTTCCAGGCTTCCTCGAGTGCGGTTTTTGTGTCTTCGTTTAGAAGACCCGACTCCAGGAGTGAATTTAGTCCATTATCCATGAAACTTCTCCTTAGGCTTTGAGGTTGTGGATCCAGTTCAAGAGCTCTTTAGCAAGATGCCCTTGTGCCTTTGGATCATGCTTCACGGCATGTGCCAGATCTTCAATGACCGCACCACGACGACGCATATTCAGCGCCTCGTAGACTGCCTTGGGATAAGCCTCTGGTGCCGATGGACGCGCTACGATATCAACAGTAACGATTTCAAAATCTGAAACGTTACCATGTTCGTCTACGTTACCGGAACCGCGAGAGCTAACACCAAGCTTCACACCATTCTCAAGAAGGGTGCGAACAATGTTGCCCATTGGGGTTGGGAGAATCTTCAGCTTGCCCATACCATTTGGACCATCCATATACATCTCGGTGATCATGTGTGAAACACGGTCGATGTTAATGTTCAGTTCCTCAGGGTGGTCGGCTTCGCCGAGAACACTCTCTCCCCTACGTAGGGTGTCATTGATGCTATCAACAGCCATGCGAATTTCGCTAACTGGATAGACTCTCTGGTTATGGTTCTTGGTACCGCCCTGGACGAAAATACCGCGCATGAACAAGTCCTTGGGCTTGCCATCTACGCCACTTGCGCCCTCTTCAACGACGCACTTAGCTTCGTCAAAGTTCATTCTTTCGGTGAGAACCAATGCCATGTTGCTTACTTCCTCTTGAAGTCGGAACCACGTAGATCAGTTGCCTGACCGATTGGGCTCTTTGGCGAATCGGAACCAAAACCATCCTTGGAATTCAGCTTAGCCGACTTGTCGCCTTCCTTGCTGACCTTGGACTGGCCATCAGTTGCCTTCTTAACCTGGTTCTTCAGTAGAGGACGAGCCTTTACTTCTGGAGCAGCTTCGCGGTCATGACCTTCGTGATGATCGCTGTGGATTTCCACGGCCTTGCCACCAACGCGGTCATCGGCATCGTGCTCTGGAAGAGGGCTCTTGTCGTTAACAGCAACCTTCGCACCGTCAGCGCCAATTTCCTTACCACCGTTGAGGTTTGGATCCTTTACAGGCTCAAGAGTCCAGGATTCTTCGAGATCAGCAAAATCGTCTTCCGACTCAGTTACTTCTTCGTCTGCTTCTGCAGATTCAAAAGCCGGGGCTTCTTCAGTCTGTTCTTCATCACCTTCCATGTCAGCTGGCTCTTCAATGTCTGCGTCCAGTTCAGGACCCATTTCTTCGCCTGCTTCATCAGCACCGGTGATTTCAGCAAATTCCGCCTTGAGGCGAGCCATTACAGCTTCTAGATCCTCAATGGTATCTGCAATAGTTTCTTCGGCTGGAAGCTCTTCGCCACCAACCATGTCTGCGTCCATATCAGCAGGCAGCTCTTCACTGTCAGCTTCTAGGTCCGCATCAGTCTCTTCGCCTTCAGCTTCGTCTTCAGCATTGTCGCCTTCAGCTTCGCTGTAGAACTCTTCAGACTCGATTGCTTCCTGGTCATCCTCGATGTCCTGGGAAAGCGTATTGTCCTCCGACATAAGCTCTTCGTGGATCTGCTTGCTGCGCTCCACGAACCACTCGTGCAGGAGACCAGCTGCCTCGTTCTGCTCCTCATTGATGAGCATTTCGAGCACCTTGTTCAGGTCAACTGTCTTCATAGTTGCTCTCCTTGTTACATTGAACATCGCGTGGCTCTGTTCACCAAGTATTTAACCAAAGTGCTTCACAGCTAAGTGAAAAGGGTCAAAAACTTAGATTTTTGAGTTTTTGATGTTCAGATTGTTATGGTGGGGAGTTTTTCACTCCCCACCAACACTGTCTCTTACTTTTTGAGACCTTTCGAACCCTTGCCACTAATTGGCGACTGGGTATTCACCGAACCATCCATTTTATTCAGAAGAGCCGACTTTGGTGCCGTGACCTTCTTTGGATCGTCCTTGGAATTCTGGACATGATGCTTGACTGGAGCATCCTTGACCTTTGGAGCCTTTTCAAGAGCATGACCTTTGTGGTCTTTGCTCTTGATCTCGACGGCTTCGCCACCTACTCGCTTGTCACCCTTCTTTGAAGGAAGAGTCGACTTGGTGTTTACTGGCACTTTGCCTTCTTCACCAACTTGTGCTCCTTCAACATTCTGAAGCTTATCTGAGACGGTTTCTAGACCAGCAAAGCTCTCCTGTAGCTCAGCGATAAGAGACTCAACGGTATTTGCCTTTGTGTCATTTCTCCAGGCGCGCTCTTCAGCATTGCTGTTACGATCAAATTCTTTGGAGAATTCTTCGTCGTCAGCTGATTCATCAACTTCATCTTCGTCGTCGAATTCTTCATCTTCATCGTCATATTCGTATTCAGCAGCAATGCTCTTTTCAACATGATCGCTGATTGCCTGAGCCAGTGGGATTTTGATTTCATCTGGCATCTGGGACGATGGCAAGACATTCCCCGTGCTATCATCATCAGGAAGTTCGTCACTTGCTTCGATTTCCGCCATTACACCTTTAACGCTGTAGTCAGAATACTGTTCAGTGAAAAGAAGATTGATGAAATATCCGTTTACTATTCCAATAAAGCCGACTTGTGGTCCCGACGTTGGGTTACCATCCTGCTCTACTTCTAGATCAGGATATCCTTCCAAGGAATACAAATCAAAATCATCATCGTCAGATTCAGTCACTTCGCCTTCATACTGAAGAGCAGCTTTTTCTTTACGTGCTTTGTTGGCAACCATATCAAGACCAACAATACGACGACCAATCTTTTCATCATCAGCATTTGGTTGATCACGATACTTGCGGGCCTTCTTTGCGTATGCCATCTGGGTGTCGCGAGATAGTTCGTTAATCTGAGATTCGTCCATGTCTTCATCACCAGACAAGGTGGCTACAACATAGGCGATAGAAACTTCACGCTCTTCATCTGGCCAAATACCACTGTCAAAGACTTCTTGATCGTCGACATTTCGCATCAGTTCAGCCATTACATCGTCATGCCCATCATAAACGTCGGCTTCATAAGGCACTTGTATCCAAAAAATTTGAGCGAGGTCTTCACCTAGATCGAATTCTTCCATCCCCTCAGTCTGGCCACTTTGAATCATATCACCAATCTGATCTAGAATGTCGTAAACATCGTCTTCAGTATTTTCCATTACCGGTTGGACGATTTGCTTGTGGACCTTTTTACCTTGCTCAACAAACCACTCATGTAGAGCAGCCTGGGCGTCTTCCACGTTATCGCTGTTAAGCGATTCCATGATATCCATTAGAGTGATTTTCATTTTTTCTCCTTCGCGAAAGGAATCAGAGATAAAACTCTGATATTCGTTCGTATTTACCGTAAAGGCAAATCACCTTTGATGTTTGACAGGTGGTCTTTGTCTGCTAAGATGCGGTCAAAGGAGAAAAGCGTGCTTCAGATTAATCCACAGCTTATTGAAGGAGTTAACTCCTTCAAGGAAAAAGCAGATCGTTCATTCCTGAACCTGTTGCGCGAAATGGACCGCAACGATATACAGGGCCAAGCAACAATTCGATATCTCATCCAGCTCAAGCACTGGCCCTTTACCCCAGATAGTGAATTCGCAGGGCTTCTAGAGCATTTCTTTGGTTCTTATGAAGGCAGAAAGTCATTATCTCCTCAAGAATACCAGAACACGACCTTTGAGATGATAAAGAGTGCCTGGGATTATGAATGCGTATTACCAGTAGTTGAACCAAAAGAGCCGGTTGTTGAAAAGACCAAATCAAGTCATAAAGCTTCCAAACCAAAAATGGTAAGTGAAGATAGTCTTGAAGAAGGTGAAAGCGGCTCAAAGACTTTCAAATCTATCAATCAAGCAGCCTCTGAAACTTGATCTAGAAGACCAAAGATTCTAGAATAGGTGTAAGGAGTTTCTTGAATGCAGAGCGAAAAGATCAAAACCATTGTGGCCCAAGTCAAAGCATTGTCTAGGGGCGAGGAAGAAGCTGAAAATGTAATGATGGCAATGGTAAAGGATATGGCCAGATCGCCAACTTTTGCTGTTGCTATTATTCACCGACTAAAGGATGAAGGGATAGACCTTCTCAGTCAAGACGGTGATACCGCGGAAGTTTTCAAATCCAAATTCAGACCACAGATGGAAAAACTGGGTGAGCGTGAACTCACCCAGATCAAGAAGATTTCAGGAAAGCTATTTCAGGAGTAGTTATTCTTCACTAGCATTGACACCATTGAGGCCATACATAATACCCAGCAGCTCTTGCTTGCGGGTCATTTCTAGGTTTTTAGTGGACCTGATCTTTTTCAAACGATTGATCATCTTCAAAGTCAGCTTTGGCTTCCTAGTAGATTCAATATCTGGTCCACTAACCTCGTCCTCTTCAGGACTATAACGGGAATTAGCAGCTTGATCCCTAGAGGATTCTACCCTCTGGGCATCTTCATTCAAATTTGAAAATTCACGATACCTCATGCTGCTTCCTCCCCGTCATCAGCTGATGACTCGTCTCCACTTATTGGACTTGCTGATCCGTCATCGGCGCCATCATCAATTGTTTCGTCACCCAAGTCGTCACCCATGTCTAAATCGTCATTGGGTCGAATACCAATGCTGTCTAGACCAGCGGGAGTAGCACCTGCAAAGCTATCATCGGCTGCGGTTCCCTTGGTAGCGTCGCGATTTTCTTCTCGCCACATGCGCTCGTTCTCGTTGATTTCTTCTTCTGACATACCCAACTTGTTGAGCATCAACCAACGCTTGGAGAAATGTTTCATCTCAGCAAGAGGCTGATAAACACTGATCGCGACAGCGTCGCGCTCTAGCTTCGCATAAACACCAAAGTTCTCTGGTGGGTTAAAGTTCAGCTCATAGAGACTAGCATCAATATTGTAACCGCGACGACGAACAAAAAGCTTGAATTCATCATCAAAAACGGGAGCCAATAGATTCTGTAGGCGTTGACAGTATTGAGCAAAACGAAACTCTTGAATATAGGCAGTTCCTACTCGACCATCGTTGAAGCTCTGCATACCATCATCAGGACCAGTTGGTAGATAACTTGAAGGAACTCTGAGACCGCGAAGAAGCTTATTGGACCAGAACCTCAAGTCGTCAATCTGCCCTAGGTTTTCACCTGCTGGTAGAGTTTCAACCCTACTACCGCGTCCTTCAGCACTCTGCGCAAAGAAGAAATCTTCCATCATGCTCATGGGATTATAGGTAGCATCACCAATACTGGCTCCACCACCAGTTCGGTTAGGGTATCGTCGCTGATGGATCTCATTCTTGACCTTTTCAAGATATCCACCGACTTTGTGAAGAGGCATGCCTCCAACGTCCACATAGAAAACTCTACGCTCAGGAGCTCTCTGGATACGATAGATGATTACCGCTTCTTCTAGAAGACCTTTTTCACGCCATACCTTGTAGACACTCTCTAGAATTGAAGTACCAAAAGGCCAATTGGCATCAAGTCCTTCACTCAAGCTGAGATGAACAACATGGGTTGCTTCAATAGCAGTCTGAGTTGAGTCCCTGTCAAAACGGGTATTATTTGGATGACCACGACCCCAACGCTTCAAATCCTTGCTGGGCTGTTGGACGCTCATTTGACTTGAGCCGCCTGTCAAATTCTGCCCATAAGCATCAGGAGCAGTAGCCGTGAAACTGTTTAGATTAACATCAAGGTCACTGAAAACATAGGCTTCTGGTTGCTTACCCTCAGCTTCATTGACTAGAATTTTATCAACTTTTGTGGGATCAACCCAGAACCAACGAAGAGTTTCAGGGTCACGGATAAAGAACTGGTCACCATACTTTAGAGTAGAACGAAACATTCTCCAAGTTCTACGCTTGAAGTCGTTGATCTTACTCCACTGCATCAAACAGTTTTTTAAAATCTCCACTTCAGTATCGCTTGCTTCTTTGCGATAGTTGATTTCAAAGACTTCATCTGTTTTTGTGTCCTTTTGAACACAAAAATCTGCAATTGTATCCAAAGCAGCATTTACTTCTGAATCGTTATCCATGTCATCATATTGACCATATCGGTCAATACGCATTGGTGAACCTTCATAAACTTCTGGTAAGATGCTAGCATAGTTGGCGCTACTCCCACCGGTGGTTGGATCATAGTCGCGAGAACGAGCCAGCTGGTTTTTCAACCTCTGGTTCATTGGTACGACCTGCATATGCTTTTTATAGGACATCTGGCGCCTTTGCGGGTAAAACTCCAGATATTTAGCTTAGAAGGAATGCTCGGCTATAGACTTTGTATTCTTGTTGCCTTCCTGTAGCAGACGATCCATTCTATCACTCATATTGCGTATCACAGCGATTTCTTCACGAACCGCTTCTAGATGTCGATCGCTGTTGTCTTTGATCTGCTTTAGGATTCCTGTAGAGCGTTCTGTTGCTTCCATTATTCTATTTGTCATTTGATCAACAGTCAGAGAAGTCCTAGAACGCTGCCCTGTAGCATCAGCTGGAGCGGCAACGTTGCGTGGTTTAGACTGCGGCACGTTAGACCCTGCACGGGCACTCATAGGGCTTTGAGAAGCATCACTGCCCGTTAAGTTGTCCCAGTCGTTGTAGATTGCTCCTCCAAGACCAGTAAGACCACCTAGGACAGCACCTGGAATCGCACCAACACCGGCAAAGGCTGAACCAGCTAACGCACCACTACCGGCTCCGCTTAAAATACTAGTTAGATAGCTAGTGCTTCGTGATCCAAAGAAGCCTTTTTCATTGGCCCCAGTTCCAGTAAAACTTTCACCTCGACGACTCTGGATTTGTTCACCGGATAGATACATGCCACCAACACCGGCAGCGACACCGCCTGCGATCCCAAGAGCAGGAGCAGCAACCCTAGCCAAACCAGCCAGTCGACCTGCGCCACCAGCAAGTCGCCCTGCGCCTCCAACTGCGCCTCCAGCCCCTCGGGCACCAGAACCCAAAAACGAGCCGATGCCTCGAAAAACTTTCAAACCACCTGCTGCTGCCGTCAATGCTCCGGAGAAAATAGCCAGACCACCAGCTACACCAATTGCTGCCACCCCAATAGAGCCCATTGTATTAGTCTGAAGGGAAGCGCTCATAGCAAGTTCTTGAAGCTTTACGTTGAAAGCATCCATATTAGGTAGAATGTCGTCCCTGAGCTTAGGACCCATCATATCAACCATAGGATTGAATACAGCAGTAACACCCGAATCAATAGTTACCATTGCCTTGTTGAATGATTCAGCAAGCTGTAGGGCACCTACACCAGCGCGCTGTTCGTCATTCTGATTTTGATCAGAAGCACGGTTGAAATCATAATCTGTATTATTGCTCTGAGACACAAAGCGATTTTGAAGAACTGATTTCAAAGCACCGCTTAATGGATTATTGTCAAGACCTGCTTGTTGGGCAAATTGTAGCTGAAGATCTTTGTTCTTAGCTAGATTGGCCCCATTTTCCTTTAGAGCTCTAGCCACCTCTATCTGAACTTGGTCGGAGGATGCTCCGCGACTCAACATACTTTCAGCAAGAGACAATGCTTTCTGTAAATCAGGATTGACAGCAGCAAGTTCAGCAGCAGGTTTGTTGACTACCTGCCCATAAGTTAGCTGATCCGTAATGGCCTGAACACCAACATCGCCAAAGTTGTTTTTAAAGATATCTCGAACCGCATTGGCAGTTTGGGCATCAAATCCCTTGGAATCTGCCACAGCATTAAACTGATAATCAGCGGCTGCTAGTTTCTGTGCTTCCAGGGCCTCTTCTCGGGTTTTACCTAGAATATGAGCTGTGGTTTCACTGGTCTTTACCAAGTTTAGGATACCAGCAGCCATTTGCTCACTTGAACGATTCTGACCGGCACCCTGAAGTCTTAGAATCTCAGCATAAGTGGAAGTGACTTCAGTGATTTGATCAGGCAACATTCCCATATAACCAGACGCACGAGTCATCTCTACTAGGGATTTTCTAACGTCGCCGAATTTGATAGCACCTAGCTGACGAGCACCCTGGGTTCCGTTGCTCATTGCTTCAACAAACTGCTTTACAGTCATACCAGCTGCTGATGCTTGGCGGCCCATATCCTGCATGGACATGACTGAGCCTTCACCAGTAGCCATGAGCTGTCTATAGAAGTCTATTCTTTCAGCACCAACTGAAAAGCTTTTTGCTACGAATGCAGATGCCGATGATGCCACTGCTCCAAAAGAGCTATTGGCCGCAGCCAGTCTTTCACCAAAGGTTTTGGTGTTTTTTCCCGCTGTATCAACAGCGTCGGAAAACTCATTGGCTTCAGAACCGGCTTTTCGCAGGATCTGATCCAAAATGGTATTACCATCGCGATCACCCTGACGACGAGTCTTTTCTTCAGTTATTATGGTATTGCGTTTGGTAGTTGGAGACTGAACCGGATTAGGTCCTGGACGAGGGGCGCCCTTGCGCATCTCTTTGACCAATTCACTTATGATAGTTTTTCTATCTTGTGTGGATGAGTCACCCTTACCAATAGATCCACTCATTTTATTGAGGATCATTCTAATGCGGTAAAGCTCGTCGCGAGACAGCTGGTCACCCTTGGTTCTCTCTAGGCGGTCACCAAGATTTTCAATGATCGTCTTGAGTTGTTCAAGGTCAAAATCAGCCATAGGTCTCCCCGATCTTACATCATTATTTAGTGACCTATTAACCGCGCGGTTTATCAACCGATAAGTAGACGTATGAAAGAGGAGACAAAGATGTCCAACAATCCATTAGCCGCTTATTTCCGTGGGGCAGACGTTCACCAAATGCTACCCACACAGGGTCAGTTTTTTGAAGAAGGTGAAATTGACCTAGCCATTAACGGGGAAGTCGCCATTCTACCAATGACCGCCGCTGATGAGATTATTTTGAAGAACCCAGACGCTTTGCTGAATGGCGATGCTCTGGAGCGTCTTTTCAAAAGTTGTGTTCCGGCAATCAAGTCTCCCCGTAAAATCAGCGTTCCTGACATGGACGTTTTGCTACTGGCTATAAAATTGGCCAGTTATGGAGACACGCTTGAAATCTCCACTACTTGCCCCAAGTGTAAGACAGAATCTTCTTTTGAAACAAGCATAAGGGGAATCCTGGCTAGTATCACTCTGGTCAAAGATGAAGATACGCTAGTTCGAATTGACGATGACATGGTAGTGTATCTGAAGCCTTATGATTTCGAAAGTAAAACCAAGTTGGATCTGGCAGCATTTGAAGAGGCCAAGCTTCTTCAACACCTATTGAGCATGGATGCCGATGACGAGGAAAAGGCCAAACTTTTCAATGAATCGTTTGAAAAAATTGCAGAACTCAATCTGGATTTGCTCAGTCATTGTATAAGACATATTCAGATTCCTGACCGGGCTTCTAATGGTGAAACCATAATGGTTTCAGACCAAACCCATATCAGAGAGTTTGTCCGCAACGCTGACAAGAATAAGATCAAGAAGATCAACGAAAAGCTTGCTCATCTAAGTCAGAGTGGTGTCAATCGTGATATTGATGTTCAGTGCGCAAATGAAGAATGTAAGCATGAATGGAAAACCCAAATGACTTTTGATGCTGCCCATTTTTTCGCCTAAGGCTCTTGGGGACTCCACCTGAAGATGTGCCGCTGATTCTTCAGGAATATGTGGACGAAGCAAGAGCCCTTGAATCACAATTGATACAGATAGCTTTTTATATGCGAGGAGGTTGTCCACTGGATCAAGCTTACAAGCTAACAAATAACCAGAGGAAGAGCACCCTAAAGTTCATTGAAGAGAATATCGAGAGAACCAACAAAACTGGCATTATGATGCACTAAAGGGAGCCAGTTTCCAGAAAAATACCTGCTAGATTGGAGTTGCGACTTACATGGCAAAACTCAAGATCAAGACCCTGAGAGACCTCCTTGAACTTCTTGAACAGGTCGATAAGCAATTGGTTATTGATCTTCCAAAGACCGGAAGCCTGATTGATAACCAGCTGACTGTCACCAAAAATGACAGCCTTTTGAACGCCATTGTCTTTGGCCCAAATAACAGCCCAGATCAACGCTGACCATTCCGCCACATTATTAGTTCCCTGCCCGAGATCTTTCATTGTGAGTGCTTGAGGTTTTTCATTATCCCTGCAGATGACGATACATGAACTCATTCGTCCTGGGTTGGGTGAACAGCCGCCGTCGAAGTAGATCTTTATTTCAGGGCCATAACGGGCAAAATCAGAATTATCCATTCCTAATACTAATCAATCAGTCATGGAATCGTCAATCTCTTCATGGGCTCTAGCCCATTGGCTTCACCTTCAGCTTGCTTTGCTGCGCTGAAGGACAAACGTGATTACACTCGCTGTTACTCGTGAATCACGTTTGTATTAGGTTTGAAGTAGAGTTCTGGATTGTTGAGTAAAAAGCAGAATTACGATCTATATTCTCCTCGAACATTATCATTGGAATTGGTTACTCAGGACGAACTAATGATTAACAAAGCACTGAGCTTTCTGGCATTGCCAGAATAGCGAAGTAGGACTTTGCGAGTGTGAGCTTGCGAGCGCGAGTAAAGGCCTCTTGACCTTTGGAACTTTGGCTGAACTCTGTATCCAATCGTTCAGTCACACTGACTTCCCCCGTTTCCGGGAGAAGTTCAAAAATGAATAGAATCTATAGATTTAAGGGATTCACACAATATGACTGGCGTGGACAGTTCAGAGGATCCTAGGTCTGCCATTATATCCTGCACCTTTTCAGTGCTCACTGCCGCTTCTGTGTAATCGGTCTCCAGCTGGAGTACCTTTCCACACAGGACGGTCGGTAGTTCGTTACGCTACCACTCAACATCTCCATTGCTCACGCCAGCGGCTCCGGAGACTTGCTCGTTTCTTTTCAAAACGAGTCTAGTCTTTGACTAGGGCGTCCCACTCTTTGGAGAGCGAGGGACCTGCCTAGATTTCCAGGACGTTGCCGAAGCCATCTCCAGATCCATTCGAGATCCGTTGAAGTTCCTCTGGGGTTTAGCACGTAGCCACTTTCCCAGCCCATGGTCGCCGCCCAATACAGCGCTCTCCGGGGGTTCGAGGGCATGATCTGCGCCTCCACTGCCTTATCTTTCTCATACTTCAGTTTCCAAACACTGATAAATAAGTATGTAAAGGACGGGTATATTATTGGGTGGTAGTATATTATTGGGTGTTTTTAGGCGTTTAAGTGTTTAGGTGATCGCCTGGTGGCTCAAATCGTTCTTAGTGTATGGGCCCCGGTTGGAACTTCCAGTTCCTCCGGGGCTCTTTGTTTTTGTTTTGTGTCTAGGGGCTATAAAGTAGAATCTGTAACAATCCTCTTGTGGGATATTTAGTACACAGATTAGACCAATTTAGTGGTCTCGATTCAGCTACATCTGATTATCGATCTGGGTGACAACCAAAATCACCCTTTTAGAAGTTTTCTTCTTTCATCGAAACAAGAATACACCCACTTCTGGGGCTCTTTACTCTTTGATCCTTTATCCAGTATGGTACCTTACTGTGCTTGATGTCAACAAACCAGGTTTCTTTTTCTGTATTCTCCGTGCCAAAAACATAACGTAGAAAGATCAGATTCCAGCGATGATCTGATTCCAAATCATAACCCTTGATTACAATTGGATTCTTGGAGTATGAGGTATAAAGGTAAGTTAGATCGGATTCTTTTACATACTCCACCTTTGTCAAAGTCTTCCTAGGAATTTGAAGACATTGTCTGTTGGTATCGTATTTGCTTAATAGTTTGATCGGTCCAGAGTAGACATCTTTCCTCAACGCTTTGGCTGCTTGAAGCTTATAAAAATCCAAAAGGACTCGGGCCATGCTCTTTTTTACCTGGGGGTCAATCCTAGCTGGTTTGGCTGGTAGATCCAACAGATACAAAAGCTTTTCACTTAGAAAGCGATTGCCCTGAGAATTTTTACCAAGGATCATCCTACGATGTGGTTGAAGATGATTTGGCAATACCGGTTCAGAGGAATCGTTAAAGTATGGCTTTAGTGACATCCCAGACTCTGCTAGCGTTTCCCAAAGACTAACCCAATCTTTATGAAGAGAAACCAAAAGTTCAGGACAAGACCGGACCCTAGAATTCAATCCTTCTACCAGAGAATTATAATAGCCTATCTCTTGCTTTATAAACCCTTTGTAAAGAGCAGCATCGGTAGAAGCTAGATCAATCATAATACTCAAATCACGAAATTTAGCTTTCACAATCAACACCTTTCTTAGATCACATCATGCGATAGGAATGCCTCCTTTGTCTATATTCTGGTGGGAATAAATACCCATATAATTGGAAAAGGATGTTTATGACTAGCCGACAAAAATCCAAAGGTAATGCCTGGGAAAACGAGATCTGTAAGTTTTTTGGAGAGACTCTAGGAGGCAACTTCCAGCGAGTCCCCAATTCAGGCGCATATATCGGCGGGAAGAACGTCTTCAGAAAGGACCATCTATCTGAAGGGCAGGCTCGAGCAGCCAAGGGAGATATCATTCCTCCTGATGATCTACCAAAGTTGAATATTGAAGCCAAGAACTATGGCGACATTGCCTTTCATCAGATCATTGATGGGAGTTGTAAGCAACTTGATACTTGGATTGATCAGACAGAGGAACCAGCCGACCAAGGCGACTTTTCAATGACCATCTTCAAAATTACTCGCAGGGGAAGTTGGGTTGCGTTCAAGGCTGAAAATCTAGAGAAGTTTGATATGACTGGACTCTCATATGTTACCTATCGAAAAGGGTTCGGTTCTGAAAATGCTTGCGACTATATTGTAGTCAGTCATGTGCCGTTTTTCATCCAAAACAAATCGGCAGTAAGGAAACTAGGTGGCGCTGAAAATTGACCTTTTGGTGTCATCTATAGCATAAAGAAAGCCGGAGTTGTTTCCGGCTTTCTTTTTGGAGTTCATATGGGTAAGCTAAGTTTAAGACAGGTTGAACGTAAGAACTACCCGTATGGAAAGTTCAAGTATATTGTCCTTCTCAACCGAGAATCTCGTAGGATCTGGCGTTGTCCCAGCAACGCGTCTATGGTTGAGCAGATCCGTGGCCTGCTCAAAACTACCATAAATGGATCTTATAAGCTTGTCCATGACTACAACTATCGTAGTCGTAGGGTTTATACTCATCTGTATCTAACAGAACCAATGGACCTTGCTATGCTCAAATTGGTTCACGGTGACAAGCTTTTTAAGATTTACAAGGTAAAGCTAGTTCAGCCTCACGAATCACCTTCAAGTGATGATCAAACTGAATCCTAACAGCAAAGACATCCTGAAGTTCATTGGTGTAAAATGAATCACCTATGATTTCATGATCGCCAACAAATCTACCGGCAAACCAGTCATCGACTTGCTTGGCTTTATCTTTATGGACGAATTGCGCTTGGTAACGCCACTTGTTGAAAAACTTATTCTTCGTCGTTTGAAATCTCATCAGGATCATCCGTATGCTGCTCTACCCGGTCGAACAGCGTCTTAAAAGCTTCATGATCCTGTAGTTTCCACATCAGCAGAATTCCAGAATTCTGCAGATAGAGTTCAACTTCATTGGTGGAAGGATGGTTCTGGAGTTTCCAGTCAACACCATCTTCCCCAACTTCCCGCCGGAGTCGCTTTTCAAGTCGGCTCTTTTGGGAAATGGCAGTGATCACATCATTCGTTTTGGCGAGAACAGCCCGGATTTTGAAACCAGTGAAAATCGTTGAAGGATCCCAATCCGCGTCGTAGCGATTGACCTTGCGAATTTCAAGTTTGCTGCTCATCGTTCACTCCATATTTAACCTTGTAGGCTTTCTAGCACAGGAAGGCTAGACGTCAACCAATTAGGCCCAAGATAGTTTGAATAGAATCGCATGGTCTGGATTCTTGAAGAATATCCGCATTTGTGTTTGACGGTTTGAATGGGATGAAGAGACGCAAGGATCTATTGGTCCATAGGGACACCATGCCCAATTATTTCTGTCATGGGTCAAGGCGGTATGGACTTCATCTTCAGTCCACCATAACATCCAATCACCTTTTCCAGCGATTCGTTCTAGAGTTTCAACTAACTTCTCACTGGCGTGCGCCCGAGACCGTACATTACCGTTTTTGGAAAGACAGTCCAATGGTATGATAACGCTTGCGGTCATAGCCAGGTCAGCTTGAATTTTAGGGCATCCGTTAGGTTGAAAAAGTAAATGGCTACTTCTCGCTCTTCACGAAAATGATCCCAATACCAGTCTTCACCTTTGACATTCTGGTATAACCATGACAGGCAATCTGAAGATAGGAATACGTCACCCCAGATATCTGCTCTGACTATTCCCTTTTTACGCCATTCTTCAATAGTGGCATCAAAGCTGATGGGGATCATTTATGAACATTCCACATGAGGCGGCAACATCAAAACCAACCCTTGGAACGATTCGACTGTTTTCGTTTCCAAAAGCCTCAGACAAGATATCAAAGTTTCTTTGTATGATATCTTCACTGGGTTCTTGTCCCTGTGCTGGGCTATAAGGGTTGTAACGAACCAGATTGAACTTTACATCAAGGCTACGAACCAAGATAGCCATAATGATTTCTTCCAAAACTTCAAGGCTATCGTTTTCATTTTCGATAAAAGACCAATGGAGAGTTACCAGTTGCCCAGTGCGCTGCTGCCATTCCACTAGCTTCCAAAGAGCATCATGAGGATTCATGGATTTGGGAAGCCATCGTTTGCGAAAGTCATCTCGCATGGAATAAAGGGAATAATAGATTTGTGCTCCAGTGTCACCAAAGATGTCATAGAGGCTGCGATCTGAAACTTCTAAAGGCATGATTGTGCTAATGTTATACTTGGCAATCAGAGCATGTTGTTCTGCTAGGCTCTGTAAGGGCCTAGAGACGTCATCCCATTTTGTTAGCACTGTGGGATTAGACAACGGCTCTCCACGCGCCATGAAGTTAAAATTGACCCTCTGGGCATCGTCAAATTGACGATAGTGGCGAAACACCTGCAAGGCTTGGTTTTCATAGTCCCAAGCACTTGCAGGTGTCATCATGGTTTGACGTGTCTGCGTCAAATGGCAAAACCTACATGCTTTGTTACAACCAGTATGGCTGCTCAAATAGGTAATGAAATAATCCTCTTGGCGCCGAACATACCTTGCTTCAAATGCTCCTTTGTCATCCTGTGGTATAACAAAGTTTACACTGGCATCTTCGGCGCTGTAGAGGATTCTAGTCATTTGCTTCAGTATCCGTTACAAAGGTGGTGAAGTTGTTTTCCTTCTGAACCAGCAATATCCGTGGCACACGACTGACCAAACTGTCATTATGTGAAATTAGGAAAATGTTCTTGCCGCGGTCACGAGTCATTTTCTTGAGAATCTCAAGGGCCAAATCCATACCTGCTGGGTCCATGCCAGAATCCACCAATTCGTCAATCATCAGTAGGTTCAAGGGCTTGTTCATAGTTTCCCAAACATCACGGAACGACCACGCCAAAGACAGAACCAGGCGGTTAGCTTCACCATTTGAAAGCTGGGCAAAATCATATTCTTTACCAAGCAGCATGATTTCAACTGACAGATCACTCTGGAAGCTGACCTCATGTGGAAGCTGAACTTTGTCCAAATAGCTATTGAGGCGAACGTTCAAATAACTAAGATTCTGGTCAATGATCTTCTTGCGAATAAAGGAGTTCTTATCGGTCAGAAGCTTGACCAGAAAGTTCTGGTGTTCTTGTAAGCGAGTCAACTCATTGAGGTATTCATATGAAATATCCTGTAGACCAGACGTGCTCAAGGTGGCAATTTGATCCAGGTAGGGTGATTCAACCGCTGCCTCTCTGGTGATATCGCTGATCAGCTTATCCAGAGTATGACGATGATTGAGAGCCTGCTCCATGTTGTCGTAGTTGACAACAGGTGCTTCCCCCAATTGACTCAATTCACCTATAGCTTTTTCAAGGTCAGACGCCGCGGCATAGAGTTCAGCTTCGGCGGCTTCTCGCTCAGCGACCAACTTTGCCTTGCGCTCCTGTAGATCAGCTAGGATCTCAGCATGTTTTTCACTGTGAACTTCCTGACCACAAGTGTGACATAGGTTTTCGTTAGCCATTTCAAGCTGGCTATCAATTCGGGAAATACTCGACTCAACTGCGATATAGGACTTTTCTATCCTAGAAGCATCACGTTCAAAACGTGCGACTTCCTGGCTGAGTCGATTAAACTCAACCAAAGTCCTCTGATTATTGATTTCGGTCTCAATATCAATTTCATTGAGGTTATCAATAGCCTTTTCCAACTTGAGCAGCTTGGCGGTATGCTCTTTGTCCCACATCTTGCTCTTGAAGTTGAGTTCATTGATAGTCTTTTGGATCTTTTCGTTAGAGTCCTTGACCGTCTTTATGCGAATTTCCTCGCTTTTGATTTCATCTTTGATTTGCTTGACTAGTTCTTTTAGCTGATCGGCTTTGCTTGACAACTGAGTGATTCCAAGCAGTTCTTCAATGACATCTCTTTGGTCTTTGGCTGACATATCCAAGAATGGAACGGTCTTGCTGTGGAGGGCAACAATATGCTTGAATAGAAGATGCGAACATCCAATAGTCTTTTCGATTTCTGCCTGTGTTACCTTGCTTTCACCGTGGGCTTCGTCTGTGCCGTCCGCATTCACCAATCCATCATTGACATAAAAACGGAGGAAGTTTGGCTTGCGACCGCGCTCAATTCGATAGTTCTTGTTGCCAATATCAAAATCCAGACTCACACTCATCTGCTTTTGATTGGTTTTGTTGACAAGGTTATCGCGCTTGATGGCTGTGAGCGGCAGTCCATAGATCGCATAGCAGATCGCTTGGATCAAAGTGGTCTTACCTACACCATTGCGACTGCCCCCTGAACCCAGGTCAACATTCTCACCCAATATCAAAGTCAGACCATGCTCGTCAAGATTAACTGCCTGAGTGGTGTTACCTACACTAAGAAAATTCTTCATAGTTACGGTTCGAATTTTTATCATTCTTTGTTCTTTCGACCCAAATGGTTGTTTACCTGAGCTAGTAGCGATGTCGCATTGCTAACCTGTCCTTCAAAATTGATACCGGTAGACAGTTTGACTAATACCGAATTCAATTCCAAAGCCTTCTCGGTGAATACGATGAAACCGTTCATGAGCACCAAGATACCATACTCTACATTCTGGCCGTTCAGAATGTCAGTTATGGCATTGGTTGTGTTTTGAAACTCAACCAAGCTCATGATCTGGTTTTTCTTTACAAACTCGTAGACATATTCAAATTGCCTAGGACTTTCAGGCTTTCTAGTAGCAATCAGATCAATTTGCCAGGGCTCTAATATCATGAAAGCCCTCGATAAATTTCAATCAGAAGATTCTTATCGACCGTCAGGCTATCAATACCTTTGAGGCCTTCAATCACAATCTGATCAACTGACTGGAAGATCACATCCTCACCAAACGATTGTTCCTCGTTTTCCTTGGTTCCCGGCATGATGTCAATCTTACGCGGGCTAAATTGAGCCGCGAACGTTTCTTTGATAAACTGAGCTTCATCGTGGTTAACCGGTATGTCACAGGTAATACGAGCATAGGTCTTTTCATCAATGAAACTAGTGGGTGATTCAAGAATCTCGGTTAGCTTCAAAGTCCGGTATTTTGGAGCATCAGGCCAAGCAATGAACTCGGGTTCTTGACCCCATTCCAAAAACATCATCCCACGTTCGTCATCCCACGCATCAGCGAAGTTATGAGGAAACGGGTTACCCAGATAACAAATTTTGTTCTTGGCCTGGCGCTTGTGGAAATGTCCTGAAAACGCCCAATACTTGACATCATCAAATGCGCTGGCATTGAGGCCACCATGATCTGGCATCTCGACCATGGCATTCATCATAAAATGGGGAAGTTCAAAATGACCAAACATATAATCTGACTTCTTTGCCAGTTTGCTGATCTTCTTGCTGTCATCCCCAACCAACCAAGGGCAGAACGTGACGCCACCCACAGTCAAGAAGTCGTTGATGATGGTGACGTTCTTGAGATTTCTACCAATTGCCACGCTGCTGATTTCACGTTTTTCTTTGTAATAAAGATCGTGATTACCAGGAATGAAATAAAAGTGATCAAACGCATCAGCTAGCCTTTCCATATTAGAAAGGCTGTAGTTCAGAGTTGAAACATGGATTGCGTGTCGGTTGTCATGCCAATCACCAGAGAAGATGATGGTATCTACATCTCTGGCTTTGGCTTGCTCAATAAACCATTTTACGAAATTTTCGCAATCCTGATTGTGCTGTCGGTCATTGTTCTTTTTTCCAAAATGGATGTCTGTGAACACTGCCGCTCTCTTGAAGAGCTTTTCGCTCATGGAAACCTCGCTATCTTATTTGCTCCAGTTGTAAGGCCCTTGACCCCTAAAAGTCATTATTGGTCTGGTAACTGGTTCTTAGCTAGATAGGCAGCAACACGAGCTTTGCGGGCTTCTTCCTCTTCTGGAGTTAGCTCTACCTTCTCAATTTTCACATTACTGGGCGAAGTCTTGCGGACCAGCTTCTTGGCCTCTGGTGCTTCACCATTGGCAATGGCTCTCTGACTCAGAGAATTATCAACCTGTCGTGTCATTGAAGGAGTTACACCGTGCATGACCAGCATGTCATCCCTGATGTTTTGGTTGCGCTTCTCCAAATTCAGAACGCGAGTAAATGCGTTGCTGACGGTAACGGTGTAGTAGGCAAATGGATTATCTGAACGCGCTTCATTGAACTGAAGACCAACTAGGCTCAACTGTAGAAGGGCTTGGCTGCGCATTTCATCAACATATGTGTAGCCTCTCCAGTTGCCACGCTGTGAATATCGTTCAACCAGTTTCATAAACATATTGGCAAGGCGATTGGTAATTTTGCCATGCGTCTGTGAAAACTCTCCGTTTTCAAGAGCATCTTTCCAATGGGACCTGCCTACTTCCTTGGCGCCTTCATCCTCGGTAATGATGTAATGTTTGAATGGTGGAAAGTTCAAACGAACATGGTTATCGGCAACACTCTTGGGATTCTTTACCCTACCATCTTCCAGAGGAATATGCTCGTGAGTCATGACACGCCATACGATGCTATCCACTGGAATTGACAAAGGATCGATTTCTTCGATTTTGATCTGATGATTCTTAAGACCCTTTTCCTTTTGGATCAGCTTTTCAGCCTGCATCATCTTCTTTGCTTTGTTTTCACGAACAGATTGGATCAAAGCAGGATTGATTTCATCAAGTGATCCAACAATACAGTCATATGTTGAATACTTGGGATCTACATAATAGGAAAAGGTATTCTTGGACTTGTGAATCTCACTCAGGAGTTCTTTGTTGGTTAGATAATTGACCTTAGGTGTAATAGCCATGTGTGGCGCCGCTCCTTATGTTTTTGTTATTAGCGGTTGATGTAAAAAGCAGTCTCTGGGTCTTAGCCAGCGCATCGCTTCGTATTCTTTTTATAGACTAAAACGCACCAGAAATCTATAACTTCGTTATCATCCATAGCCTTGACTGATTGAAAAATATAAGAATAATGACAGCAAATCTCTTTTGCTTTAGACAAAAGACTGGTTTATTAAAACTGAGGTTTATAGGTCGGTAAATATGAATAGAGGCAGTAACAAAGTGGTCTTTGGGGTTGGGCGTTTGAATCCTCCCACCCGAGGTCATAGTGTTCTGGTTCAACAGGTAAAGGAAACGGCTGAACGTCTTGGCGCCCGCGCAATGCTCTATATTGTGGACGGTGAAAAATCGGGACAAGACAAAAGCAAAAATCCTCTAACTGGTGAACAGCGAGTTGAGATTGCCCGCCGGCTCTTTCCAGGAGTCACTATTGATGTCGTGGGCTCTGCCTATGAAGTCCTGGAAGTGTTAGAACTACAATACCTCGAACCGAGGGTGTGGGTTGCGGGATCTGACCGTGCTGCCAAATACCGCAAGCTTCTATCCAGTGAACTACTGGATTGTGAAGTTCTTGAGGTGGACCGTAGCGCAGGTGAGGCCGATGGTGTAAGTGCCACTGCCGCACGCAAAGCAGCCATTGAAGGCAACATGGAAGAGTTTGCTCACCATATGCCTTCAAACCTCGACTCAAAGGAACTTGCGGAAATAGCAGATATGATTCGCGAGGTATCCCAGTGTCAGAACCCAACAAGAGTAACACATCAACAGGACTAGTATCCAGCGGAAGTGGACAAAGTGTAAACGCCAAGGCAATCAGCGCGGGCGATTTCGCTTATGGTGCTTTGGGTAACGGAACGGCAGGTGGTCTTGGTAATGCGGCTCTTTTGAGCACCACTACTATCCTACCAAACACTCGCCGAACAAAAATCAGCAGAACTCAATTGGAAGCGGCGGACAAAGAATACACCCGCCAGATGAATATCCTGAGCCAGTTTTGGTCTGTCAAGGATACCAGTAGCCCTGCGTATGCTGCTCAAAAGCAGAACGCAATGATGGCTCAATACCAGTGGGAACTTGCCCGCAACAATCTTGAAGAGGTAGTTTCCTCTGAGCTGTCTAGGCGCGAAGAACCAATTGAAGTTCTTCCTGGTGAAATTGTAACTTCTCCTACTATTATTGGTGATCTTGAAGGCATCGTTCCGCAAGTAGATGCCGCACCTGTAGAAGATGAGATCGTGGTAATCGGACGACCACGTGACAACAGAATTCGCATTTCTCCCAAAGAAGGCCAACGTGATGAGATTTTTGGAGATGAGAATTCTATTCTCTATATGTTGAGAGAAACTGATGGTGTATTCTTTCCCTATACACCAACTATAGACTTTAGTCACCGTGCTGAATATTCATCTATGGCACCCACACATGCGAATACCAGCTACTATACCTACACACATACTCCAGCTATTCAGATTACCATACAGGGTCAATTCAGCGCACAGAACCTAGCAGAGGCCAAATACACTCTAGCATCCATGCACTTTTTCAGAACAGTAACCAAGATGCATTTTGGCTTCCAAGAAGCTGAAGAAGGTACAGCCGGATTACCACCTCCGGTTCTCAATCTAAACGGGTATGGCGAGTATATGTTTGATAATCTTTCGATCATCATTCAGGAATTCAAAATGGATATGCCCAACAATGTGGACTATATAGAAGTAGAGCATGTTGGCGGTCTTGCTTGGGTGCCCACACTCACAACCTTTACAATATCTTGCGTCGTTCAGAATACTCCAAAGCAGCAAAGAGATGAGTTCAATTTCAAGGAATTTGCTAGCGGAGAACTGATGCGAGATGGGAATGGATGGATCTAATGAGTAAAGTTGAATACAAAAGATCAAGCCCATACGCTGACACTCCCCAAACCACTTGGTATCTAAGTAACTATGAACCACGAGTTATAAATCGTGACGGGACTGATATACGCAAAATCCTAGAAACCAAGTATGAAAACAGACCAGATCTGCTTTCGTATGATCTTTATGGGACGCCGAACCTTTGGTGGATATTCATGGTGTTGAATCCTGATGCTATAAAGGATCCCATCTATGATTTCAAAGCAGGCCTTGTGATTTATGTTCCTACGGCCACTCGTATCTCAAATACATTGGGAATCTAATGACCAGAGCAAGACAACTTTTGAATTCTGAAACCAGAACCAATCAATCTCAGAACGCTTCTGGTGATCAAACAGGTTCTGGTAACACGACTCCGACGAACACAAATTTCAACGGTCAGTCTCCTGATAGAGCTGATATTGAAAATGGAGGAACACCAGGAGGCTTTCTCAAGCATTTGAATTTTATTCCTGAGCCCAATCCAATGGGGGATTTGTTCCAGCCAACCTATCACTTTTCCTTTTATCTGGATACTGATGTGGAGGCAGAGCAAGGAACTGGTAAGGAGTTCGTAATTGCTGAAACCGGTCTCACTGGTATGAACATCCAAAGTGTTGAAATTGACAGCTTTGTGGGACCTAATATTCGAACTCGTAATGCTACCGCGACTAGCATTACGATGAAGATTTATGAACCATTTGGTGCTCAATTTCCTGATCTTCTATTCAATGCGGCTGTAAGGATGAACATCCGCAACTACCTAAAGGCTCCTTGGTTCCTAAGACTGAAGCTTCATGGTTATGATGAAGATGGAGTCAAGGTAGAAGTAGGCCAGGGTTGGAAATGGAAAATGGTTTTGATTGATGTTCAAAGTAACATCAGTGAAAACGGATCTCTTCACACTGTAACCGCAATGCCTATGGCAGAAGTTGCTCTTAACAACCAGTATTGTATGCTGCCATCCTTGGTTAATACAAGTGGAACAACGGTTGGTGAGGTATTGAAAAATATCATTACCAGTATGAACGAAAATGTAAAAACCAAATATGGTGACACCAATCCACCAGTTTTGGAGTTTGCTATCGAGGATAGGGAATATCCCTATGATACTAAGATAGGCGTCAGCCGCCCATTTGATCACAGAATCGTTTCTGATTCTCCCCAAGATAGCAACACTAGAACTTCAGAGAACTTTGGTACACAGGATACGCATTTTAGTCCTGGAACTGATATTCCAGCAGTTGTTGATATGTTGATGGCTCGAACTGATACTGCGATTCAAGCAGCTCGTATCAGTCGTGAAAAGCCAAAAGTGGATGGTCCTGATCTAGAAACAGATGTGAGAGATCCTGCCTCACTCATGCACCGAATTGACACCAAGGTAGAATACCTATCATATAATGCGGTGATTGGTGATTACTGTAAAAAGATCACCTTTATCGTGAAACCATATCAAAGCCTTCGCCTATTGACATCAATGGGAAGAGCAATGTCTTTTGACAAAGAAAAGATACTGAATCGTCTAAAAGCCAAACATGCTGTAGATCAGGTTTTGATGCGAAAGCAGTATGATTATGTTTTCACTGGTCTCAACACCGAGGTGGAGAAATTTGATATCAATGTGAATTTCAGGTGGGCAGTTAGTGTTCCAGTTATACAAGGTTGGAATACAAATACAGGAACCACTGCTCGAGTTGATATCGCACAATCTGCTCAAGACCATTCGTTGAAGCTGAATGCCAATAGCCAGGAACTTGAAGCTACCCGCCTTGAGATTTTTAATCTTGATAGGGAAATCGAGGAGGCAGGAACATCAGTCAGCCCAGAGCAAACTCGTAGGCGTGAAGAACTTGAAGCTCGTCGTCGTAGATTGGACGAAGAAAATCGACAGTTGAGAACTATTACTGGTTTTGAAGTCGACGAACTAAACCGTATCGAAAATGAACGTTCAGAAAAGCGTCGTAGGGCCAATCCTATTACTGGTAGAACCATTGATGGTGAAGATGATATCTACTATAACGCACAGAGTGAAGCCGATGGTAGTGCCAGAGAAGGGTTCGGTGGTTCAGGATCTGATGATTTAAGCTATCTACCTATTACTATTGTCCAAGATGCTGATTCACCTAGTGCTAGTGTGTATACTGGAACTTCCACGGATAATAATTCCAACAAGGGAGTTTATGGTGCTCTCTTGAACCAGTTATATGGAAGTTTTGATGGTAACCTTCAAAGTCTAGAGTTGGATATTAGAGGTGACCCCTACTGGTTAGGCCCCGGCTCAACTGGTGAGGAATACTCTGAGCCTTCAACTGCTGAGGTGCCCAATTTCAGTAACGGTGAGCATATGTTTGTTTTCCGTTTTAAGCTACCACAAGGTTACGACCAGAATACTGGAACTGTCAGTGTGGCTGCTGATGATAGAAAGGGAGGTAGTAGAGGAGAAGGTGAAAACCAAAAGCCAGCAAGCGGTGGCAATAGTAATATCTTCACTGGATTCTATGCGGTTACTCAAGTTATCAATCGTTTCAACAATGGATACTTCTCGCAGACTTTGAATGCCCAGAGGATTCAGGGATGGACTTATGAGAATATCATCGAAGGCCGAGAAGTCACAGTTGATGATAACACCAATATCACAGATTCAGATGTGCCTCTTATCTCGAATCCAAGAGCCAATGAATCAACTGCTATTGCAAACGGTAATCGTGGGTCTGGTGCTAGATTGCCATCTAGAACAACTCTCAGTGAGCGAGAGTTGCTGGCTATCACTTTGGTTGGTGAAGCCGGTGGTGAAGGAGACCAGGGTATGTTGGCAGTTGGAAACGTGATTGTCAATCGTGCCAAAAAGAACTTCACAGGAAGAACTGTAAGCGACGTGATTATGAGCCCCAGGCAGTTTTCAGTCTGGAATAATCAACGACCTGAAACCCTCTATAATGCCCGTAAGGATACTGATGTATATCGTAGAGCAGACAGAATCGCCGGTGAATTGTTGTCCGGTCGAGCATCTGATGTGACTGGTGGTGCTGATCACTATCTCAATGAGGTCGTGACTAGACAAGGTAGATCCGATGGTAGTTTGCCGTCTTGGTATCGAAAAGGCAAGATTACCAGAAAAATCGGCAAACACACTTTCCTGAAAATCCTATAAGGAGTTCAAAATGGCTAACCAAGGATTCCGTAGATCATTCAGAACACCTCCGGGGTATTTGAATCAAGAAGCCAACGCTAGAGTGGGCTTATTCAACCAAGTATATCTTGGATTTGTGAAAAACAATGAGGATGCTTTTAAAAATGGTCGTCTTCAAGTTTGGATTCCTGAATTTTCTACATCACCTGACAATGAGAGTCAGTGGGTAACGGTTCAATATTGTTCTCCTATGGCCGGTGCGACTCCGGTCAAAGACAATGTCAAAGAAGGCCGAACGCTATCTGATACCCAACAGTCGTATGGTTGGTGGTCCGTGCCGCCTGATGTTGATAATGAAGTTATCGTAATGTTCATTAACGGTGATCCCAATAGGGGCATTTATATTGGCGGTCTCTATCAGCCGTTTATGAACCACATGGTTCCTGGAATACCTAGTGCCACCTCTTATCAAGAGGGAGTAGAAGGTCAAGACCCGCCAGTAGCAGAATACAATCGTTGGGATCCAGGTGTGACTGATTCTGACAATCACACTAGAGCTCGATTTGATCCCCTACACGAGGGTCTAAGAAACCAGGGTCTCTACACCGACCCACAACGCGGTCCAAGCGATGCAGGAGCTCGTAGAGCTCCTGTGAGCAAAGTATATGGCTTTAAGAGTCCCAAGGGCTCTCATATGGTTTTTGACGATGCTGATGAGAATTCATACATTCGTTTTAGGACCGCATCAGGAGCTCAAATCCTAATCAATGACTCAGCAGGTTACGTCTATATCATCAGCGCAAACGGTAATAGCTGGTTTGAAATCAGCGACGAAGGAATTGATGGTTATTCGGCTAATTCTATCAGCTTGCGATCTCAACAAGATATAAACCTTCATGCTGACGGATCCATTAACCAGTATGCCAAGAGACAATGGAATGCTTACGCGGGCGGTGGTCTCACTATGCAGGGTAAGAGCGTTGATATTTTGAGTGCGTCAACCGCCAATATCAGTGCCAATGGTGATTTGAATCTATTGAGCAATGCCAATGTGAATTCAAGCGCAGGTGGTAATTGGAGTGCCCGAGCAGGCGGCACCGCCGCTTTAAATTCTGGTGGAGCCCTTGGCGTAAGTTCAGGGGGTACTCTATTCCTACGAGGATCTCAGATCCAACAGAATAGTGGTAGTGGACCTCGAGCTACTGCTGCCAAAGAAGGGTCTGGACCCAGACCTGAGGAACTTGAAGACCGTGAACTCAACGTGGAAACAAATTATGAAGAGATTTCTACTAAGACCATTGTCAGTAGAATGCCCACTCATGAACCGTGGTCAGGTCACCCCAATAGTGGATCAGGATCTGTCCGTCGTAGGGTTGACTTGAGTGTGAGTACCCGCGTGCAGGTTGACGGTGACGGCAACGTAGCTAGTAATCCAGATGATATCCAGCCCGGTACCGAGGAAAGTGTTCCAGCAGACAATGCTGAATTTGTGGCTCCATGTTCAGGGGTCGCAGGAAGTCAGTTTGGTCCCAGAACTCCTCCCAAAGCCGGCGCATCTTCAATTCACGCCGGATTGGATGTAAGATGTCCAATCGGAACTACTCTTGTAGCAATGCGCGATGGCACCGTTACATTTACAGGTAGAAGAGGCGGATACGGTCTTTTCTTAGAAGTCAGACACGATAACGGATACACCACTAGATTTGGTCATTTGAGTTCTATTTCAGCTAAAGTTGGTCAAAAAGTCAAAGCAGGTCAAGTGGTTGGTAAAACTGGTAATACTGGCAACAGTACTGGTCCACATTTACACTTTGAGATTCGAAAGAATGGAAAACCTATAAATCCAGCAACTAAGTTGAGGAATACTAAGAGAGGACAACGATTAACCGCTGGTAGAAACTGATAAAAATGGGGGCGCAAGCCCCCATTTTCACAACCGGTTTGGAATGCCCTTTATTGGGCTTAGACCACGGGTTTCGCGCATCATGTTGATGAACATGGCGCCTTGCTCAATGGCATCGTCAATCGCCACATGGGTATGTGGAAGATCATCAAACCAATGCTTTGGCATTGTTCGTTTGCTACAGCTTTGGAAGTGTCGACCCATCACTGCCCAAGCATAACTCTTGACATCCACCGCTCGGCTAAAGCTGAACGGATTGTTACCAAGATACTTGACGCAATAATAATCAATCCATTTGAAATCATATACAGCAGGATATCCTACAAAGATAGGTTGACCTGGTAATGTTTTTAACCAATCAGCATATGCCCTCATGGCTTGTGCGGGAGGCTGAGTATTAACTCTGGTTGCCGCATATGCTTTTTTGTTTGCTTCGCTTTCGTTCCAGAACTCAGTTGTTTCTGGGCTGGGAGAAGCACCTTCCATAAGATCCAAGTTGGCTTCAAATGTTCCAACTAGGTTCTTTTCTACATCAAACGCCGCAGTGGCAAAGCTGAGCATACTAGAGAGACCTGGGCATTTGCCGTCGGCCTCAATATCGGTCATACAGTAGATTTCTTGCTTGCCGCCCATGTGCTCGCTTCCTGATCGCTTTGCGCGATTCTTAGGCTTGAGTATCGGGATCGCTTTTGACCTTTTTGGCCGCTTTGCGTTCAGCAAAACGGTCTTCGGGAGTCATAACCCAATTGGGATTTTTCTCCTCTGGACTTTTGAGTTCAGGAGTATTGATTTTGTTTCTGGTTTTGGGTCTCTGCGTGATTAACGGAGAGACTGAAACCTTTTCAACACTATTGAATTTTTCGCGATCCGCTATTGCTTTAGGATCGCCTGTTTTGGTAGGCTTTTCCATATTTCCTACTTTATAGCACCTATTGCCAGCATGTCAAGAATTGGTTCTCATAAAATGCGCAGTTTATACACCGATAAATATCAATATATTGGAGGGATCGCATGACGCAACGCAGATTGTTTGTTGGCTTTAGCACTCAAGAAATGGAAGGCAAACGTGGTTGGTCGGTAACTGATATTGAGCTCATCAAGCGCGACCTTCTAAATCATTTCTATACTCGTAGAGGTGAAAGGGTGATGCTGCCAACATATGGTACCATTATCTGGGATCTGCTTTTTGAACCATTCACTGACTCCGTTAAGGCCTCAGTTGAAGCTGATGTAAAAAGAGTGGTGAGGAGTGACCCCCGAGTTGTTCTACAGAATGTCAATGCCTCTACTTCTGCGTATGGCATAACCATAGCCATTGAACTCAAGTATGTTCCATATGATTCAGTTGGAACATTTGCTTTGGAGTTTGATCGTCGCTCCCTTGAGAGGAATTAAGAATGTCACAATCAAACCGCCAGAGTGAACTATTCGCTGGTAACGACTGGCTAGCTGCCTATAGAGCGTTTACTGAAGTCAACCTTAACGCTTTTGACTTCAACACCATTCGCAGTGCCATGGTGGAGTATATTCGCCGCAACTATCCAGAGGATTTCAACGACTGGATTGAGTCGAGCGAGTTTGTTGCTCTAATTGATCTCTTGGCATATCTTGGGCAGTCTCTGGCATTCAGAACTGACATCAATGCTCGCGAAAACTTTCTTGATGCCGCTCGTCGTCGAGAATCTATTCTTCGTCTGGCCCGTTCTCTTTCCTATAACGCTAAGAGAAACTACCCAGCTAGAGGCTTGGTCAAACTAACTGAGATTCGTTCTACATTTGACGTTTATGACTCAACAGGTAGAAACCTTAACAACATTGCGATTAGATGGGATGATCCTAATAACCCAGATTGGTTTGAACAATGGGTTATTGTGCTCAATGCTTCTTTGATAGAAACCAATCCCTTTGGTGTTCCTCTTAAAACTGAGAATATCGATGGTATTGAAACCCAACTTTATCGAGTTGATAATGTTCCTACAACAGCAGGAAATTATCCGTTCAGTGCTACGGTAAACAACCAGTCATATAACTTTGATATCTGTAATGCTGACTTCAATACATCATATGGATTCGTGGAAAGAGAACCAGATCCAAACGGACCTTTCCATCTAATCTATCGTTCAGATGGTAACGGAAATAGCTCGCCCAATACTGGTTTCTTTCTGTATTTCAAGCAAGGAACACTTCAGAAAAGTGACTTCTCCATAAGTGAACCACAGGAAAACAGGTCCATCTTCATTGATACCGCCGGTATCAATGAAACTGACGTATGGGTTCAATCGGTTGACGACTTTGGGTCTCTTATTCCTGACGGTTCATGGACAAGGGTTGGTCATGTCCCAAGTGACGATATCGTAAAGGTTCTGCTGACAACTGAAAACATTACCTACAATTCTATTGATGTTGATATTCAAAACATCTTCCAAGTGGTAACACAGGAACAGGATCGTATTGCTTTGCGCTTTGGTGATGGCCGTTTTGGTCTGTCCCCTGTTGGAAATCTTAGAATTTGGTATCGAGTTTCTGCCAATCAGAATCTGAATATTCGCCCCGAAGACATGCAGGGCTTGGCAATCAATGTTCCGTTCTTTGCTCGCAACAATACTCAGAAGCGTCTGACTTTGACGTTTGCTCTACAAGAAGCCGTTAACAACGGTGTCAATAGCGAGAGCAATGCTGATGTTAGACGTAGAGCTGCTCGTGTCTATGGCACCCAAGGTCGTATGGTTAGCGGTGCAGATTATAATGAACTACCAGTTCAAACAAACCTAGCCGTTCGTTTGAAGGCAGTCAATCGAGTGTATTCAGGACAGAGCCGATTTATTGATCTGAATGATCCAACTGGTAACTATCAAAATACCAAGGTTTTCGCTGACGATGGTGCGTTCTATCTGCTGGAGAAAAACGAGTCCCTAGAAGTTTCACAAACAGTTGCCAGTGTTGATGAAATGATCAACAACTATATTGCTGATGTGGCGGCAAGCATTCCTCTTCGAGATTTCTATAGCAATTGGCTTTATAAAAGCCTCCCCCAGGGAACTGATATCTATGTTCCATCGTTCAACCGTTTTTCAAATGACTATACGGCCAAATCAGAAGTGCGTCGCGAAGTCAGGGAAAATCTAGAACTGAATAGAACTTTTGCTCTTGGTTTCAACAATGAACCAGGTGAAGGTTGGTATGTATTGACTTCAAGTGAAGTCAATCCCGACTTGGACGACCCATATGAATTCATATCATCAGCATCACCTGGACCAAATAGCTGGTTGATCCATGTTGAATTCAATAATAACTTTTGGAGGATCACTAGCCGTGGCCTCAACTATGTATTTGAATCAGAGAGGGATTGTAAATTCTTTTTTGTAAGCGAATACAAGAGCATTGACCCTAATACTGGTAGATCAGGATCAGATACTGTCAGTCTTTTGAAATCTCCTAATAATTTCAAGGGTGTAGTCCTGACGAACAACGAGGGCGGGCAGAATCGACTTGCCTCGGATCTAGTGTTGAAGCTTGAAGCACCTTTTATCTACGATGATGGTTTCCATGAGCCATCAAGAGTGAAGGTTCGTTTCAATGACCGTCAATCTGATGGTATTCCAGATGTGCCATTTACATACCAGGCTCTTAAGAATATCAGTACAGATGACCAGGGTCGCCTCAACCAATTGGTATTGGTTCATCTGAACTCTACTGATACTGACGGTTATCCAGTTCAGCGTCTCATCAAACGATTAGAACCAGAGATTACTCAACTGTTGCCTGGTGAATATGGGTATGTAGAAAGAATAGACAACGGCAATGTAGTGGATATCTATAAAGGAAATCCAGGATATTTGATTCCTAGATCTTCTGATATTGTTGGCAATTCACTGCGCTTGAATGATCAACCAACTGACTACCTGGTGGATGGACAATCCTTTACGGTAAGAGAAGGTGTGAATAATTTGGTTTACCAATGGAACCACTTTGCTCCTAGTAGTCACCGTATTGATCCGGCGATCTCTAATATCATTGATATATTTGTTCTTACCAGAGAGTATAATGATGCGATGATAAGCTGGCGCAATGCAGGAGCAAATCCAGCTGACATGCCAAAGGCGCCGAGTGAACTGAATTTGAGAACTACCTTCAACCCTCTTGAAGAATTCAAGATGTTCTCTGATGAAATAGTCTGGCGCCCTGTCAAATTCAAGCTGCTATTCGGACAGAGTGCTGAACCACAGTTTAGAAGCAAGTTTAAGATTGTAAAACTCGCAGGAACTTCAATGTCTGATGGTGAAATCAAATCCAGAGTGATCGAAGCCATACGAGATTTCTTCGAAGTAAATAACTGGGACTTTGGTGAGACATTCTTCTTTTCTGAGCTAGGTGCCTATATTCATAGGCAGTTGGCTACAGCAATCTCAAGTGTGGAACTTGTCCCAGTCTTGAATGATAGTTATTTTGGTAACTTGCGTGAAATTAGGTGCGCTCCTGACGAGCTTTTCTTTGCTACCGCACAAGTAAGCGATGTGGATATCATCACAGCAAATACCCCGACAAACCTTAGGATTAGGTAATGGCCAAAAATACTCGTAATAACCCGTTTGCTTTTACACCAATAGTCTTGGATCAGGACTCTCACGAAAAGCGTCGAGTTATCAGACAACTTCCTGCTGTCCATCAGACAGAGACACTACAAAAGTTTTTTGGTTCTTCTGTTGATCATCTTTTTGATCCAGGCAAAGGTAAGCCTATCAATGGATATGTGGGACAAAAGCCTCTCTGGTATGAACCAAATCAGGACTATTACCTTGAAGAATCAACTGACGATAGGAACTTCTACCAGCTTGAACCAAGCATGGTTAGCAAGAATTCCGAAGGTGAATTGACTGATCTGCTGCCTTATCCCGATTTGATCAACCAATTGCGATTCCAAGGCGCGCTGGTTAACAATCATAATCGTCTGTTCTCGCAGGACTTCTACACCTGGTGCCCTCCTATCGACTTGGATAAGATTGTCAATTTTAGACAGTATGTCTGGTTACCCTCGGATGCGTCTGAAATCAATGACAACGCTATTATCCTAAAGGGTCCTACTGTCACGTACAATAGCACTGGTAGTGATACCGTCTATAGTTTGCCTGGTTTTGAAACTGGCGGCAATGTTGATCTTCAGAACTATTATGATACGTCGGTTCTAACCTCGGATCTCATTATAGCCGAAGTTGATGGTGAACCAAAATCATTCACCTATACGACTGGTCAAACCACTATTACGTTTGATCAGAGGCCACCTGCTGACGCAACCGTGTCGATTTCAGTTTATAGTGATCTAGAAAACAACGCTATTGGATTGTCTAGAGCTAACCCTGATGCCTTCGGTGGCGTTTCATTGAGCTCTGGAATGCGCGTTATCATTCTCAAGGATAAGAACAGCGATTTCAATCCAGCTGATGTGTTCATAGTAGAGGGCGTTGGCCAGAGCATCTTCCTTTTGAATGAAAAGGATTATGTTGGTGGATCGCAGTCTGATTACATGGTCATGGCACGCGGTGCTACCAATAGAAACGAATGGTCAACTGGAAATCGCTGGTTCCACGTATCCACGTTGCCAACCAATCTAGATCCTGATTTTGTTCTACGTCAGAGAGCAAAGCGTCCCATCATTGAATTCAACCGAGATTTGGAACTCCATAACTATGGTCTTCGTCGTCGCCTTGATGTTGATTTAGTGATTGAGGATATTGAAGATCTAAATGGATTTTTGAACCAAAGCCCACAGTCTGCTACCTTTTCAGGTATTCAGGTATCATGTGTTGCCAACAATCAGATCAATGTTTCGGCAACCAATCCCGTTACGAATCTACCGTATGGCAATGTAGACAGCATCAGAGTGTTGGTTCGCAACACTGTCAATCCTCTACTCAACAACAATATCTTGGTTCTAGTAAACCAGGGTAACGTTCTCAAACTGATCCTAGAAACTGATGGTGAGAACCCTTCAGGTGAACCGGTGGTTGGCGAAGTCGTAAAGATTCTACTAGGATTCTATGCTGGTAAGAATCTTAATTGGGATGGAGCCAATTGGGTTCTAAGCCAAAACAAGGGTGATGTAAATCAGTATCCTCTATTCGAACTCTATGATTTGAATGGAAATAATCTTGCTGATCCTGTGCTTTATCCAAATTCGAATTTTGCAGGTTCAAGACTGTTTTCTTACAAGGAAGACCGATCTGGTCTACGTCCATCGGATCCAATCCTTGATATGCCTTTGGTGTATGACAACAAGGGGCAGATTCTGTTTGAAAACTATCTGAGCACTGAGAAGTATCAGTATGTGGTTGCAGGTCGATTCCTTGATATTGAAGGATTTTACTTCCACAAAGTTGGAAATATTGATCCTTCACAAGAAACTCTCAGCAACGACTGGCACAAAGCACCTCAGAAGACTCGTCAGTTCATGGTTGATCGTTACGTAAGTGATGGTAGAACCAAGCTGTTCCAGATCAGCCAGGATGCTCTTGAAATTTCGGTTTCAAGAGGAAGAGTAAACTCTGACAATTCTTTTGAACAAACGGTTCTTGTTGAAGATAGTGATTTCATCCGAGTTGATAGACAGATATTCATCCTAAACATTCAGTTGGGAGATATCATTGAAATCAGGACATTCAACCCAGCAAATCCTCCGGCTGATGCCAAGGGTTTTTATGAGGTTCCACTAAATCTACAGGCGAATCCTGACAACTCTGAAGTCTCTGATATGACCAAGGGTGATTTCTTTGATCACTTCTCTGAGATTATGAAACGACAGGAGGGTTTCGAGGGAGCAGAATACTCAACCAACAATTACCGTGATACTGCCAAACTTCCTAACCTTGGAACCAATATTATCCAACATTCTGCTGGCTTGCTGAAGACAATGCTGTTGGCTAGCCAGAGCCAATTGGATATCACCTCAGCAATTCGATTTGTTGAATCAGAATACGCTCGCTTCAAAGATAAATTCCAGCAGAAGATTCTGTCATACTCTATCAACAACCGAATTGGTAATGCTGCGACATATGACACTTGGATCAATACCGCTCTAACTGAACTGAACAAAGGCAAGACAAAAAGTTTTCCTTTTTACCTGAGCGGTATGGCAAAGAACGGAACTAATCAGCTTCCTACCTTTATTCCCCCTACTCCAAGTTATCTAGGAGTATATCCCCTGTACACCCCTGAGATCATCTCTCAAGAGGTCGACGGCGCAGACGATGTATGGTTCGTTCGAGGTCACGACGGTTCTCTAACGCAGGGACAGAACGAAACAGTAGCTAGAGTAATGCTGGCACTGGAACAGAGAATCTTTGACAGTGTTCCTGCACCTATTCGCGAGCGCGAACGTCCAGTTTGTGACTTCCAGACGTCATATGGTGATCAATACCGCAGTAACGACTATTCTTACGAAGAATACCTCCAGATTCTTCGTCCTTCTTTTGAGCGTTGGGCAGTGTCCTTTAGATTGGATCCAAGGGAAAATGATCTCAGCCAAGATACCTTGGAAGCAAAGATTAACCTAAAGGCCAACCCTTGGACATGGAACTGGTCTTCTGCTAGAACACAAACCGGTGAAAAGGTTCCAGGCAACTGGCGCGGTATATATGAGAAGTTCTTTGGAACTCAGCGCCCTGACCTGACCCCTTGGGAATCTCTTGGGTTTTCGATTAAGCCTGAATGGTGGGATGATCGTTATGGGCCTGCTCCTTACACTAGCGAGAATCTAGTTCTTTGGGAAGATCTAGAACGTGGATATATCCACGATGGAGACCGAAAAGGCATCAATCAGGAGTGGGCACGTCCTGGTCTTCGTGACTACATGCCAGTTGATGCTAGAGGTCGTCTCCGCCATCCAGGTCCTAGAGATCTAATCGCTCTTAATGATGTTACCATAGATACTGATCTAGCCTATGCTAGCGATCCCCTAATGTGGGAAGACACTAGAGACGACGGCGTTCTTGGTTGTGGCATCTGCACTACGGTTCCACTAGTTCAAGAACGAAAGGCTGATTGGGAATGGGGCGACATTGGTCCTGTAGAACAAACATGGAGAAGGACTAGTAACTTTGCGTTTGCGGTCGCGACCGCATCATACCTGATGAAGCCAGCTAGCTTTGTTGAAATGGGTTGGAACACCCAAGATATGAGCTTGTTCTTCAAGGGCACAATGAGTGAGCAGTATCTAAACCAAGATACCAAGGGACGTCCTGCTCATCGTGAACTTCAAGTCCATGGTGAAGTTCTGGAGGATTTCAGTCTTGTTACCAAGGTTGGTATCCAACAGTGGATAAGCGACTTCCTGACTAGCAGAAATACAGCAATCAATAGCAACCTGGCTGAAAGAGTCAGAGGCCTTGGTGCGCAGCTGAGTTATAAAATCGCCGGATTTACTGATTCAACAACACTTGGTGTTGTGAGCGATGCGTTTGGCAGAGTTCCTAGTGAAGACGTAACGGTGGCATTGTTTAGAAGCCCCAGCGTGCGAGAGGAAACTTATAGTGGCGTTGCCATTGAATACACTGGTCGCGGCTATGAAGTTTTTGGTTATGATGTTTTGAATCCATACTTTCCTACCCTACCTCCTGCAGTAAACGGTGGAAAGATCAGCGTTGGTGATGGATTGGGAAGCGTCTCTATTCCAACCTGGCGTCCGACTACCTATTTCAGTGTAGGAATTACAGTTCGTTTTCAGGATAACTTCTATCGAGCCGTAAGGACCCATACCTCAGCTACCTTCTTTGAAGATGAGTTCTGGACTCAAGTTTCTCGTCCTCAGTTCGCTGACGGAACTGCTTTGATCTGGTATACTGAGGGTGAAATTGAACCAGTAGTGGAAAAGATTGCCTATGGAACCGTCTTCAAAGATCCACAGGAAGTAGCTGATTTCTTGAATGGTTATGAACGTTATCTAGAATCCAAGGGCTGGATTTTTGAAAACGTGGGCGAAGATGAGTCAGAGGTGCGCGATTGGAAATCTGCTCTGAAAAGCTTCATTACATGGAGTAATGCAGAAGCTAGAGTAGCTGGTGATTTCATTAGTTTGAGTCCAGCTAGCCGTTTGATTCAGTTTGCTACTGATCAAGGAACGATCCAGCCTATTGAACAGATTGTCAATGGACTTTATGCCATTGTCGATCAAAATGGTCAGCCAATTGACAATCAGGTGACTAGGGTTGTCCGTAATGACGGTAATGTAAGCATTACCTGTGATAACTCTACATCTGGTATTTTTGGTCTCCGTCTCTACATTAGTGAAATGGAGCACGTCTTGGTATTCAATAATACCACGATCTTTGGCGATACCATTTATAGCCCATTGCTGAATATCAAGCAGCCAAGACTCCGTCTACAAGGATTCAAGACCGTTGCTTGGAAGGGTAGGATTGACGCACCTGGTTTCATTATCACTGGCGACACGTTGACGCCAAACTTTGAAAGATCAGCTGACGATTTCCGTAGATTCTTTGATATTGAATCAATGGAAAATAAAAAGCTACAGGATCGCGCTCGCGCAAACTTTGGTTATGAGGAAAAAGAATACCTCAATAACCTATTGCTGACGCCTACTAATCAGTTTGAATTCTACCAGGGTATGATTCAACAAAAGGGCTCGCCAACCTCTATGCGTCGCCTACTTCGCTCGAACTTTATTCGCCACAACAAAGGGCTACAACTGTTCGAGGAATGGGCTTTCCGTGTGGGTGATTATGGCGGTCAGGAAGTTTCTCCACAGCTTGATATTTTGATTCGTCAAAGTGAATTCAAGCATAACCCCCAGATGATTCAGTTCAGCAATGTTCAATCTCCAAATTCTTTTGGTATTATTGATGTTGTTGACGAAAACGTTGGACAAGATAATCGCACGCTAGACGAACGTTGGCAGTGGCGCCCGGATATGCAGAATATCAACTGGCCTCTAGCTGATTTCGGCCAAGGTGACGCGCCACTACCAACGGCAGGCTATGTGAATTTGAGTGAAGTGCGATTCACAGTTGCTACAAATTCTGCTTTTGAAAACTTTTTTGGAGAGCAGGAGGCAACCGCCGATCCAATTCAGGATGGTGATCGCGTATGGGTTTATGGTATTGGTAGTGGAGATCCAAGTAGTGCTTGGATGACCTATAGATTCACTGATACCAACTATGATATGGTCAACTCCTTTGTTCCTTCACATGCGGATCAAGGACTGGTCATTCAGGTTCAAAACGACCTACAGGGTATTGTTGATATCAATACTGACCCAACACAAACGCCAGTTTTTGTTGCTCAAAACCTTGTTTCCAATGAGGTCGACGATAATGGATTGACGATTTCCGGTGAACGTTTGATTCTCAGGGATATTGTCGGATCTGACATCAATCCACTGGCGACTTATATCCCCAAGGTTTTCAACCGAGCAAGTGTTACTCTTGACTCAACAACCGGGTCTGAGACTTTTGTCATGGGCCTATATCCCGAAGCCAAGCAGATCATTCGTAAGATTCGAGTAATAATTGATGAAGCTTTTGATGAAGGATCTACCCTACAGATTGGTCACAGGGGAAATCCAGGCTTGTTTGTGGATATAAGAGAAGAAGCCGACCGTGGCATCTTCCCAACCAACTTTGATCAAGAGCAAGTTTTGGTACAAACTCCAGATCTATCCTATATGCCACCCAACGTCACTACTGCTGATGTAAATCTAGTGAGAGTGGGAAGGGTAGGAAACTTCTGTGCTCAGACGATAGTTGAGTGGGAATGGGTAAGAGCTAGTGATGGTCAGATCTTTACCGGCCAAGTCACTTATATGCGCCCAAGTGACTATGATTCTTCTAGAGATCAGACTGAAGCATATCTACAAACTATCAGAGTTCCAGTCTTGGACGAAGATGTAGTGGGTGGTAGTGAGGGAACGCTTACTATAAAAACCAACGGAGTTCAGACTGATAGCCAAACTCTGAGATTTGAACGATCCACTAGTGCCCGTTTGAATTTTGTGGATCTTACTCGCGTTGGAACTTATGAGTTTGATCGCGTGAATTTCTCAGTATTCCCCTGGGATTCTGCGCTTGCTGGTGACAATCGTGACATGATAGCCACTCTATTCAATTCAGGCCTGAACGGTTCGGTTAGAATTGAGGTTGATTATCACTACATGAAGGGCTTTGAGCTAACTGAAACCATCAATGGAAACGTGGTCCCAGTTATCGCTTCTTCTGATGGTGGAACAGCCAATATCTTCACATGGGTCAAGACTCGTTATCCACTTCTAAATGGTATTCCTGAGAATCTGTTTGAAGTTGGCGATCTGATTGAAGTAGATTCGGCTCATGATAACCCTGGATACTGGGCAGTCTATGCTCGAACCACAAATGGCTGGGAACAGACAAGACGTCAGAACCGCAAGGTAGACAGTAGTCTGATAACCAATGCTGCTATATTCAACAACAAGGAAAATCAGCTCAAGCTCGTCCTGCAACTCTATGACCCATACAAAGGCTTTATCCCTGGTGTTGCTGATCGTGAATTGACCTATAAGACTTTCAACGATCCTGCCACATACAATGATGGTCGTTTGATCTGGGGCAAGGAGCAAGTAGGCCAGCTTTGGTGGGATCTAAGTGCGGTTCGCTACCTTGATTATGAAATCTATGACAAGTGGAACGGCACTGACCATGAAGGTGTAACCTATCGTTGGAAGAACTGGGGTAGAGTCGCTCCCAACTCTAGCGTTGATATCTACCAGTGGGTCAGAAGCCCAGTGGCCCCTAACGGATGGGCTGACTATGTTGAAAGTAAGGCAAACCTAAAAATTGATAATAAGCCTTCTGGCACTGTTTCTGAAGACACCAGGTTTATAACAGACATGGAGTGGAATGACGAAATTCAGGCAGATGAAACTGTTTATTATTTCTGGGTTAAGAATCCTACGGTAGTGCCAACTCTGGCTTCTAGGAAACTTTCAGCACAGCAGGTAAGCAATATTCTTACCAACCCTACTTCTAATGATATTCCGTTCTTTGCGGTAATAGATACCAACAAATGTATTGTTGGTGGAATCAAGCAGTTTCTAAATGAAACAGATACTGTCTTGAAGATCAAATGGCTCAAAGAAGCTGATGTCCACAACAACCATCACAAACAGTGGATGCTTCTTCGCGAACAAGATGAGCGTAACACCATAAACGATACTCTCTGGAATAAGATGAGAGATAGCATTGTGGGCTGGGACGCTACTCAGAAGTCGGTCCCAGATGAAAAGCTTCCAAGGAATCAGCAAATTGGTGCCCTAGTGCGCCCTCGTCAGAGCTGGTATCCGGCTGACCTTACTGATCTTGGACAGCGACCAAGCCGCGCGGCACGCGCTGCCTTTGTTGATGCTTTTAATGACATCATGAGCAAACAGCCATTTATTGACCAGTGGTTTGGTTGGGAAGAAGTGTTTGATAACGGTGAGGAACTTCCTTCAGCCGATCGTTATGTCACCACTGCTCTCGATCTTATTGATTTGAGAAACCTATTACCGGCAACTCGAAATATGGTCCAAGTCGGCGAATGTGTTTTGATTGAAAACACAATGGAAGTTGCCGGCTTCTGGACCCTCTGGAGATTGGCTGAGATAAACGGTCAGCGAACGTTTGTCATTGAAGATTTCCAAAAGTGGAGAATGCAGGAGGGTGAGCTTTGGAATCTTGCTAACTGGTATGCTGAGGGCTGGAGCGCAAGCAACTTCCCCAACTATCGTTTTGCTACCTATGCTGATCGTGACGCTGCTGGTAACCTAGATGTTACCTTGCTCAAAGGAACACTGGTCCAAGTTGATGTCCAAAGTCCAACCGATGATCGCTGGTCGTGGGATGTTTATACCTCTACTTCAAAGTATCAGGTAGCCAAGGCACGATCCACGATGCGATTAACTGATGCGTTCTACGAAAAGTCCAGGGTTGAATTTGGACCAGTTCAGGTTAATAGCTTGCTCACTGCTAGTGATGATAATCGTATCACACCAGACCGCATTCAGGAACTTGCTGATCTTGTCAACTTCCGAGATGGTTCAAGAGAAATCGAGTTTATCCTGAATACTATGAGAACCAAGTTGTTCGATTCTCTTCAGAAGAATAGCTTGTTCTTTGCTATGGTAAAAAGCGCATTCAAGCAGAGCATCAATATCGACTGGGCTTTTAAGACTTCGTTCTTGTATCTCGGTGGTTACTCAGAGAATCTAAGACAAAGTCCGGTGGCTTTCAAAGATCAGATTGATAATGTGATTGCTTATCTGGAAGAAGTCAAACCCTACCATGTTAAGATTCGTGAATACGTTCGCCGTTTGAGCTATGGTCCAGACCTAGCTGACCTGGCTATGACAGATTTTGACAAGCCAGTATATCCTTCGGGAGTTTCAAATCGCGTTCTTGATGTAAACAATACGGTGGATCGCTCGATCATGGAAGTTAATCGTCCATGGCGAGACTGGTTTGAGAATTATCTCAATGAAAACAGAGATCTAAGTAATTGGGACGCCAATTGGAATGGTGTTCGAAGAATGAAGGTCAAAGTTAAATTTGATCGTATCTCTTGTGGAACTATAAGAGGTTGGGATACCTCTCCTTGGGATCCTGCTCTACTGGTTTATAGTCAGCTTGGTAGTGAAACGCAGAGCTTGAGTCAGCTCAGCGCTCTGTATAGAACTGGATCTACATCTGGATACAATTTCTATCGAGACCAAACGGTAGAAACAATAGAAGAACGAAACCTATTGGTGCGCCGAAATATCGTGACGTCTAACCGTCCAGGTACCATTGTTACCGTTCTACAGACCAGGGAAAACTTTATGTGGTCTGGTAGCGAATGGATCAAGTTTGAATCTCTTGGATGGGATCAAGATCCAGATATGGGAACGGCTTCTAGAATTGAAGCGTCTTATAGACCTGAACCTGGAATGAAGAGGCGCGATGATCCTGGTTTGATCGCTGGCTGTGAATTTGACGGAACAGTGATTACCGATAGCTTCCAGGCAGACGAGTGGGATATCTTTGAATGGGACTCGACTGGTTATAGTCAGGGTCTACGTGAAAGATCTGGTGTAGACCAGGAAAGTCTAGATGGTAATACAACACCAGCAGACGAAGCAGATCCTGCATACATTGGCACAACTGGTAATGAATTTAGTCAACCGGCGGTGAATGGTAATCGTCCTCATGAATTGGTTCAAATCAGAGGTGTTGAGAGTATTGTGGTCAATGTTTCTAGAAACAATGGACCCTATCAGAAGTCGTTTATGAACCATAAGGGAGATTGGCAGGATATGTTGGTATCTGGTCCGGTGTTGACCTTTGTTTCTTGGGACCAACCAAGCCATAAACTTACTGTTAGTGTGCCATCTTGGACCGAAGACGCACAGGGCTTTACTCCTCTTCATGACCCTCAGAACCCGTCTACGGGCTTTGTAAGGGATGTTATGGCTAGCAAGGCATATCGTTCGACTAGCAACGTTGATATGACGACTGCTGGAACAAAAACCTTCAAGCTGAGAAACTTGAATGAAGTGGATGGTATTCCAGCTGGTCTACGCGGTGACAACATCAAGGTTGCGGTTGTCAATTCCAAGAACCCATCAGTTAGAGCCATTGGAACTCTTTCAAACTCCAAGGGAGATGAAAAGAACTGGGATGGTAACCTAGTAGTGACCTTTGACACTGATGGATTTGTTGATCTAGGGACAGGCAAGAGCTGGAACATAATCCCTGTTGATATATTCAACACCCCTGGGATTATTTGGGTTGGCGATGCTAGATTCACCTATAACAGTCTAACAGTCAATGGTACCACTGTTGAACTAAACGAGGTCTTCCTATCAGGAAATACATTGGCTCCGCTGGATATCAGCGAAACTGGTGTAACACTGGCTAAGACAAGTCCTGTTTTTGATGGTTCAAAACAGCGTCAAATGGCTGGATAAATACATATATAATAGGAGTGAATAAGCCATGAGTGAAGATTTCCAGGATAGTGCGGTTCCCAAGATTACAGGTCACGTCCTTATTCGTGATCCTGAGAATGGGCAGGTTCTTTTGGATAAGCGAAACGCTATTCACTACGAGAATATGAGTCTTGCGATTGGTTATGCTCTGGCTAACCGAGGCGAAGGCATCATCTATTCTATGGCATTTGGCAATGGTGGCTCGGCTGTTAGTGGAACTGGTGCTATTACCTATTTCCCAACTAACACAGTGGATCCCAAAGCAGACCTCTATGATCCAACATACAATAAGCTAATAGACGGAAGCTCTGCTAATTTCCTGGATGTCAAACATATCCTGAGCACGCCTTATACAGATATCGTTGTCACATGTACGCTTGATTATAATGAACCAAGTGGTCAGGAAGCTTTCGATGATGCTACCAACCAAGACGGCACCTTTGTCTTTGATGAGCTAGGACTCAAGACCAGTGAAGGGTTACTTCTTACTCATGTGATTTTTAACCCAATTCAAAAGGCACTGAATCGTCTTATTGAAGTGGTTTATACCCTACGAATCCAGATGTCCTAATATTGGTAGTTTATAGGGCACTAAATATTCGAGATTCCAAGGAGAAGTCATGAGCTATAGAGTAACCAAAGCAGATGGTAGAAGTGTCATAGTCCAAGATTTGGCCAAAGAAATCGTCGGCGGCCTCACTCTGCTGGGTTATGGCTTCACCAACTATGGTGATGAAATCGCTCAGAACTTCGTGAAGAACCTAGAAAACAATGCTGGTCTGGCAGAGCCACAGAATCCAGTTATTGGTCAATTTTGGTTTCAGCTACCTCTTGATTTAGCAACACAGAATAAAAACCTCAGGGTTTGTGTTTCAACTGATGCTACCACACTTGATGGTCGTTGGCGTATTTTATTCGGAATCCGTCCTGATGGAACTATTGATCTAGACGCATGGACGCTAAGAGGTAAAGCACCAGCGTCTATAGACGGTAGCTCAAACCAGTCTGGCATGCCAGTAGTTCTGAACAACAATGGCAAAATCCCTACTCAGTATATTGATTTCCCATCAGTTGGGTCAGTTGATGTTGCGACTAGACTAAGAGACACTAGGGTTTTTGGATCAAGGAATGGTGGTTTACCATTCAATGGAACCCAAGATGTTCCTCTTACAACGTCCCATATTTCTGAAGGTGATCAACCTTACTTTACCCCACAACGCGCCCGTGAATCGTTTGTAGGTGGTAGGTATATTGCCATTGATAGCGATGGCACAATTCGTTTTACCGGTCCTGACCCCACCAGTGGAAGCACTGGAGGAACTGGTCCTCAAGGCCCTGCAGGTCCACAAGGGCCAACAGGACCGGCTGGGCCGGCTGGGCCAGCTGGACCACAAGGGCCAACAGGACCGGCGGGACAATGGGACGGAACCGTTGGCTTCGACAAGAGTTTTGAAGAAAATGGATATCAAAGATTACCAAGCGGGCTTTGGATCCAGTGGGGTATTTTTACTTGGTTCAGCAACATCAGAGGCGGTCCGGTCTATTACAATTATCCCATTGCGTTCCCCAACGGAGCATGGCATGTTTATCTTTCTATCCGAGATAATCCAAACGGCTCAGGTGACCGCAATGAAGAGGATGATGAGCAGATCTGGGCTATTCCTCATTCCGCTACACAATTCGTAGTTTACGACACCGGTGATGACCATCAGACTTATCCGTGTTCGTGGCTTGCTATAGGATACTAATATGACTTACTTCTACAGTCCAGAAACCAAAGGTTTCTATAATTCCAATATCCATAGTTCTATGCCTTCTGATGTTTTTGAAATTTCAGATGAACAATATAGAACTTTGCTTGAAGGTCAAAGTCTGGGTAAGACGATCGTCTACAAGTCCAGAAAGCTTCAGTTGGTTGATTTCGTTGCTCCTCCTCTGACGTGGGATCAGATTCGACAGACTAGAGACTCAAAACTTGCTGCCTGTGATTGGACCCAGATGCCAGACAATCAGCTTTCAGAAGAAAGCAAAGAGGATTGGAGACTTTATAGACAGTCTCTTCGCGATGTTACTCAGAATTTTTCTGAACCCGATGACGTTGTTTGGCCAATGGCTCCCAATGCTACGCCTATTGAGGAGTAAGCATGAGCTATACTGTAAACAAAAGCAATGGCGATATTGCCTCAGTTGTAAATGATTTCAGAAAAGAGATCATAGGCGGTCTCAATATCTTGGGATATGGCTATGTGAACTTTGGTGAAGATATTGCTGAAAACTTTGTCAAGATATCTGAAAATTTCCGCAGTGATTCGCCACCATACGGGTATGTTGCTGGTCAAATCTGGCTGGATACTAATATTGGTCGAAGCCCTTTTCCAGTTCTACGAATGGCGTCTAGAGATGCCGCAAATCTGGATCCGATCAATTTTACACAATCATTCGTCCCAGATGACTGGATTGGATTGTTCGCTGTAGATGTTCAAAACGGAAGAGCCGGTTTGTTCCATGAAGGTTCGCCCACTTTCCCTGATCTAGACCCAACTCCAGGAAGTCTAGTAGTAAGAGGCACCGATGGAAAAATTCCATTATCAAGTCTACCCGATGGTCTTGGTAGTGATGCTGAAAATGCGATATCGGCACAGACGGCCGGGCGTCTGAATCCAGGAGCCAATATCAATGGGAACCTGTTCACTGGTCAAAATGACATAACCATTACTACGGCTCAGATTCCAGAATCAAATAACCTCTATTACACGGATAGCAGAGTTAGAATGGCCCTGAGTGGCGGCCGATATATTTCGGTTAATACCGCAACTGGTGAAATCGCATTTACTGGTCCTGAACCATCAAGCGGCGGCACTGGAGGTGATGGCGCCGCCGGTCCACCAGGACCTCAAGGCCCAGTGGGTCCACAAGGCCCTGCTGGTCCCAAAGGTGATACTGGTAACACTGGTCCTGCTGGCCCAGCTGGCCCTGCAGGAACAGCCGCTGATGTTATCGTTGGCTCTGTCTATCAACAAGGCGCAGGTTACGTCATTTACAACGGCGGATTCACTGTCCAATGGGGAAGTAATAGAGAATCTTTTACAGGCGAAAGAATTTCATCAGTAACGTTCCCAATTGCTTTTTCTACAGCATTCCAGGTAGTAGCCACACCATATTTGGCTTTCTTTAACCGAAATGCAGACTTATGGCTTCAGATTTTAGGCGATCCATCTCCTACTGGTTTTTCAATCCAAACTCAGCAAGATGGTAACAGTGATAACTTCATGGCCGGGTACAACTGGATAGCTTATGGTATGATCACACAGACTGCCCCAGCATCAGGCTCCGGTTCGGGGTCGGGTGGTAGCACTCCACCAACGGATACTACCCCACCGACTGATACTACGCCTCCACCTGACACTAATCCGCCTCCCGGAGGAGGCGGTGGTGGCAACTTTGGCGATCCACCTACCCAATTTGTATAAAAGAAAAAGCCCCAGGAGACTGGGGCTTTTCCTTCTGTAGATTTCTACAGGCTTAAAGCTTGAACGTATTCTTGAATTCAATCAATTCACGCTTGCTCATACGGAAATGGTCTAGGAACTCAGCTTCCGTGTCAAACTGTGACGTGATGTGATCGTATGCTTCCTTGAAGCTAAGATCGAATTCGTTACTGCGATGGATTAGGGCCTGCATTAGTTCTACTTCCATACCACTCAGAGACTTGGAATCTCTAATATAGTCTTCATAGGCCTCACAAGCCGCAGGGAAAAGAGGCTTGATCAGAGCGTAGATCGCACGAGCAAATTCCTGAATTTCCCACTGCGCATGACTGTCCTCACGAAGCTTTAGCATGTGGAACAGATTGTGGAGATTCTGCTTCCAGTAGAGTTCGGTGTAACCAGCTACTGGCATGACAATACGAGCTAGTTCTCGAGCAACACCCTCCTCGGGAAAATCAGCTGAGAAACCCATAGAGTTGCCATCTGCCTCATTGAGCAAAGCCTTGTAGACTTCATGAGAGTGAGATGTAGCATTCTGAATGATAAGCTGAGCGTTTTTCGCATCAGATTCGCTAAGAGTGCCGTCGCGCCCCTGTTTATTCATCTTGCTCTGTGGGAGGATATTGGCAACGTTTGGAACGTACATCTCATCAGTTAGAACTGAATAACGGCCCGAATATTCATTCAAACTTGACGTGCGATGACGAACAAGCTGGCGCATAACAAAAATAGGAAGCTTTAGATGTAGCTTGACTTCACACATCTCAAGGGGACTGGTGTGCTTGTGTCGCACCAAATAGCGGATGAGTCCTCGGTCTTCACGAACACTCTTGGTGCCGTTACCATATGAAACTCGTGCCGCACTGACAATAGCCGCGTCATCCCCCATATGGTCAACCAGACCTACAAAGCCATGGTCTAAAACTGGAAGATAACGATCATTGCCCTGAACGTCGGATTGAAGGGTCATTATACACTCCTGGTAAAATCTGGGTTGAGCCTTTGCTCACTCTCAACCCAGATTATACTATCAGAGTGCTATATCTTTCAATATGATTTCAGAGAAATGTCTAATGGTTTCTTTAACCTCAGAAAGGTTTAGAATCAAACCAATTTCTGCAATTCCTTGATCTTCAAAGCTATCATCGTCGAGCATAATCTCTTCGAGTTCTTCGCGAGAGATGATGTGGACTTCATCATCAAAATCAGTAACACATGCCGCCGATACAAATTCAGCAGGAACATGGTATGGTTCAATTTCGCTTAGGATCTTATCTAGAAGATCCTCAAACTCCTGTGTCGCCATTGTCGTCACTCCTAACGAGTTTGACCGCTACCTGATAGCGTTCATATACTTTGCGAACTACCTCGTTCTCTCGAACAATCCGTTGCTCACTAATGTATTTAATCAAATCTTCGCGAGAGATAGACTCAATAGAACCGTCATCCATGACAACATCTACCTTCTTCTCATACCTGTCAAGTCTAGGAGCATATTGGAAGGTATCATAGTCCCAGCTTTGCGAGTAAGTCTTGCCAGTTGAGCGCGGCATGTAGACATTCATGAGCTGTTTGAGCTGAGTAATATCAATCTTGTTGTATGACGGACTCGTCTTGCTAGTATCAACCTGAGTGGCATATTTCTGAGGAGTAATAGACAACTCAGAGCTCGTATTGGTTATGAACATCTTCTGAGTGAATATGTCGTCCTGAATCATCCTTTGATAATCATACAACAAATCATCATAGGTATTCTTGGGAGCGTTGTAGACGTCCTTCCAAATCTTATGAGTGGTATCAGCAGAGTCAGAGTTTTCAGACAATGGGATCTTTTTCATGATTCAATCAATTTAAAGGTCATGATAAGTCTGTCCCAACAATCCTTTAGAACCGCGTGTTCTTCAATACCCTTGAGCAAGATTTCGAAATCTCGTCCCATTCTAACCATCTGGCTTAGGGCTGCTTGGAACTCCTCATGATCAGCGGGGATTGCCAATCTAGCGTCACTATAGATATTGGAAAAGTTAGCATGTAGGACTCCAATTTCCGTATCATGGTGCTTTAGATAGTGGCTCTGAACTGTGGCTAGCAAAGTTGACCATTCGGTTCGCAGTTCTCTGACCTTCTTGATTTCCCGATCAAGTCGATCGTTTTTATCTTTTAGTCGGTGAGCAGCATCCCGCATACCGCTTCGGTAGGCTTCCTGTTTGATCTGCTCTATTTCATTATAAACCGCACTTATTTCATTAGCTTCCATCGTAACCTGCCAATCTTAATGCCATCATGAATTTGTTCCAGGCCTCTTTGACGACTTGATTTTCCTTTACCGCTTTCATCATTATATCAAAATGCGCAGCTTTGGTTTCAGTCGCAAGAATCCTCTTTTCCATTGATTCAATTTGAGTTTCATAGTGTCTCTGATTTTCATTCAGCTGGCTAATGAGCTTTCTAGCTCTCTCAATCTCAGCTTCTAAGAACTCAGGCGTCTTAGCCATCAGACGTTCTCACTACCGCCTAGTCTTCTCATCAACTGTATATCTTTGAACATCTTATCCAGCTGAGCATTTGATTCCAGGTCTACCATTAGATAATGCCATTTCAAGGCATAAAGAGCCATCTTTCGATATGCTCTCTCAAACTTCCGAATCTGGAGTAGATGACGCTGCTCCATTTCTCGAACTGATTCAAAGTCGAATTCAGTCTGATACCAACATTCCTCGTCTAGGTCTTCAGAGCCATTGTAAGATGAAAAGGCATCCACTAGATCTTCAGTGGCTTCATAATCATCATAAACAGTTACACCAAAAATATCGCAAGCCATCTGCGGTCCAAATGGGTCGGACCGCGTGTGATTGGATGAAGGATAACTGCCAGCTCTTACTGGCTTAGGAATGTTAGGAATGTTACGAAGTCTATGCGGGTGTCTAGCCATAGAAAAATCCTGGAAAGAGGTTAACTTTCCAGGATTTTACACGATTGCTAACCAAAGTTCATTATTGAAGTTCGCCGCGGTCTTTCATAGCATCAATTGATTCAAGTGCTGCCGCTATAACGGCTGCCGCTTTGATGAGGTTGTCTTCAAACTCATCAACTTCTGGAACAATCCCATTACGTCTGACTTCAGATGACACATAGTGGGTAACAATAGCTACCCAATCACCTGGAGTATTCTTGACGTCCCATTCTGATCCGGGGAGATCAGAATTCCTCTGACGCTCCGCACGGACCTTTTCTAGAAAAACCTCTAACTTCACTTTTTAGCCTTTGGTGGACGTCCACGCTTCTTAGGAGCAGGTGGAGTTGCTACTAGCTCGCCTGGCTTTGTTCCTGCTGGTAGTCCATCTTTGCGAGGACGACCAACCGGCTTCTTAGGCTGCATCGCAGCCCATTTTTCCTTATCGGCCTTGTCTTCTCGAAGAGCAGCACGATCAAGAAATTCCTGAAGCGCGGCATCACTGGTGTCTACTTGATTGCCTTCAATTTCCACTTCTTCAACGCTGCTCATACGCTGTAGTTCTTCGGTAGCAGCTTGGAGCGCCATCCTTACGTCCTCAGGTAGATCCAGCATGTTGGGATCTTCGATAACAGGACTTTCCAGCGTCATAGAGGGTTCTACAACAGTCACATGCTCTTCAGCTGTAGCGTGAACGACGTCAACGGGTTCAACCGTCTCAGAGACACTCTCAGGGGCAGTAACCGCTGCCTCGATTACTTCTGGACTAGCCGTCACCTGTGTGTTTGCTGCTTCTGGGCGAAGACTTGGAACTAGGCGATATGCTTGCTCTCTTTTGCGAGCTGCTTCTTCTTCTAGGTCCATTGCCTGGCGGATGATATTCTTAGCGATATCATACTGAGCCTGGGCACTATCCGTTCTCTGATTTTCCAGAACTCGGTTTTCCAGCTGCTGATCAACAACTGGAGGGGCATCCTCACCATTCATGTAGTCCACAATGGTTCTCAAAGGGCAAGGAGCGTTTGGGGCTGGATACATGACAATGTTGTCAATTTCTACAACACGAAGCAGACCGTAGGTGTGTAGGGCATTCATCATATCTAGACCTAGATCAGGAAGGATTCTTCTCTGAAGCAAGGTATGTAGATGAGGCGTCTGTTGACCTTCTGTTGAATCAATGATATCCATCAGAGCATCGTGGAAACGATCAGGAAGTGCGTCAGTATCCACGACTAGTGCGTTATTTTCATTTCCAGGAATCTGCATGAAAACCACGACGCAGCGGCGATCAGTATTTCTGATTCTGCCCACGTGCTTTTTAAAAGTGCTCATTTTTGAGTTCTCCTTTTTGGATGTTGTGGAAATAACTTTCCATACATCAAATTCGTCCTCTCCAAAGGCACCGCTTGTTGGTTCTTGGAGAATATTTGGTGCTGTAGGCGCACCATACGGTTATCAGGTTACGGGCTCGCCTTCGCCTTCCTTTGCTTCCTCTTCCTTGGGAAGATTTGCTTCTAGAAAAGCAGCCAGCTTGTCACGAACTGATCCAACGCTGGTCAGCTCACCGCCTTTGAACGCACCTCGTTCAGCAGCAACGTCAATGATACGAAGGGTATTCTGTAGATCAACTAGAGTGATCTGTGGGCTTTCAGCCTGAGTTTCTTCAGCCATAGTAATCTCCTATTTTCGGCTTATCCGATCTACAGAGAATACTAGATATTGGGTACAAAACTCAATATTCTAACGGCACTCAACCGTATTTAGTTAAGTGCCGTTAGAACTTTTTCAAAGCGTTGTTGGACGCTTTCGCCGCCTGGGCTTGATGGTCACAAGGTCGGTATCCCAACCAGTGAACTGAGCCCAAGCCTCATGAGGAACGTCGATGGGAAGCTTTTGGGCCTTGGCTACTAGCTGGTAATAGTCAGGACGCTTGGGCTTACCACAAAGAGGTGTAGCCATGAAGTGGGCCTTCTGATGGTTACACTCGCTACACGCAGCTACAACGTTCTCCCAGCGAGTCTTACCGCCATGGAACCTTGGGATCACGTGGTCAAGAGTCAGGGGGCCCTTTACCTCGCTCTCATGCTTACCACAATACTGACAACGATGGTCATCGCGCAGCATGATGTTGTTTCGGCTGAACTTGACCCCGCGAGATACCTTGACATACTCTCGCAGCAGAAGAACGGCAGGCACCTTGATGGTGGTGGAAGGGCTGTGGACCTCCCAGTCCTCATAGTGGGCCAGAACTTCAGCGTTCTCTAGAAATTGTAGCTTGATAGCAGCTTGCCAGCTAAGAGTGCTCAGAGGCACTACGCTTAGTGGCAGACCATCGGCGTTTAGAATCAAAGTGTCAGACATGGGTCACCATCGTTCTTCTGCGAAGTTGTGTACCCCTACACACTTCTACTTATACAGGCAAATAGGGCTTAATCAATCTAAAAAAGTGATCGGATTATAAAATATCTACTAAGTCAATGATACTTAAAGTTTTTTATATCCAAACTGTCATTCTGGAAAAGTATATCAGCTGAAGTTAGCCTTCCTCCTTTGCCGCAGCCAGTATCCATGAAGATTGCCTCTCCTCCCTTGGATCCCTTGACCTTAAGTGGCTGAGTAGTGGATCTGATGTCGTGTCCTACCATGACTCTTTTTCCAGAAGGAATTCTGTTAACCCATTCATATATGCGAGTTGGGTAACCATCAGCTCTTGGCTCCGAGGTATTGTCAACTTCTCCAAACAGTGCCATAGTTTCAAATTTGCCTATAAGCCTAGGGGAATCGATATCAAACATTTCCGGTTCAGCGGCGCCATGTGTAAAAAGAGTATTGCCAATGACCCAATGATGTCTGGATAGACCAAGAAGGGCTTTGTATCGAATCTCAAATTTCCTTCTTGCTTCTGATCCCAATTCTTCAATAGCCCTGGTAGTGACTTTGTTTCCATCACTCAATCGAACTTTGACATCATTATGTTTGATCTGCTCTAACCATCTTTCAATCTTGCGTTCGTGATTGCCAATCAAACAAAGCCCGCGCCCGCGTGACACTACATTGTAGACCTGATCAACACATTCTATGGGATTGGGTCCATAGTCAATTATGTCACCTAGAAAGATACAAAAAAGGTTTCTCTTAGCTGCCCATTCTATTGCTGCCTTGAGAGGTTCTAGCATGGCATGGACGTCACCAATTACCATAAGACCCCTGAAACCCAGTTTTTCAATGTTCTCTTTGAGAAGATCATTTGACAGTTTGGGAACTACTTCAAAGTTCTCCTTGCGTGTATCAATTACATTGGCGACACCATCCCCGCGCAATATATCTCGTTCGTTGTTTCTGAAGATATGTTCCTGCTTGGTAATGGCAGATATTGCTCCTGGTCGCCAACTGTTTCTAGCATCAATCAGCTTGGATTCCAGACTTCGATTACAGACGATATAGAAGATGGGAACCCCCACCTTTAAGGCTATATCAGCCAGGCTAATCCTGTCTTTTTTCCTCAAATTAGTGGCATCAACTACTACTCGCTCGCCCAATTCTAGCTTGAGTTGAGCTCTACGATACACCTCTCTGAATACAATGTCATTGATATTTGTTTTCTGGACATCACCACAAAGCTCATAGCGAATAGCTTCACTACTCATGATTTCGTGATCAGCAAACATTTTAGACAGAGTTGTCTTGCCGCTGTTGGCCGGACCCACAAAGATCACCAAACTATGAAGTGGTATTCTTTTCATATCACCAGTATAAATGAAATTGACACTGACGTCAATTTTGTAACATAATAGAGCATACAGGTGAGGATTCTATATGCGCCGCTCTTATCTAATTGCCAGCCTTGCTGGTGCTATTGCTCTATTTACAACCGGATCACTTGTGGTGGTTTCCAACCGGGCATCTAAGATTGAGTCATTCAAAACCAAGCTTTCAGAGCTTACATTTTGTAAAACGGCTTATGAGATTGCCAGTTCTCACCCCAGCTATATCTCACGATTCGTTGAAGACGAACGGACCAAAGAAGAACTTCTCAAGGAGTCAGAACTCCTGAACTCCAAAAAGGAGAAGATTGATCTTCTTATTGATCAGCATATCAAGGAAGCGGCCGAATTACCGCTGGATGACATCTCGGTGCGAACCCTTATTGATAAAACCACCTGGGACGCAGAACTTGAAGCGGTTCAAGCGGCAGGTTGGGTCGAGGAACACGAAGCATTCCTCGACCAAATTGACGAAATCTGCAAACCATACTTCAAGTAATGGTCGCATGACCTTCTGATGAAATACGGAGAGTCCCGCGCTTGACTCGAAGGGAACCCTTAGTGCTAGGATGCTCAGGGTTCTCTCGAGTAGTAAACCCAGTCTGACATTCCATGTGATGAACATAGAACGTTTTACCGCGAGCTTTGACTACCCACATGGGAATGAAATCAAACTCCATGGACTTCTTGTTGAAGTGGAAGTCGATGTTTTTGCTTTCAAACTCCAGAGGGAACTCCTTGAACTGCTCCGCAATCCCTCTCTTCATGGACTTGATCTGATTCCAACGAATCTTAGCCGTTTCCAAAGCAGTCATGAGCTTGCGGGCAATTGCCCTTTTGTGACCATGTTCGATTCGCAGTTTACTGATACGATCCCGAACAGGATCCAACATAGGATCCAGATGGTTCTCATATTCACTAAACTTTCGTTCTAGTGCCTTGATCTGGAACTTGCTTTCTCGGACCTCCGAAGAGGCGTGAGCATAAAGCTCACGCCAATCGGAACGCCACTCAATGTAACCCTGATAATCGGTGAAGTTGGGCTGAATACCGTGGACGCTCATTTTGATTCTCCTTAAGCAGCGGTTGCGACAGATGCCGCTGCCAGCTGATTATTCTTGAACTCCGTTGCTGCGGTGCGTTCCAGCATCAGCTGATTAGCACGGACACGCAGGCGGTGTAGCTGGCTCTGTAGACCAGAGTTATCGTTGCCCTTGTTTTCCCGCTGTTCTCGCTTGTTGGCGCGAATCTCGAGAGTGAGCTCCTTGTATTGAGCTCGCCAATCAGCACGATAAGCCAGGTATTCTTCACGAGTAGTAAAAGTAAACATTAGATTTCTCCTCCAAAAGTCAGTTTAAAAAGCAGTGCGGTGTCACGGTTCTCGAAATACCACTTATCGGCACCACCGTTGTGCCAAAAGCTACCCTGTTGTTCCTTACACCAGGTCATCATTTCCGACAACGGACCACCTTTTTGAATATTAACGGTGGTACATTCCGGCCAAGCTTCCCGGAGTCGCTTACTCCAGTGTTTGTCTCGAGTGCTCTGTCCAACTGGTGGACAGAACTTGAGGCCACATTCCCTCCAAGCTTTGATATAAGCTTGGGTGGCAATTGACTGGGCTGTGTTGAAGTCCATCATCAGCTGACCGCCGAGAATCGCTTCGTGATTGCGTGGGCTTGTTCTTTGGTGCAGGGACCAATGCCAAGCGCAGTCACAATGGGCTGACCATCAAATGCCGTTCCCGGCACTACATGGTTCTTGTCAATGATGAGGGAAGTAATCAGACCAGCTTCCTGAGCCGCCTCATACGCTCGCAGGATCGCTGCTTCGTTCTTGGCTTTGAGGATGATCTGAGTGCCGATAAAGTCCGGGCCCTGGTAAACGCGCAGGAGCTCAGGATCTCGACGGCTAGCAAGAAGCACACAATTCTTGGCAGCGTGACAAGCCTGGCTTGCCAACTTGCCTGGCTTCATATCCAGGTCGCCTCGAATGATGCTGTAGATGCGAAGCTTTTCAGACGCAGCTTCGAAGGCGTCATAGTCGTTGTCGTTGTCGTAACGAGCAGCGGCTTCCTACAAGAAAGAATTCGTGATCATTGTCGTTCCTTTTGGTTACTGTCCAACATCGGACAAGCTTCAACATAAGAGGGTTTCAGGATATGTCAACCGTCTTTTTGAATTATTCTCTCCAACGCAATTTGAACATCATTGCGTCTTTGCCATTTTCAAAGATAACTCCCACACTGGACGAGCAACCGCTGGTCCATCCTGCTTTTTTGAAGTCACCAAACTTTACATTGCTTTCAAGCCATGGTAACATTTCTGAAAAGGTGGAGGCTATGAATCCAGTGATTCTAACCAAATACCATCCTGGATATTTGGAATTCACGGTATCAACAAAATCAAGATCGGGGAAATCGTCTTCCTCAAACATACTGTTGAGTTTGGCTTCTCCCAAGACACCATCGGTCTCAGGTTCCGCTACATCGTCGAACCATTCTTCGACGTGATCTGTATTTTCATTACGATAGTAGGGCATTTTCTCAACTCACTCTTTAAATCAAACCATAGACGGATTGATAGTGAGGAGGAGCCCGAGGAGCCTAGTGTTGGGTAAGAATCTTTTTCATGCCTTACTTATACTGATCTAACATATAAGAGTCAATATTCAAGGACAGTTTGGCAATGAGAGCATCATTGGCTGTTTGGGTTCTGACTACTAGGCGCATCTGATATTCAGAACCACTTGAAAAGTCATCATCAATTTCCATAAAACTAAAGAAATGACCTTTTATACAATCCAAGATCTGACGGAAGATTTCGGGATTGGGCCAATAGAAAAATGAAGGATAAACACAAACAAATGGCTTACCATAAAATACGAAGTCAAGTGGGGTATCAGACGTCCAGTCTATGGTAGCGACTGGTTCAGTAAATCTCCGATTAAGAGAACCGTAGATACAGTCTTTACTAGTCCTGTAGACTGTTTTGACTAGCGGTCGACTAGTTGAGGAGATCACGATCTGCGGCCAGATTCAAGATGGTACGATAAACTCGCATGTTGGGACGATAAGGACCTCGCCCAAAATACTTGTTGTCGTCCCCGTAGAGGGCCTTTTCGAGGGCCGCAGCAACAGCCGCGCTCCTGCATTGCCCCATGAGGCAGTGGACGTAGATGACGCTAACACCGGCAGTTTCCATCTCCTTGTAGAAGTCAAGGATCTGACCGGCGTGATCCTCATTGAAGAGGATACGAGTTTCATTCTCGGGCTCGCCGTTCTTGCAATCGTCAATATCATGAAACTGGAGGTTGAGTCTTCCGATCAGGAAGTCGTTCTCATGAACTACTGGGAAATCACCCTTCTCACAGATGCTTATCAGAGCCCACGGCTTCTCAGGCGGACTTACTGCCATCATAGTGGCACGGCTGTAGACAACAAACTTCATTACACCAGTCTACAGCACAAAGCCTATATGTCAACCATCAATAGGTGGGATCTTATTGATATCATCGCGCTGGGCCTGATACCAGTTGTAAACGCAACGATCCAGACCAATAGCAATTTCAAGGACCAGAGCGTCCTTTTCCACAATGTCTTTCTTGCCCTGAAAGGTCAGCTTCTGCGGGAAATCAGTTCGTAGACTGATCGAGCAAACTTCCATCCACTTGTCGCCGTTCCAAATCTCGACATCCATGGTTCTCTTGCTGTAAGAGGGCAGGCGATCGCTTTCGACAATACGGGTTGGCAAATGGACCATAGCGGCAATCATCTGCTGGACCTTGGTCAGCATGGCTTCCTGATAGTCCATGCCGGTATCCGCAGTAAAGATACACTGGAATTCCTGCTGGTAGAATTCCTTCAAGCGCATATGCTTGGTTGGCTGGACAATTTCCCTGCGAAAGCTTTTGCCAGCTTGCCACACAACCAAGGGAGGGAAAACCTTGGGATGAACATTGTTGAGTAAGTGCTGGGCATAAGCATAGCTACCCGGCGTGGTCTCCGGACGCAAAGCCAGCTCACGAGGGGCATTCTCAACCCGATGGTCTCCCCACTGAAGCCAGATGTCATCCTCGGTATAGTTGACGTTTAGGAGATCTCGGGGATTGAGAAGCGGGGCTTCGATCATGAAGAACTTCCAGCGATCATTCATAGCCAGGAGGTCAGCCTGCACCCTCGCGGCAAAGAAGTCCCGCATGGTTTCCCGCAAGCGGATCTCTTCCTCATTCCAAAAGACGAGACCGTTGATGTTGAAGACGTTCTGCATTTTTTATATCCACTAGTTCGATGAATTCATTGCCGTTAAGGCAAGTTGTCTTTGGCGCCCTTACCGAGACTTGAACTCGGGACCCACAGATTTAGAGTCTGTTGCTCTGACCAACTGAGCTATAAGGGCGTGTGTCCCACTTAGGACTTATTCTCAAGGGCGTCAAGGCGCTCCATGATTTCCCGAAGTAGACGAACCTGCTCGGCAGACTGTTGCTTTAGCAGTTCCTGTTCGTTGTGGGTAAAGGCATTGCTGTCAACAATCAGATGAGCGGACATTTTGGCCGTAATGATAGGCACGACCAAGAACACGCAAATGAACATAAACGCGCCACCGACCAACTTACTGATCAGATGGGTTGGATAGAGGTCACCATAACCCACTGTGGTCGCCGTCACAGTAGCCCACCAGAAGCTATTGGTTAGGTCTTTGTCCTCTACAATGCTGAAGGTAACTGCCGCGATAGTCATCGTGATGATAAACAGCGAGACCATAGGCAAAACCTTATTGGCCATCTTCTGCATCATATTCATTTGGACCATAGGTTGAGTAATAGCGATATCGTAAATCTCGTTACCAACCTTTTCAATTTCCTTACGCATTGTAGGTGTCCCTTACGACCTTTGGATATATGTTATGGGGAAGCGTTATACCTCCCCATAACACTAATCCGTTAATCAAGTTCGCTATAACGGCTTGCCATACGGTCAGACATGCTCTGCAGACTGTTAGCGATTGCCCGGTAAACCGAAGCGAATACGCGCTGCAGGAAATCGCCAACAAAGGTGCCGATGAATGAAAATGGCCAATAGGCCATCCAGACAGTGATGCGACCCTTGTTGTTACTGACCATGCGACGCTGACTGATGTTCAGAATCTTGACTTCTTTGGTCGCATTGAACGCATCACGAACAGTCTGATCAGCCGGCATCTCTTTGAGACCGCGGTTCTTCAAAAAATTGCTGCGAAGTTCTTCGTAGCGATCGAACAGCTTGGGCAGGTAGAACATTCGCCACTTGACGAAGGCCCAAACTGCCGCGATACCCAGATATCCCAAAACGCCATAGATCACGTAGATCGGATTTTCCTGTACGAATTCGAGAACAGGAGCGTTGGTGAATGCCACGATCGCGGCCACGGTAATCAAGAGCGTCAGCGTTGCCGCTCCGGCTCTATCTGAATCGACTTGGGCCGCAAGGACCAGGGTAACAAGGCCGACGATGATCCAAAAGAGGACACCGCCAAACGTGATAATTTCTGCAATCATGTTCGTCTCCATTCGGTGCCGTGAACGCCATCGGCAAGCGTGATCCCCATATCAGACAATTGCTGACGGATCCTATCAGCTTCTTCGTAATTTCTAGCTTTCCTCGCGGATTGACGAGCCACGATTAGAGCCTCTACCGCTTCCTTGTCAACACCTAGTGTCCGCCACTGGTGCGGTGTATGGTTGAACAATCCCAGCAAACGTCCGGACTTGATCAACTTGGCCTTGAGTGGCGCCTTTTCCTTAGCAATATCAAGATCGTTGGCGATTGCGTGTAGAGCTGTGATAGCAGCAGGTGTATTGAGATCTTGAAAAAGCTTGGAGGTAAACCCGTCAGACAAACGGGTATCTTCTGCCCAGTTGATATCATCCCAACGGAAAAGGATGTCATAAAGACCAGACAACGCTTTGTGCGCTTGGTCCAAAGACTCCCATGAAAAATCCATGGGAGAACGATAATGTGTCCGCAGAAAGTAGTATCTTACGGTTTCCGCAGGGTAACGCTCAAAGAGATCCTTGAGCAAAATCACATTTCCGCGACTCTTGGACATCTTTTCACCGCTTACGGTCAAGAGTCCATTATGGACCCAGTAGCGGGCAAGCGGCTTATCCATTGCGCAGTGACTCTGCGCGCATTCTGCTTCATGATGGGGAAAGCGTAGATCTGCTCCACCACCGTGAATGTCAATGGTCTGTTCCTGAAACTCCTTGGCTATCATGGCCGAGCATTCAATATGCCAACCGGGTCTGCCGTTGCCCCAAGGGCTATCCCACCAAGGCTCACCTGGCTTTGAGGGCTTCCAGAGAACAAAATCACGTGGATCTTTTTTGCTCTTGTCAATTGCCACTCGACCACCGGATCTGAGATCGTTATGGTTGGCCAATCCAGGATGAGGATTGCTTGGCACATGAAAGAAAACCGTGCCCTTGCGAACATATGCGTTCTTGGAAGTGATCAATCTCTTGATCACAGTCCGCATTGCCTGAATGGATTCAGTTGCCTTGGGTTCGATTGTTGGCAGGAGGCAATTCAATGCCTCAAGATCGGCATGATAAGCTGCAATAGCCGGCTCGGTTATCTGGCTAATATCCACATTCTTCTGCGAGGCAGCGTCGATGATCTTGTCATCAATATCGGTTATGTTGCGAGCATAACGGACATGATCTTCACCATATAGATAACGCAACACTCGGAATAGCTGATCGAAAACGATAGCCGGTCTCGCATTACCAATATGCGCAGGACCATAAACAGTTGGACCACAGACATACATGGTAACCAGCCTTGAGGATCCAGGGCTGAATTTCTCGATTGTTCGAGATTGGCTATTGTAAAGTTCCAACATCTGACCAATCTACAATAGATTGGCAGCAAGTCAATCAGAAGTTGCCAAGAAACGATAGTTTGAACATAGTGGCATGTTTGGGATCACCAAACTTGGCAGTGAGCTCTGTTTGTCTTTTTTTGGTGAAATAAAAGTTTAAACCTAGATCAACTTTGAATTCAAAACTGGCTTGATTTTCCGTTATACACTCTCGAGCCCATTCCATGATATTTCTATCACGGATGGCAAATGGTGCTCTTTGGAGAATACCACTTGTTCCTTCTGGATGCCACTCAGTAGTGACATCAAAAGGAATAACAAATTTGACCCTATAAGGCGCCAGCAGATATTTTGGACTTGATCTAAAACGGTATTTGAACCGGAGGATGTTATCAAGGGGGTGGTCACCCCCTCCTCGCCTTGTGGAACTCATATTCCACATTATACGTCTTCACCAAGCCATTCGCGAGTAGCGGCTTTGCTGACCCCAATTACTACCTTTTCCAAATCACAGGCATATAAGCCAGCGCAGCTAAAACCATTGAGTTCAACGATCTTTGGACCATCTTCGGTTAGCGCGACGTCACAGGTGTATGCGATATCTACCTGCCATTCATGATCTGCGACCTGCTGCGCCAAATTCCAACATTCTTGTGGCCAGTCTCGTCGCACGTCCAACTTGCCGTCCCAGCGATACTCTGAACCGGCAATAACCTGCTTGTCAGCTATCACGAAACGAAACTCACCTTGGATTTCCACTCCTGGATTCACCAGTATCAAGGTGTCTTCCATAACACCACTGATCTGCTCCAGAGTCGAGATGTCGTCATCTACCAGATCACGCTTGATGCGCTGGCCCGCGAACGTCTTGAATCCGCTATCAGGGCGGACAAAGAGTAGATTGGTGTTATGCTCAATGAAAAGTTCATGGGCTCGGTGTTTGAACATGGCCCAAGTCATGAATGTTGCTTTGCGATTGAGAAACCAATCCAAAGGAAGGTAGCTCATATACTGACTAGCAGAGGTTCGCCGGTTCACGCCAAGATGACCAGGTTGGAACCTACCATCTGGGTTTACCTTTTTGGTAAAATCATGTGACCCGTAGAGCACCACTGGTCCATCAATGCTGTCGATATGAGAATAAGTCCCGTCATCTTCTCGTTCAATCTCAATTACATCGTGACCAAGAGAGCGAATGACATCGGGCAAAGGACGCTGACCATAGATCATGCGTTCAAGAATGTAATCGTCGAGAATCCAAGTAACTTGAGCCATCCTAAGTTGCTAAAACAGGATGGCTCAAAAGTCAATCAGCTTATGCCGCCTGTTGGATATCATCCTTGTAGTTCTGCTCAAAAGGCAGTTCAGTTAGGATCTCAACTTCATCACAAAGGCGTTCGACCTTGAGATTGGCTTCAGCCATTAAGGTTAGCATCATATTGCGAACCTGTTCTGACATCTGTATGACCTTGACATCAGCATCCAGATTTGGATCCCGACGTATCTGGTGCATACGATCTTTGGCCGCCTTACGAGCCTGCTGTAGAAGCATTTTGCTCACAGTTTGACTCACAGCCGCCAGCGAGATCTCGCCAGTTTCTTCCACAGCTTCAGGCGCAATCTGAGTTAGGTCTAGATTAAACTCTACTTTGAACTTTGACACAGTCGATCTCCCAAACGGGTCTCTTATGCGGAAAAGGAAGAATGCTCAGACCAAAAGGGACAAGTCCCAAGGGGCAAGTGGCCCTATTCCGATCTGTGTGCCTAAGCATGTCCTGTCCGCTAGCAGATTTTTCGCAAGAAGCCAAGAGCAAAAAATTATTCTTTGTCACGGCTTTGAAATACACCTACTAGCAGATTTCTAGAAACCAATTTTATTGATATAATCCAAAGCTTATGAAAAGCGGTAGGTCCGTTTCGTTATAAAGGCTATATGGACCAAGTTTGAAATATAACGCTTCTCTTACATCTTTGAAGATAATACGTATATAGGTATGAGGGATATGATCAGGTGTAGGTGAGATTTCCTCAATCTGACTCAAGTCCCAAGGGCTTTTACAATTCTTATATAGCCAGATCTCCACAAAACTATAAAGAAGATCAATGTTAATCTTCTTCAAATGGGTTACCTCTAAGGTAACTGTGAAACCATCAACCATAGACTGTGAATGAGACTCTCTTATCAAGTTCATCCCGTATTTATGAGTTGCGCCAATCTAATAGCGCAACTCACTCAGGCACTCACTCACACAGATTAGTATCCCTGAAATCACTCCAAGAAGTGCCACCCCACAGATGGCGCATTGAATTGACCTTGGTCTGGCTACCAAGTTGTGATCCCACATACTTGATCAACAGCGCATAGACGCCTTCTTCGCCGTCTGCCAACCTGTCCCAAGTGGAGAACTTGAAACCCTGCATTCCATCGTTGATCTTGGTGATCTTTTCAGCAAACTTTTTCTTGCTGCCGTTGAAGTTGTCAAAATCGGCCTGAACTTCCCAATAGAGATCGCTTGCCAACTTCTTCAATCCAACAAAGATGCTCTTCGCGAAATCATCAGCAGCTTGGACCAAGTCCTCGGGTAAAAAGGGCTTGGCATCATCAAGCTTTTCATCCACAATCAAGCGGATCACATCCTTTTCATGGTTGAGATGCTCAAGCGTCTTGTGGAGGAGAGAATACCATTCGCCCTTCAACTTGAGCATGGTGCCATCGGCCCAGCGAAAAACGTCGCCTTCCTCGCCTTCAACGCCTCGGATCTCGGCAATGGTCTCGTCATCAATACCAGTGATCTCACCGGAGAACGAACAGCAGGGAATACCATAGGACGCAGCCTCTTCCTTGAGGCAAGGAGCATCCATATACTCACCGGTTTCGTTATCACGAATAGCAGTCAGGACCAGCTGAGTCACGGGATAGTCGATAACGATGCGCTGGATACGCGAGCACCATTCAAAGATCGGTGTCTTGCCCTGGCTCATCCAATACTTACAGAACTCGTGGTATTCAACACGATCCTTGGCCCACACATCAACCGGCGCGGCCACCCCCGTCAAACCCATCTTGGTACAGAAACGCACCTCACCCTTGATCAACAGAGGCGTGATCATGGATCCATCAAGCTTCTTGAAGCGGCGATAGGGCTTGGACCAGTCAACCGAACCGGGCATCGTTTCAGGACGCTCGCCCAAGTTGAAGAACTTGTGATACTTGCGAGAGATCACCTTACCCGTAGCGGTATCGAAAGTGATACCACGACATTCGCGCAGCAGAGCGGTCCGCCGATCGGTAACGGGCGGGAAGGTATCCTCGAAGTTGACCAGATAGTTGATCACGGTATAGCCGTGTTCCTCATCAACCTTGACTACGAATTCCTCACGGCCTTCAATGGCTTCAAGAACTTCCGACAAATGGGTAATCTTGGGAAATTGATATGAAGTCATTGTTTTCACCTTATTGTTTGATCTAATGGTTTGCTGATAAGGAAATTTCCTGTCCAGCATCAATTTTGGACAATGACACTGAACAGGAAATTGTCAACCAGACTTTGGTGTCTATCACCCAAAATTATGGGCGGTGTTCAATCACCTTGTCACCCAGGCCCATCGCAACTGCTTCTTCTGCAGAAAGGAAGGTATCGAACTTCATGGTCTGGAAGAGCTCTTCATAAGTCTTACCAGCAGTATTGTGGCGGACATAAAGCTGGGTCAGACGCTCATTAATGCGTACCGATTCTTCAAAAGAACGCTTGGCGTCTTCGAACTGTAGATCCTGCACATGGACGGAACCCGAGGTTCCGCGAGTGCCGCTGCTGACCCGATGAATCATGGTACGCGATTCGGGAAGGAGATACCGCTTGCCAGCAGCGCCGGCCTGGGCCAGGAACGAACCCATTGAACAAGCCTGACCCATGACCAGCGTATTCACATCTGGCTTGATAAAGCGCATGGTATCATAAATCGCCAGCCCAGCAGTTACAGCACCACCGGGTGAGTTGATGTAAAGCCAAATATCCTTGGCGGGGTCTTCGCTTTCAAGGAAGAGAAGCTGGGCGCAGACAATCTGCGCCATCTGATCTTCAACCTGACCATTGAGAAACACGATGCGCTCTTTGAGCAGGCGCGAATAGATATCATAGGCGCGCTCACCTCGACCGGTAGTCTCAATAACAGTTGGAACCAATGGCATTATAAAAACTCCTTGCGTTAGAACACCGTGTTAAAACCATAATCCATTGATAGCAATATTCAAATTACTTTGATTCCCACGCCTGATGGCCACCTCGAAGCTTGAACATCAACGCATCATTTTTGTCTTCAAACCGGACAACCATGGTATATTCGTCCGGTCTCCCTCTGACAGTTTTGTAGATAAAATAGGCCCATTTACCTGGAGTATTCTCCACCAGCCAATCCTCTACAAGCTTGGCTGATTCAAAATTGTCAGGGACTTGGAATTGGGTACGTATCCATGATCTGTTCATAGGCCCCGTAAGAGATTTACGAAACAGCTTGTCGGTCTGGACTTCAAAATCAGTAAAAGTGAGATTTGTTGGCTTTTCCATACAACCTATTATGTAGGAAAATTGCGGTTCTCGTCTATATTCTAGTCAAAAAAGAGCCCCACACTGCGGGGCTTAGTTGACAGCAAATTCTTGTAGCTAGGGTCGTATTCCAGCCCCTGCGAGCAGCTTCTGAGGGTCTAGCGTCGGGTCTAGTGCTGCGAGCTTTGCTACGACGTGATTGATCACGTCGCCGCTTGTCTGCTCGTGATCCCTGAGAATACGAAGAACTTTGATAAGAGTTGGCTTGTGCATTTACTTAAAAGGATCCTTGGGTATGGTCTTGAAACGATCACGCTTTGCTTGCTTGACCGCCTGATCCGCACGAACATATTGCCAGCAGCGTCCGAAGGCATCTACCGCGTTACTGCTGCCTGTAAGACTCAAATGATCGACAGTGGTATCTCCCTTTGTGATCATGATCGAGCCAGAACGAGCAAACGTTGGAAGGAAATCATCTGCAGGGAAAATCGCCAAGAGGCCTTTGCGATAAGAATCCACAGTACCTACCGCAGTTCGATCGTAGAAAAAGTCACCAAGAAGATATCTGACTTCGTGCTGATCTCCCTTGGCAATGGACCAATTGAAGTTATCTACAACCACAGCCACTACGTCAGGATTCTCTAGATACCGGAAAAGTAACAGACGAGAACTACCTGGGCCTTCATAATCATCTTTGATTATGCCACAGAAACCACCTTCAGCAGTTTCTTCATCGGCTTCACTAGCCGCTACAGTGAACCCATTGAAGGTTCCAAACTCTCGGCTTTGAGCAGGACTTGTCATCAGCAGGACACTGATGAAAAACGCGATCTTTTTCATAGGATTTCCGATCTTATGGGGAGGGCCAAAGCCCTCCCCAATTGACTTACGCCGCGCGGCGCTCGTCTTCCTTGACGTAATAGGCCGTCATGCCCCAAGGAGCAACAATGCTCGTGTTGCCGTGAACAATGAAGAGGGTATCGCAATAGTCCTCTTCACCCCACGTGCCGCACGGATAACCATCCGTGAACATCACGAACTTCTTGGGCTCGATACTGTCGCCGATACCCTCGATATCGCCGAAACCATAGCCAGCCGGATCGCGCATGAATTCCCAGTTACACTCGAACATGGTGCCACCACCGCCCTTGGGCTCATAGTCCATGATCTCGTCAATGTTGTTCTGCGTGAACACCTTGGGGTTATAGACCTGCGTGTCAAACGTCCAAAGCGTCAGCTTGAAGTCGTCGAACGTTTCCATGATGCCCTTGGTTTCCGAGAGGAAATCGCGCAGCATCTGGTCGGTCATCGAACCCGAGGTGTCAATACAGACCGCAACATCAACAGTGTCCTTGAAGTTGCTGCCAGGCAGGATAACGGAAGCACCGCCACCAATACCCCACGACCGCTTGCTGGGGCGGTTGAACGTATAGTCATCCTTGATGGAAGACTGGATATGCATCTCGAGCAGGGTCCGCCAGTCCATGATCGGATTGGTAAACGCGTCAATGAGACGCTTGACACCTGCGGGGACCTTGCCGGCGCCAACTGCCTGAGCGGCGTTGATAACAGCAGCCTTGATCTCATTGCGGATCTTTTGCTTGTCCTCTTCGGTCAACTGGGGAGGACCATCGGGACCGCCCTGGACCGTGACCGTAATGGTCTTGCCACTACCGTTGCCATCACCGTCGCCGTCACCATCGCTGCCATCCATTTCCAGATGCTCATCGAGCGTCATCTGAATCTTGGTCTGGTTCTGCTCCAGCAGGCGATACACCTCTTCCGAGGTCATTTCGTCTGTATACTTGTCATCATACAGACCGCCCTTGGGCATATTGCCCAGCTTTTCCTTGACCAGGGAATAGTTGACGATGTAATCGTTCGCCATGTTCCACAGCTTGTGCTCTCGCGAGCCCTTACGACCAAGGTGGTCATAAACACAGTGGAGGACCTCATGACCAATGAGGAACAGCAGTTCATCGGGAGTCAGAGACTTGATGAACTCGCGATTGTAATACAGCTTGCGGCCATCGGTAGCTGCCGTCTTACACCACTTGGTAGCATCCACGAGCTCCATGCGGGTTGCGAGGTTGCCGAAAAACGGCTGGTTGAAGAGGAGCCCTACTCGGGCCTTGACGATCGCCTGGACGACCGGATCGGACATATTTGCTGCCATGAGATCCTTCCTTTTGTTGTATCCGCTATTATAACGGATAACATCATCGTGTCAACTATTTAGGTGACAAGGTTCGTTGCGATTTTGGGATAAAATGAAAGGGTGGCCTGTTGCCAAGCCACCCTTTCCCCGTTAGGCCACGGGAAGCCGTTACGGATTAAGCCGCCAGGATCAGATCCTGATACTTGTCCGAGAACTCGTCCCAGTTCTTCATGCCCGACGGGTCGAACTGGATCCGGAAGATTGCCAGCGCCGTGCGCGAGCCCATGATGACCATTTCCGACTGGAAGTTCTTCATCATGAAGCCCAGGAAGTTGTCCACGTTGGTCGAGAACTTCTTCTTGTCCTCGGCCTTGGCGCCCTTGGCGATCGACGCGTCATACCGGTCCTTGAGCTCATAGCACAGAGCAGTGGTCAGAGCATACATCAGCGAGATGTCAGCACCCTTCTTCAGCTCAGTGATCTTGCCCTCGAGGATGTCGCCAGCTGCGGGCAGATTCGCCGCATTCTTGCGATATTCCAGGAACTTGACCGCAATGCCGTCACCGACCGAGCCGGCGATCAGCGACATCTGGACCGTTTCCGGAATGTTGGGATCACCGCGCAGAATGTCGGAGACCATTTCCCAGGAACGCGGGGTGGGGAAGCCGCGCGACGCGCTGGTAGCCTCGAACTGGAACAGTTCGTGCTTGAAAGCGGTCAGGTAGCCAACCACCGCCTGGTGGAAGCCGGTCTGAAGTGCGAAGGTCTGGAAATCCTCGAAGTCCACGCGCATTTCAATGTGCGTGAAGCGATTCTGCAGAGGCGTGGGCATCTTGAACGTCGCGCCCTTGTCAGTCTCGCGGTTACCCGCCGCCATCACGATCACGTTGTCGGGGACCACGTATTCGCCCAGGGCGCCATCGAGAACCAGCTGGTAGGAGCCGGCCTGTACCGACGGAGCAGCGTTGGGCAGTTCGTCCAGCAGGATAATCGCACCATCGTACTGATGACCCATGTCGTCAGTGATCTGAGCCTTGCGCAGCGGAGTGCCATCTTCGGCAACAGCGCGCTTGGGCAGCATCTGCGGGATAGCCCATTCGACATATGCGCGACCGGTCTGGTCGTCCTTGAAAGGAACCGGAATACCGCGAAGGTCGGTGGGTTCCATCTGCGTCAGTCGGATATCGATGAGCTTGAAGTTCAGTTCGTCAGCGACCTGCTCGACGACCGAAGACTTGGCAATGCCAGGTGCGCCCCAGATAAACAGACCACGACGCTTCTTGCCGCGTTCTGCGTTCTCGAGGTTGACCTTCACCATATGCTTGATAGCAATCGCAGCCTCCGACGGCTTGACCGTCAGTGTGTCGATGCGCGTTGAACCCTTCTTGGACATTTTAACTCCTGTTGTTTGGCCTAACGGTTTGCTGTAAACCTTCACCATTACTAGCGTCAATGAAAGAGGTGTCAACCAACTTTTTTCCACTAGGTGAAGATTTCTGCCCTCCGCCGTGTTTCAGCTGTTAACTGACAGGTAAAGGTTACGCAATAAAGAATTTTATCAAAGGTGAATTTTTCTTCAGCCTGAAAACGCATCAAGGAGAATATCAAGATCTCCTACGAGTTTGGCTCGCATGGCCAGGTCGGCCTCAAAGAATGTGACGGTTATAGGAAGATAGTTGTTGGCATGCCATGGCATACTACAATGGCGGTCTAGATAAAGAACGTGCCTGCTTGAGAATGTTTGTTGGTCAGGGAATACCACTTCAAACTTTTTGAAAAAGCTTGTCATAATAGCCAGTCCACCCTGACTCAACCGAAGACCATGTTTGGAATCCTCGTTACCACCTCGTAAATTACTGAACATCATACGGATTAGTTCATCATCCGTCATGTTGGTAATTTCACTAACGTGCTTGACCGGATTGACTTCATAAGCCTTTCGTATAGCACCTACTATGAGATAGTGGATACTCATTCAGAAATAGGCTTACCGCCAGTCAGTTCATAAACTTTGAATTTGTCAGTTTTGAAAAGCTTGTTGAGCTTTTCAGCGAGATTGAAAGCATGACCTGGATTGCTGAAACTGACCTTTTTGTATTTTGGACCAGGGTAGTTTACTAAACTGTTGATCGATCTCAGATTGATCGGTTTCCCTTCATAGAACACGGCATAGATGGCTTCAGCCTCTAGAACCTGTTCGGCTTTGAAGGTCTTTGGATCAGTATAATCCAACAGAACTCTTGGTTTTGGCCTAGACATTAGCGACCTCTCTATTAAGCACATGGTTATTTATCCAACTTGACACCTAGTGAATTGCTGTTAAATGGATACAAAAGCAGAGAGAATCCCCCTATGAGCACAATTGGTCTTTATGCAGGTTCATTTGATCCAATGACTCGTGGGCATCTAGATATCCTGAGTAAAGCAATCCAGACTTTTGATACTGTCCATGTGGCAATTGGACGCAACGTCAATAAGTCTGGATTCCTGTCAGTTGATAAACGGCTAGAGATCATGAAGCTCGCAGTTGATGAATGGGAAAATCCAATTCTCAAACTGGCGGCCCAGACCGGAAAATTGAAATTTGGCGAATATGCTGGAATCAGCATAATAGCTTATGCCAAACTGATCGGCGCCACTCATATTGTTCGAGGCCTAAGACAGGCCGGCGACTTCAATGATGAATTTGCCCTAACGGGCATTGCCGCTTATCTGAATGACAATATCATCTTTACTCATTTCATTGGTAAAGAAAAATATCTCCACGTTTCAAGCAGTACTGCTAGAGAACTTGCTAGTCTGGGGGAAGATATCAGCTGGCTTGTCACTCCTAGTGTTGAAAAGGCTCTAGAAGATGAATTTGCTCGTCGACAAGCCAGGACCTGATACGTGGAAAGATTAGCTCTCATCGTCGTTACGCTGTTTTTGCTTCTGACTATCTGTTCAGCTATCTATCTACAAATTAATCACCAGAATAATTTGAGTCCTGCTGCTAGGATCTCTCTTTTATTCATGACGGTTTTGATGTGTCTGATCTACTATAGCACTAGCAGCCGTCTGCTCACGCTGGTTGATTAATGACACTTGTTCCTGTCGGGTGATTTCACCAAACCACTTTCGTGGATTTCCGCAACAAAAGTTAGAACATGGACACGGCGTCGTTGCTGATTTTCGGATCCATTCCGTGGAATCAGCTTTATGTCCAGACCATCCCACAATACTCGAACGGCGTTTCGCACGAGCAATAGCGCGCTCACGTTGAGCACGTCTCCAAGACCTATTTCGCATGTTAACCTCCACACGCCTAGGCCCCAGCGTTGATTCGCCGGGGTCAGAGCGTGTTGGGAGGTCGAAGTCTCTGGATCTTCATATTGACTACTTAGTTGAAACTTCAAATTGAGTCAAGGTAAAGGGCGGATTTTCGCCTGGATACCCTCTGGCATTGTTGGCATACACCACCCCGTTGATTTCTCGCATCTGGCGATAGTGAGTATGTCCATAGATCCATAAGCCAATTTTGCGGTTGGTATCAGCTTGGATTACCTGATCCAAGGCAGTGTTGACATAACTGGGTGTAAGGGTATTCCAAACGATATCTCCCACTTTCCATTCCATGATATCAGCCCTAGGGCTCATATGCGTGGTGACTACAATGGATTGGATGGAGTCATCCTCACTGGCAATTTTTACTTGATCCGCAAGATTTATAGCCTGGGAGGCGGCAAAGCTTTCAACAGTGGTGCCATTGAAGTCTAGAAAACGAGAATCATTGGAATATTGATTCCAAGCCCGTTTTGCGGTGAAATCACTGATACCTTGGTCTTCATAGGCCTTGAAGTCATACCAGCCAGTACCGCCAAAGAATGCGACGCCGTCAACAACCAGACTTGTGTTGGGTGTTAAATGATAGACATTATCCAAATGACTCAAGAGACTGGTTAGTAGATCCATCCCTTTTTCAACCGGCATGTCATTGTCATAGTGATCGTGATTTCCCTCAACGACGACCACATACTCATATTCAGCTGCCGCTGCTTCTACTACCTGGCTGGTGGTAATGAGATTGTTGGATATATCGCCAGCAATCACCAGAACACGACTGTCAGGGTTTTTGTATTCCTTCCAGTCAATATAAAGAAACAAAGATTTATGAGGTTCACCAGTCCACCGGCGGCGATTTGGATCGTGGAGTTGAGTTCTATTATGCCAAGCATCCACATGGAGGTCTGAACAGAAATCGATTTTCATTTAAAGGAACCTCCTCCAATCACTATTTCGGTGACTGATTTGGCTTTTGTGAGTTCATTGATTTCATTCAGAAGTTCATTTTCTCGAACAATCATAAGAGATAGTTCGTTGGAAAGATCTTGTGCCTGTTCCATGGTCATAGAAAAAGCCACACTTCTTGAGCGGCTCTTCTGACGAACTGAATCAATAAAACGTCTGATTACCTGATAGTTCATTGGTCTTGGCCCATTGACAGATTCGCCTGAGTGTTCAGCATACTGATGTGGTTGCTGAGTTCCAGCTTGTTACGGAACGGACCAACTGACTCATATTGCTTAGTGGTGCTTTCCTTTGGACAATAGGCAATTGTCCAACCGTTTGGAAATTTGAGCCCCCAATAACCGGCAGCGAATATCATTCTACCGCCAGTCGTGTATAGAGGTGGCTTTTCGCTTTGGATTACGATATGTTCATGTTTGACAGGATAGCCATTGATCTGGCTAACTTCATTGTCCTCTTGTCGCTGCTCAATAGACAGCTTGCCGAACTTCTTTTCTACCGCCTGGTAGTCTTCAAATTCAAGTCGATGGGCTGGACTCATAAAGAGATAGCCTTCATCAGTCTTGAACAACAGACCCGAGGTTCCAGAAGTCGTACGAATAATCCAGCTATTGCTGGTGAGTTGGAGCATTTTGCTCATTGAGTCCTCCAGTTGTTATATCTACCCTAGCAGATACAGTAACCAGAGTTCAATAATTTCAACGGTTCAAAGTGGGAGGAATGTCTTGGCCAGTAGCAGCATACGCCGCATGGAATAGAGCTCTAGTTTGATCTCGTTCAGTCTTGGTATCAAGAACTCGCCGCACAATAAGAGCACATTGTACAAAACCAATCCAGCGACCAGTCTTATCCACAGGGTTCAGATGATTGCGTTCTAACCCTGTTTCCATGAGCCACAAAATGTTATCGTAATCAGCCTCTTCAACTAATGGCATGTCCCTGATAACCTGCTCGTTAGCTAGGATTAGATCCCTCAGATTTACCATGACTTGTGCTTGGGCATCCCGCACCGGTTGAAGATTCACGGCATCTCACTGGGGTTCTGAGGGCGATAGTAGCGACCAGATGATTTGCTATCAAGGCGATGTTCGTCGTTTTTATCATTGGCCCAGGCGCTTACGATAAAACCTTCACGAGCCAAAACATACGAGTAATCGTATTCTTCACTCAAATTATGAACCCTGATGAGCATCTTCTGAATCTTGTTCAGAGACACTCCGGACTCATTAATCTGCTCATAGATCTCAACGAGAGTATTGTTGGGATGAAAAATTTCTTCCCTTGAGGGAAGAGGGATGATGCCACGACGATCTTCCATAAGCTGCTCAGCAGCATGGAAAGTAACATCTACCTCCTTGATTTGGCCGATAAATTCGGCACACATTTCACCAACGTTTTCAGGGAAGAAAATCTTATTATGATAACAACGAAGATTTATGCGCGGCTTTGCCATAGGATTAGGCGATCTCCTTGAGCAGCTGAGTGACCTTTTGGCGTTCACAAAGCTTGCGATTTTTAAACCGACCGTCATCTTCTGGCACAGCGAATGTCAGATACTCTTTTACAAGCGGATGAAGTCGATCTGGAGGTCCTGCATCTGCAGGCACCTCGAACTCCGCCATTGCGAGGTAGATGCCTTTTTGGTCTCGGAAAAAGTCAATTTCCCAAACACCTGACGTATTATTACATGGTAGGAGAAATCTAGTCTTTATAATTTTGTGGTCAGCTTCAGCCCAAGCTAATTCAAAATCTTCCTTACTGATCTCACTTTCAATTTCCAAGCATCCCGGCTGGTTTGTCAAGTCATGCTTGTATGTGAATATGCGCTCAGATTTGGGTTCCGCTAGAAGTTTACCTTGGTAAATTTGCCAGACTTTTAAGCGGATTCGTCCACCTTTGCTGAGGTATCCTTGTTGGATTTCAGCACGACCAGTAATCAGACCAGGCGTATCAATAGGATTCAACCTGGCCCAAAGTTCTTCAGCATCTCGAAGGACATACTTAAATTCACGTTCAATAGGCATTTGCGTCCTCCGTCCCTGTCACTGTCATATGGGACCTGTAAAATCTTACGTCAATCCCTGTAACAGCACCTTTTATGAATTTGTGTAGGGTGCTTGGAGAAGCGCCGCATAATCATTGGGGTTCTTAGAAAGATTAACTAAGGCCATTTCTTCACAGAATTTCAGGAACCAAATTCCAACGCCAGTTTTCTTTGGTTGCTGAACTGCTTCAAGGATAACAGAATCAAGCAACTGTTTGATCTCTTCAGGCTGCTGACGGAGATCGATAAGGGTCTGATTGCGGCGATAGGCATCTTGGACCTTGACGATATTGCCTTCATGGTCCTCCCATTCGTCATTCATAAACAAAGTCCAGTCATAGCCGCGACCAGCACGGTCTTCATAGGCTTCTTTGATACCTGGCTTCTTGGAAGAGCCGTTTTCACGAACGCCTGGCTTAGCTGACATGATGTTATCTGAGGCATCACCACGAATACACTTCTTGAAAAGTTCATATTCTGGATCAGGTGGGCTGATTGGTTCGGTTATCTTCTTCTTGACTTCCCGAACTTTGCCGTTCTTTCCAAGGACCTTTTCCGTGATGGTCTTTTCCTTGACAGCAGGCTGGTCCTTTTCATCAAAAACAAAATCTTTGGTAATAGTCCACTGCTTGACGCCGTCGTAGATCTTCACGTTGTCGGCAAGTAGTTGGTAGAAGTCGCTATCGCCGGAAAAGATAACATGCTGATCTTCAGGATGTAGATCAATCCATCGCGCAATAAAATCATCAGCCTCACAGCCCGCAGATTCAAGAACTGTGACATTCGTGCGCTTGCGAAGAAACTCAATTAGATGCTTCATAGCATCAAAATACAGTTCGTCCTCTTCACGCTCGCTCTTGGTCTTGAGCGCATCCTGAACCCTGCGATGAGCCTTATATTCAGGGTAGATTTCTCGACGCCAGGAATTTTTATCCAAAGCCACCACAATGTGATCAGCCCCAAACTTTCGCCAGATTTGACGAAGGCTATTAAAACAGATATGTAGAGCCATGCCTGCCTTAGTGGCGGCGTCCCCGGTGGTTACATGCTTACAGCGATGGAAAAGGTTAGAAGCGTCTACAATTGCGTAGGTTGCCATGGTAATCTCCTGATTATCATGTATCCTAACACCAAGAACTTCTAAAAATCATTATTCTTAGCTGTATTCTGTCAACCCGTCATCACGCTTGGTTCGGCTAACTCCGGCCATTGGCATGGGATCAGAAGACCCATCATCAATATCTAGCGGATTGTCAATGTTGAGCATTTGACGCATGGCCTCTTCAAACCACTTGTCTACGATTTCATCTGGTGTAACACCTGTCCAACCTTTGCTCTCTAGAAACTGAATAAAGTATTCGTTCCAATCTAGCTCAATGGCCATTTGGGTGTTTTCACCACGAATCATATGCTCAGCGCCAATGACATTGAACCATGGCTCACGAAGCAAAGTGGCAACTTCTTTGTCATGCTGATTTTCGGTAATATTACCGAATTTGAGTTCTAGACCCAACTGCGCTATCTTATAATCAATTGATGTCTTGTCATTGAACGACATATCCAGAAGCTCATGCTCAGCTTCCTCTTCAGTCTTATGACCAAAACGTACGTCTAGTTTGAGCTTGTCACGTCTATATGATTCAGTATCCTTGACATCATATGAGAGTTCAAAAAGCTTGTATTCCAACTCCTCGGTTGAAATCTTACCGAACTTGTGGAGATATTTGGCCATCTCACGTTCGCGGTCAACTTCGGTTAGTTTCTCATCGTTTTCAATCAAACCTAGACCATAATCAAACTCACCAATCTTGTGATATCGATAATCTAGTTTGAGCTTTGCCGTGCGGTAAGATTTGGTTGATTTGTCTTCATGGTCAATATCCAGGATACGATAAGCCAGATCTTCACCATCCCAATAGTATTCAGCTTCTGATACTGCCCTAATGGTCCCAGTGAGTCCCCAGTTGGCTGGCCACCAGCCAAAGGGAATGATGCGTTTGATCTTAGCCATAATAACCTCTTACTTTACTGGATTATTTAACCCAATAGTATTTAGAATCTGAGTGATGCGATCAACCTCTGGGTTGTTGGTAACTCGGTGATAATCAATGGATTTAGCATCCAGAAAGTTTTTGATGGCATCATCCACTTCAATCGCTTGCTCAGCTGTTTGGTTTCTGCCAGTTGGTTGATAGGCAAAATCTCTACCAATCAAAAAGTTGTGATTCTCATAGGAATTCCAGACTTCCATGAGAAACATATCAAAGGTAGTAAAGTAGTCATCGGACTTGTAGATTAGACCCAAAGGAAGGGGACTATCGGTGATCACATACTCGACCTGATCCGCAAGTCTCTGAATCCTACGATTTTGCTTTGCTAAAATATACAACTGGTCATTCAAAACATTCTGTCTCTTTTCCCATGTCATATCTTTGGCATACTCAGTTACAAGTTCAACCTCTATCTGCTGCTTTTTCATTTCAAAGAAAAGTCCAGCAGCGGTAGTAGATTTACCAGCGCCTGGTCCGCCCCATATATTGATGACTTTCATAGTATGCCTCTCTAAAAGAATATGGGAGGAGTGATCACTCCTCCCATACTTTATATCACTCAGGATCTGGAATTTCCGAAATCTCAGGAGTGAGATGGAACCAAGGCTGCTGAAGCCTGGTTTCCAGTGAGGCCATCTCGTCTAGAAAAACCTGCCTAGCAACCGGAGTTTCCGTCCCATAAACCTGGATTTCAAGACCTGCCTGCGAAGTCGCAAATAGTCTTCCAACCATGAGATCATTTGTCACATCCACTACGGTCGCATCCAGATAGTATCCGTCAATGAGATAAGACCTGATGCTTCTTCTGATTTCGCTAATCATTACTTCACCTCACTAGGATCAAAGATCTGATGGCCAACGCCGGCCACGAAGATTCCAGTGGCTGTTGCGATTCGTTCTGCCTGGATGGCAGTAATCACTGGAGTCAACTCATATCGCTGACCCGACTTGGAAATAGCCACAACTCTCGCCGAAGAACGACGAATGTCAGGCAGGTTGATTACTCGGTCGGTAACAATGGCTTCTACCTCTTCTGCGAGGAGTTCGCCATTCATAGTCTTAATGGTGTTTGCCATTTTATTTTCCAATCATGCTAAGAATTTGGTATACGGCGCCGTTGCTAGTTCTTCAAGAAAAGCGAGATAGTCATTTTCAGAATCAAACTCGAATTCTATTAGACCATCATGTCCGGTGACCGGGTTACGATAGTGAACTTTTGCCTCTACCTTTTCAAATACATTGAAAGAATGAGTGATTCTATGAATTTGAGAAACTAGTATGGTAAAATCATTAGTAACTAGAAACATATGCTGTATCCCAATATGATATACTCAATATACAGGATAACTCACCAGTTTCGCAATAAAGTTTATTTGGGTTACACCAGTTTAACAGCCGAACAGCGATTTGACCTGCATGTCATGGATTCAAAGAGAGGCAGCAATAGCTACCTGCATCGCGCTATAGCCAAATATGGTCGAGAAGCATTTGTAATCGAGACGATCTATCAGTCCAAAGACCGAGATTTTACCCTAGAAGTCATGGAACCTTGGTTCATTTCTGAACATCGTAAAGCTGGAATTGAACTTTACAATATTCAGGACGGTGGAAGAGGCTACAAGAACAATCCTCGATCCAAATCGGTTGAGCTGTATGATGCTGACTTAGTTCTAGTCGAGACTTTACCAAGCCAGTCATCAGCCGCACGCCGTCTGTCCTGTAATCTTTCAACAGTTATACAAGCCTGTAGGAATGCAGATTCTGGAAAAGCATCGCGCCTAAAAGACTATTGGGTGTGCTTTGCTGGATCCAAACCAGTTAAAAAGGACACTTCTTACCTTCTGGAAAGAAACAATCGTATCAAACCATTTTTAGGCAAGAAGCGTCCTGATCAAAGCGTTAGGATGATGGGTAATCAATACGCTCGGAAGAAATAATCACTTACCGATACAGTTTCCGAATACCCATGTGTGAACCCTTGCTGCTACACTGTAACCACGTTCGACTGCCTGTTCAGCAATCTTCGCCTGGTGGCTTTCCTGCATTTCACGATCAGCCCCAACGGGCATGATCCAAACGTCCCAATTGATACCGGCCTCACGATAAAGGTCAGTAGCTCTCGCGACTTCGTCCCAGTTGCGATCAGTGCCGTTACAGACATACTTTAGGTGACCAGCGTCGCTGATTGCCTTGTATTGTGCTAGAACCTCTGGCTTGATCGCTTTGTCCCACATCTCACCACTCAAGTAGAGCTTGGGAGATACAGACCAGAACAGCTCGCCTTCGTGATTCACGAAAGTGTTTTCAAAAGCGGGACGAGGCTTTTGAGTTCCGTTCGTCTCAATGGTAACAAACTTTGGAGTATTGTTACGGAGGGCAAAATTCTCCATTACATCCACGATAGCAGTCTGGCTCATCATAGGTTCACCGCCGGTGAATGCCATGTGGTGCCACTGCTTGGAGGTGGGATGAAGAAACTTACCACCTGGTAGAGTTGCTTCAATCTTATCACAGATCTCAGCAGCCGTGCTCTGGTGAGCTAGAGCACTGAACTTCTTGGCCCAGGAATAGCTGGAATCACAGCCACGATGGAAAACCGGGAGGGCTTCCATGGACTTGTATTCCGATGGATCAATCTTTTCAAAATCTAGGTTCCATGTCTCTGGTTTGTCTGGGAACTCTTGACCAAAACCAGAACAAGAGAAGTTACAGCCCCATACCCTTAGCCAAACTGTAGGCCTACCCGTATAAGTCCCCTCTCCTTGAAAAGTCTGACCAAAGATCTCGGAATACCGATACTTCTTTTCTGTCATTTCGTTATCTCCTCGAACCTGGTACCGTTAAGATCAAGATTCTTTCGTAATCGGTAATTCAGGATATCATATGTTATACCAAATTTATAACAAACCTGGCGTTTAGATTCAAAATCTTCCTGGTGACCATCTGAAAAGATTACTCGTATTGCCTTCATACTCTTTTCAGTTCTAAGTCTTTGAAAACGCTTTGCAGATTCGATTTGCTTTTCTGTAAAGGCAAATCTACGACTTGGATTATTGTCACCGGCCATCTTTGAAGCCACTCGATCGTAACCTGCTCTTGCAGCATTAGTGCTACGGTCACCGTTACCCTTCATGCGGGAAGTATCTTTGACCTTCCAAGTGCGCCCCACTTTGCCAGAACCACCTCCCATGCCATCTTCTTCTCGGAGGTTGGCCCAATCGTCGCTTTCAACTACGTTCCACAACTTAGAATAGAACAAGCCAGCAGCCCTCAGATCTTCAAGCGTTTCACACTTGCATACTACCCAAGTCACAATATGTGGTCGATGCAGTCTTAGATGGTTCAGCCATCGTTTACCGGATCCTTTATAGGAATACGGGTCTTTTAGGCTAGTTTGACATAGGTACATCAAACCTGTTGGATAGGTCTTTTTAACCATTAGGAAATAAGTCAAGGTAGTGGAGGAACCCCATAGTTGATAATATCATCTAAATATTGCGATTTTCTAAGAGTCGTTGGTCCAAATTTCGAAAGTTCCTTTAAAAGATCACCTAGCTCTTCCTCTAACTCATTAGATGCCCTAACATGATCAAAGCCGATCATCGCATATGATATTTTATCATAGTTTGAAAAGAAAGGCTTATTCTTGATGGTATTATGCTGTGTTTGACAATAGTCAATCTTCTTTATCAACCTAGCTGTAGACTTGAAGCTAGGAAGAGACAGAGAAGTTTGGACGACTGCTTGGTTTACATTTCCTAGTTGTAAACAATTCAGATTAGATATGAGTTTTAGCTCATTTAGTAAAAAAACTTCAAAAATATCCGGCTGGCTCATGCTTTCCACCATTCCTCGTAGGGGAAGCAGACCCAGCGCTCGTCTTCAGCACGGGAGATCTCTCGACCCACATAATCTGCTTCAAAAATGTCCTGGCTGACGTTGTTCCACAACACCGCTACCTTGAACCGGTCTTCCCAGTTTTCCAAAGGCAGATTGGACGGCCCACTCAGGTTCACCAAATCAGCAACCTCATCAGCTACTTTACGCAGAGTCTCACCAGAATCGCAAATATCATCTACCAGAAGGACACTTTGTCCTTCCTTGATACGACGAGCGACATCTGAAATTTCACTTACGTGGCTAACCATGTTGTCACGCAGGCTATAGTTGATAGTCTGGAGAGGCTTGCCTAGATAGTGGCTCAGCATGGTCGCGGGAACCAGTCCCCCACGAGCGATGCCTACTACCACATCTGGTTTGAAATCACCAACATTCATCTGACGAATGATCTCCTGGAGATCACCACGCATCTGCTCATTGGTGTAAATGATCTTGTTGGGCATAACGCACCTCGCTGAAAATACTGGTGTGGAACTAACCACACCAGTATTCTATATCTTAGGAGTGGCCCTTCATGCTCAGCATGAGCTTGTAGAACTCGTCCTTGAGGTGCGGTTCATCACGGAACTTGCCGCGCATGATCGCAGTCGTCATGTCAGACTCATGTTCCTTAACACCACGATGTGTCATACAGTGATGTTCTGCTTTTAGAACAACCGCAACATTCTCGGTCTCAGCATAACGAACCAGTTCGTCAGCAATCTGAGTTGTCATTTCTTCCTGGATTTGTGGACGTTCCGCAATCCAGTGAACAATGCGATTGAACTTCGAGAGTCCAATGACCTTGTCCTCAGGGAAGATACCAACCCAGCAGCGACCCACAATGTTCTGGAAGTGATGAGCACAGGTCGAACGAATCGAGATCGGACCAGCAGTGTAGAGGTCCTGGTAGCCTACGTTGGGGAACGAAGTAATCTTTGGTGCCGCGACATAGCGACCACCATAGGTTTCGTTGACATACATCTTGGCAACTCGACGAGCGGTGCCATTAGTGTTGTGATCGTGGTCAGTGTCGATGACTAGGCTACGGAGAACTGCTTCCATCTTTTCGGTGACTTCGTCAACCAGTAGAGCGCGCTCTTCATCAGTGATGAACTTTGCGATATTGTCATTACAATGAAACTGCTGACCGGCTTCAATGAGGCGCGCACGGATCTTCTCAGAAACGGGAACCTCTTGCCCATGGGCGCAATCGTTGGAACCACAGCCCGTGGTAAGTTTGGTATCGGACATTAACTGTCTCTCCTTATTTTGTTTGTTCTACACTCTACTTAGAATTGGGTACAGTGTCAATTTATAGGGTTTTAATAACTACTCAATTTGAACATCACCGCTCTGGCTTTGAGAAACCGCGCGAAGTCTTCATGATCCTCAAAGCAAATGGACAAATGCCCTCTAGCCCAATCAATTTCTCTGGCTTTATGACTTTGAAGAGCAGAAACAGGCGGACCTCCGGTGGCAGGCAAAGCATAGGTTGAGATAGCGTATAGACCCACGTTATTCTCATCACAAAACTTACGAATATCCTTTGTGAAGTCTTCCCACATTCTGACTGTTAGAAGTTCTCTATTGTCAGTAACATGGGCTTCAAAAGAAGCGGAGGCATGAATTATCGCACGATTTCTCATCATGTTGGCATACAGATCCGTCCCAGGAAGCACGCCAGACATAGGAATTTCTTTGGGAAGCTTGACATCAGTTATAGTCAATTCAATCAAAGTAGTTTTCATAGTGAAAGCCTCAGCATGGTGCCTTGTTCCTTGAGCCAGAGTTCAAGGTCTTCTCGGCGCTCAAACAACAGATCCATGTCATACAAATACCTGTCAGTTGGTCCTTTCATATGACCTTTGATCTTCCAAGACCAATAACCCTCTAATCGAGTATCACAGAAATTTTTGATACTTTCACGTATCTCTGCCCACTCAGAAGTTTTCCTGGTTGAATTGCCACAGGAAAACCTAAGTTCAACTCTGTTGAGGTGGAAGGCAACACCTAGGTCTTTGAATTCCTTGCGAAGCTTGACCGAGGTTTCTACCCGATTTAGCTTTCCAAAAGTCTCATCCAACGTGATATCAAAGACGATATCACGATCAATGAATTTACTATGTCGGATCGAATGACAAATTACTGTAGTCATGGAACACTCAATTTGACAAGGACGGCACAATCGCGAATGAATAGAATGAGATCATCCTCATGCTCAAACATGAATTTTATCTTCAGTTCGTTACCAGGTAGATCGGCCTCTACCTCATCTTCATTGTCCCAGACTGTCCAAAATCCAGCGCAATTGTTATCACACCACTCTTCCATCTTACAGAAGATCTCGGTGTATTCGGCGGTGGCTTCCTCGATTGGCTTGCCGCCCTCTTTGACCTTGTTGACTGTGATAGTAATGAGGAACATATTCCGCTGAAACTTTAGGTAGAGGTCAGACCACTCTGATCTGACCTCCCCAGCGGAATTATTGCCTAAAAACATATCATTGTATCGGATCTGGCGGCAACGCCGCATCTGATTGATTTTGATTTCAGCCAGCATAGCGATACTGCTCGCCTTGACCCAGAAGAATATCAATAGTGCGGTCAATAGTCTGATGCTGATCATCAGCAGCATACCAAACTTCACTATCATCTAGGCTGGTAAGCAGATAATCCATCTTCTTGATAGCATCTTCAACTGACCAAGGCACGTATAGGTGCTTGGCCGAATTGTTGAGAGCCTGTGGGAAACTGCGGAAAGCAGGACATAGGCTCAGAGTGCCTAGTGCTGATGCTTCGTTCAAAGTGTTGCTCTGCCAATCCTGACGAGCACAATTGAATTGAAGCTGCGAGTCGGCGAGGATGTCATAATACTCGGACTTCTTCAGCCCTTCCTTGATAACCAGTTTGCCATCAGCTTCAAGTTGACGAGCACGGTCGATATACTGCTGATGAGTTGATCGCAGCGCCTTGGCACCGGTTAGGATCCAAAACTCGTATCCACGTTCCACAAAATCGCTATTCTCGATGAGATCCATGAAGAAATCAGGCTGTTTTTCGTGGTCAAAGCGGGAAGTATAGACAATACGCTTTTTACGCTCATTAAGGGGTCTGAGAGCTTCTAGGCCACCAACGCGACTACGAACTTCCTCACGGTCAAATGGCAAGCCAGTGACGTAAAGAGGGGCTTCTAGAAGTGCGATTCTCATATGAGGGCCCATTTCAGTGTTGGCCATCAAGATACCATCACAGGTCTTACTTACTAGCTGCTCGAAATCACGCATCCAATTACGCCATGGGAATACAAAGTCATCAGGGTCAATTGACTGTGCGAGATTGCGAGTAAAGACCTTGGGCTTCATATGAGCAGGAAGCTGCTCCATGATATACGGAAGACTCTCATAACCTGGCTGGAATAGATCTTCGCTGAAGATCACATCATTGCCAGTAATTTCACCGGACTCCATGAGGCGAACCAGTTCAGCCATCTGAGTCATTGACCAATAGCAACGACCATGGGCATCTAGAACCTGGCCGGTCTTGATGTCCTTGTCCTCACGAAGAGTTCTTCCATGAACCGTGAGGAATGGAACGCCGCGCTCCTTGAACCTACTTTCGTTCCAGTCCTTTAGCTGAAGAGTGTAGCGCTCTTCATACATTTCTAGGGGTAGATAAATGATTCTTTTGGTCATATAGGCCTTTCTATGTCCAAGAGATTTCCCAACACCGGCGTCAGGTCGTCTACGGACGAATTTGTAGCAAAAGCTATAACAGTTCACGGCACTAAATTCAATTATTCTGGTGTCTTATATGTGAATGCTAAAACTAAGGTAGAAATAGGCTGTTCTGTTCACGGACCATTCCTCCAACGTCCGAATGATCACCTGAGCGGAGTAGGTTGTGGTCGATGTGGCCAACAGGTGGCTAACGCTACTCGTCGACAAAAAGGAATAATCAGTCTAGATCCCAAAGCAATCGATGTTTATCGCCGTCGTGTTAGGCATCTCAGTCTAAAGACCTACGAGAAACACTATCAGCTAATCAATCCCCTGGGATTGCCTAGGGGGAATGATTTTCATCTTGATCACAAATTATCCATCGTAGATGGATTCAATGCTGGTATATCTGAGGGGATAATGAGTAGCTGGCAAAATCTTACAATCTTACCTGCTAATCAAAATCGTTCCAAATCAAGCAAATCTAGTATCTCTGTTGATGAGTTGGTGAAACTTATAACCACGTCAACTTGAATAGCGTGGCCTTTCTGATATCTTCAATATAGATGTAGCAAGCTAGTATCTTTACCTTGGTTTCAGGGGATTCATTCGTGCTGAAGAAATCAGATATTTCTTCATATACAACCTGGAAATCGTATTCAATTTCCAGGTCGTTGAACCACTGAATTACATCATCTGTCAATCTTGGTTCAAAAAACTGATGGTCTTGGATCCAAGAACATGGCTTACTAAAATCCGCTTTGAAGATCATGCCTTGACAGGGTATTCCGCAAAGCTTCCATTTTCGCCATCTTCACTGACTTCAATTGTGATATGACGTCCTGGATATTTCGCGGCAATCTGCGCATACAGATCGTCACTTATCATTTCACAGCTCTTGTAATCAAGCTGTAGGGTTCCCTCGTTATAGAGTCCTTCAAGCCATCTCTTGAACTGGATAAACTCCAGATCACGATCATCATGAAAAACCTCAATCCACACTTTGAAGTGAAAGATATGGCGATGTGGATAGCCCAAGAAACTAACATCAGCTAGGTTGGGATCCGTGAGGGCTGCGGGATATTTGTGGATTCCCTCTTTTTGAAAAGAGATCCAGATCATTTTGAAATTTTCGGTCATATCTTGTTCTAACAGAACTGGTGACCAGAAATCAAATTACATCCATGTCAACTTGAACATCATAGCCAGGCGCGGATCATCAATAACCAGATCGACTTTCCACTGACTGCGAATCCGCAGGCTGTATTCCATGCCATGTTGTCGCACCCAATCGTCAATATCATCATTCAGGAGAACGGCAATATCTCGATGATCTTCGGGGTAAGAACGCCCATAGTGGATACGACAAAGGGGTTTAAGACCCACCTCTCTACCCATCTGAGTACCAATTATAAATCTTACTTTTTCCAAACTGACTTCCTTCTAGTCTTTTGATTTTTCAGCATGAGCTCATCAAACTCATTTCTACTGACTAGATCCAAGTCCCAAGCTAGAATAAAGGTCCTGGCTGCGACCTTATCCGGGATCACAAAATAGACATCGTTGGTATCTCTAGACCCTTTTGGTGCCTTGTTCAGAAGTATGTACCTTTTATAGGTGATGTTATTACCAAACAGCCAGGCCAATACCTCGCTATCTATCTCAACCTTCCATTTGTTGATATAATCCATTCTGTCAATCTGCCATCTCCAGCACCGTCGACGAGCCAGCTTGACTACTACATCCACCTTAGTTTGAACATCACGGCTTGCTTTCGATCCTTGATCACTAACAGAGCCAGTGAGTCCTTGGGTCTCCATCCCGGTGGGCAAAAGGTGTAAGCTATCTGATTCTCGGCTAGCCAGTCCATTACTTCTTTTCGAAGCCTGAGCTGCCAACGATCCAGATGTTTCACCATCACTACGTGAGTGTGATTGAGCTTGAAGGTTTGATCTGACGTTATGACCATGTGAGCTTGAACAACATTGCGTGGTCTTTTCGTTCGAATACAACTCGGCTACGTCCATTGCCTCCAAGCACCAATCTATGAGGGAAGTTCCGATCTAGTAGCCATTTTTCAATGTAATTCTTGAGTTTTCTGGAGCGTTTTTTACGTCCAGTTTTTGTTTTATCGTCGCAAAAATCCCAATGAATTTTATGATAGAGTTTGATGGTTCGGGTCTTCTCTTCCTCATAAAATTCCCGAGATTTCCATAAGTCAGGCTTTTCGAGCATATTTGTTCCAAATCATCAGATCAAAATCAGCAACGCTCATTCCACTAGCATCAGCTAGCTTAAGAAATTCCTCCTCAAGCGCTCTATACTTGGGTCCAGCAGGCGGTGTCACTTTCTGCGTCGTGAGTCCAAGATCTCTCATGTGACGAATCACATGAGTATCAAGGCACGCAATGCGCTGATCCTTTCGTGTATGAAGTAGGAAGTATCGAGATGTCTTGGCCCCAACGCCGTGAATCGTTTCCAGTTCAGAAGCTGTTACCTTGGTAAGATCCTTACCAAGGCTTTCACGGAAAGCTCGTTCCAGTTTGGTAAACTGGCCCAGTCTAGACTCTTTGATCCGATCTAGAAGAACTCCGCTCGTATCCATGACGCTGACTATTTGGAACGGAGTAACAAAGCCAGGAAATTCTTCGCGCCCCTTGCTGAGAAAGGCCTCTAGCGCCTTGGCCTGTTGAACCGCTGTTTTTCCCGCCACCGAGATACAGAACAGCCAAAAAAGCTGAAGATCAAAAATGTCACGATCAAATCTTGTGACATCGGTTGGATCTACTAACACGGATCTATTTGAGTAATCCAAGTCTCTTCATCCTTTTAGTTTCTTGAGTTTTCCTTACAGCCTCGGGATCTCGTTTTCTACCTTTTAATGCAATAGAATTTGCTCTACCAATGGCGGCTTTAGCTTCCTCAGTTTGGGTCTTGCCCAACATTCCACTAGGTTTACCCTGTAATGCTTCTGATTTAGCTCTTCTTACCTCTGGTCGATTTTGAACTTCCGTCTGAACTTTACTCATTAATTCAATAGTATTAGAGCTTCTTTTCTGTCCTCTTCTCTTTTCGGCTGCTTTAGCGACTCTAATATCAGTTTCAGCAGAAAGTCCTGAACACCAGGAAGGCGGTAGCGTTTTACCATAATTGGTATGTAATTCCCCAGCTTGCCACCTATGTTTTGATAGATTTGCCCGGATTTGTTCAGTCATTACTCGCTTACCCTCTCGCCACGCTCTAAGGTTTCCTTTTCGTATATTTTCGGACCATGTCTTTTGTAACTCAGGGCTGACCAGTGAGTAATTGGGTGGTCTAGCATCAATGCAAATATTTGTAAGGATTCCATCCCCTACTGAAGCTCTACCATATTTTGCAATAAGTTGGCTCTCAAGGAGGTATGCTTCATCCTCAGATAGATTCTCAGCTATTTTTGATATAGGAACGTCTAAACCTTGCTCTTTTATTAGATTGATGGTCCTAACTTTATGCGGATTTGAGGTCGTATCCAAAGTCTCAGATAGATGAAACTCACAACGATTTCCTTTACCTTTTCCCACATAGAAAGGCTGATTATCCTTTAAAGGATTATGAAGCTGGTAAACATAATACACATTCATCGATCTTGGGGGTCCGCCGACCCCCGCCTTCTGCCCGCTCTCGAGACACGCGGTCCCTCGGTGCGCTGATCCGTAATCACCTCCTCAGGTATAAAGTATGGCAGGCTCCAGCAGAACACAATGTTCCAAGTTTGTCCGAAGACTTGTCCAGAATACAAGATATCTTCGGACACGTCATTATTCACCAACGTTCTTGTATTAACATTCCTGAAAAGAATCTCCGCCAGATACGCTCGCTGATAAAGGACATAATGGGATGAATCATATGCAGAATTATTCGCAGACCTTCCAAGAGAGTCAAATCCTCTTCTGGGTGGTACCGTTGATCCTCCTGCCGGCGATAGCATCTTCCAAAGTCTGGCAGCGGAATTTCTCCCATTTGCTTTTAGCCTTAGGAAAACCCTGGTCATCAAATCCTATGTTAATGCTCTTATTGAAGGATCCATCCTTCTTATAGCAGAAGCCAGTGGGGATAGACCAGTGATAAGAAAGACCATTAGTGGAAACGGCAGAAATAATGATCTCGTTTGAATCCTTTTTCGCCGGACTCAGGGGCACAAGAACTTCTAAGTTCTTGCGCGATCCCTTGGGGCCAACACTACCAGTCTTGCATTCAATCTTCCACCCGTTCTGAAGAAGGACATCAAATCCATCTGAAGGCAAATGTGTCGCTCCTAGCTTGAGCGCAGTCACCTTCTCATGCCATGCGTCTACCTTTATCTCTCCTGCATCTAGATCGGATAGAAGATCGGCGCGCCCTTGTGCGTTCTGACGATGGGGTGACTTCGTAGTCAAGATAATATCCACCATCTCTCTGCCAAGGATTTTCTCCGTGGAGAGTCTACAGTTTTTTGTCATAATCGGCTTCTTATTTTTTGTTTTACCGATCTGCTGGGAAGGCCGAATTCGGCCTTCCCAGGGTAGTTCTTACTTTTTGCGCGCTGGCAGAATGAACTTGTATTCAGCCGACTTGCTGGCCATTGAAATCTGCAATGCGCCACGCGAAGAGAACTGAAGCTTGAGGTTCTCATCAGCGCCCAGCTTGAGGATTGCGAGCACAGGAGCAATTCCCCAGTGAAGGTCACCAGTCAGCGAACCCTCGACGTCATCGGCAATGGTCAGGAATGCTCGGTGCATGGACGAACCTTCATCGCCAATATAGAAGCGCAGTTCGTTCTTGCCTTCGTTTTCCACAGTCTTGACCATGAAGAAGTTTTCAAACTGGCCATAAAGCCCAGCCAGAGCCTGTAGTTCCTTGAGCTTGCTTGCCGAGGGATCGATTTCAACGTCCCAAGTGGTGCCCAGGAACTTTGCCTGTTCAGGAATCAGGTCCGATGCCATCAGACGATAGGCACCGCTGCTCTTGCCATCAGCTGACTTAAAAGAGATTTCCTCAGGGGTCATCTTACCGTTACGCTCACGACGCTTGACTTCAATCTTGGCATCGTCAGTCTTGAACAGAGCATAGTTGACTAGACCCTGGAGTAGACCCAGATGGCTCATGCCAAATTCACCCTTGAGCTCAGGCTCAGGCTGAAGCAGCTGACCCTTGACGATCACTGTGCGCTCATTGTCCATTGCTTCAATGATGGTCTTTTCATCATCACCGGTGATCTTGATGGTATCGATATTGTTGACACCAATAGCATGTCTCACAATATCCTGGATAGTTTCACGCATATCAAAATGCTCCTTTTCGTTTCTTGTCACCAGTTTTACACGAATACTGGTAGGATATCAATAATTGGTTAGATAACGCGAACTTCGCACTGGCCATTGCCAACCGGTGACGAACCATTGGCAAAGACAGCAACTTCGTAGCCATCACACTCGACTGAGCGAGCAAAGGTGTGGAAGTCAGTTACCTTGTTTTCTGGAATAATCCAATTAGCGGCCTTTTTGCCACTGTTCACGGCAATCACATAACCAGCATAAGTGAGCTCTGGAAACTGGACAAACAGGAGTTCTCCCGTTCGACGTTCACTCGTGGTGAGCTCTTCGCGGGTTGGGCCCTTGGTCTTGTTAATCAGGAGAACTCTGTTCATTTTATTCCTCAAAAGCTGAATAGATCATTGAAAGTGGTGTCTTCTCGAGTAGCACTCAGATCCCACTTCAACACACCTATAAGATTCGAGACCTTTTTATCAATAATTGTTTCTTCCATGGTCTCATTGTCAAAAGGCAATTCTTTATACCACTGTGGAAGGTGCGGTTCATCGAACGGATAGGCAACACTATCCATCTTCAGAGGATTGGGCTTGAGCTTACAGACGATAACTTTCTGTCCGTCCGTTATCTCCATGCTGAATCGGTCACCATACATTTCACGCAGAGTGTTCCAGTTCATAGCTGCTCTAACATGACCAGGCACCATTACCTTTTCCTTGGTCCCACTTTTCATGATATCTTTGCCGTCGCCTTCCTGTAGGCGAGACATATAACCCGTGATACCATTGACCTTCTTTGGTGTTCCCTTGAGCCAACCATCAAGAGCCCTGAATTCCACACGGAAATCCTTGATCATCTGGATGATTGTTTCCTTGGTTCCACCATCCAGCAAAGTGGTGATGATCTTTTCCAAGAACTCCTGCATCATCTTAGGAGTATCAGCACGCTTGAGATCCAAACCAACCGCTTTGATTTTTCCAGGCTTGCCGTTGACGTCTAGACGAACATTATCTTTGTCGTACATCAATAGAGCATAACGCTTCTTGGTGATGAACAACCCACGACTAGCAATTAGTTCTCGACCTGCTTTGATAATAGCACCTCGCTCAAGACCAGTATTGAACGCCATGTCCATAAAGGGAGGAAAACTTTCGTTTACCGCTTCACCGATGCCATCGTAAAGTTCAACCATTCGGTTTCGGTCTTCTAGCATTGGGGCCAGCTCAGGATCCGCCTCCAACATATCAACCGCAGTAAAATAAACCGAGTCAGTGTCATTATACAAGATGGCATCACCACGAACGTCATAAACACCAGTGATGATCTCGTTGGTTTTGCTGCTCATGTGCTTGGTAATTGAGCGCCCACTCAGGGTAACCGACTGACCGATGCGAGCATCGTAGAACCTGCAACCTTCATTCAGCAAAGCACCATAAAGCGAGTTCAGAAGAATCTTACGTGCCTGCTGACGCTGGTTCCAAAAGACCTCATGGGCCTTGGCTTCTTTGATGAACGCCTCGTTGATGAATACCTTGTTGTCAGTTATCCTGATAGCACCTTGCTCAAACAGGGAACGGAGCGCGTCTGAATTCTTAGTCCTGATGTAATCGGGAAGCTCAGCAAATACAGCCGTTTCAGTTGAATACCGGTTTGTGACCTCCTCGGCAAGATCAGGCTTGATGGTAAAACCCTTGGCTTGTGCCGAGGCTTCTGAAAACACAGTTTCTTTGAACTGCATCTGCTTACGCTGTGAATACCATTTACCCAAAAGACCAGGAATAACCGCTTCTACGTCAGTTCGAAATATGGTTCCATTGGCTGTAATACAATACGGGTTACCCTGAAGGAAGATATACTCGTATAGCTGTTCTCCAGTTACCTGAATACTTTGACCCTCTTCGAAGTCAACAATCATTGACTCCTGGCTCTTGTTGGCCACCATATCATATTCAAGTGTGGAGAACAAACCTTCCCAACATTCTGGTCCTGGGATGCCTTTGGCCAGTCTAGAATCAATCAGAGCATTGGTGCGATCCAATCTAATCTGTCCTACTAGGGTCTCGGGGCCCATATTCAAAGCTCGTAGAGCCGAGGGATACAGAGAGTTGATGTCGCAACACGCAATTTCACGATGAATACCAATTTTTGGTTTGGCGACATAGGCGCCAACTACTGGTCTTTTTTCACCGTTGTTTCTAAAGGGACGAGGACCATCATCTTCGTCGTTCCAATCATCATCGTCATCATCCATGTTGACTTCTAGATCGGGACGCTTTCGGTTAGGAACACACATTCCTCTCTGGTGGGCTTCATTGATGATAGCTTGCTCAATCAGCGCAACAGAACCCATAGTGGTAGGCAGCAAAACAGTATTGGTGTGAGCAATCTGGTTCGCCAGTTCAATAAACCGCTTCTTGGCATCAATCTTTTGTAGAAGCGCAGTATCCTGGCGGTTGTATTCAAGGAACTTACGGAAATCACGCTTGTATAGGTTATCCAGAGTTCCACTATAGGGAGTCTTGTTTTCACCAACCTCGATTTCACCAACATAGTCTAGACGATAGCTATGGAGCTCTTGTGGATTATGCTTTTTGTATAACTCCAGATAATCCAAGTGAATACGACCAATTAGCTCGTAGGTTTGCTGTTCCTTTTTGAACTGGACATATTTTTTGATCTTGGGTCGCTGATTCCACAGGCAAAGTTTTTTGGTGTAATCCTTGCCCATGAGACGCTCAATACGATTCACCACATAGGGAATATCGAAACCTTTACTATTCCATCCTGACAGGACGTCGCAGTCCTCGATTAGGTCAAGGAATATCGTGAGCAGTTCTGTTTCATCGTTACACAGATAGGTATTGGGTAGGCTCTTACAGATTTCATCAGCGGCTTCCCAAGATAGGTGATCTTTGTCTACCACCGGCAGATTTGGCTTCAAGCAAACGGTATAGAGGGTATCATCGCTTGTGCGATGAACCGATATGGCAGTGATAGCACTAAACGGATCCCAAGGACTTGCGAAACCTCGCTGTGGATCAAAGTCCACCTCGATGTCGAAAAACCCAATATTCAGGACTGGTGATTCCGCACCAAGATAGTTTTCTTCCAAGCAGCGGAAAACTGGATTGATGTCGCTTTCATAAATGCGACGACCATTCTGAAGTTTTAGTTCACGCTGAAATGCTTTGTTGGAGGTAAAGCTACTCTTGGATACGGGGCGACCCCACATATCTTTGTAACGACCGCCACGAGCATCTTCATAGTAGAAAACATAGTTGGTCGGTAGGGATTTGAAAATCCGCTGACCATTCACACGTTCTACAATAAGAATCTCGTCCTTTTCTTTGTCATGCAGGGCATCAACGTAGGACATGGATTCTCCTTATTATTTTGTTTTATGGATATCTTTTATCATAACACCAGAATAGAAAGACCTACAATATTCAGGATGGTGTTAAAGGCCATCAGCACAAACATCCATGATGCCTGTCGCATATAAGCCCCGATCATGATCATTGAACTACCAATGAACCAAAGAGTATAACAGAGAAGCATTGGTGGCATTGCGGCACCAAAACTCATTATGGCAGTTGCCATGATGCTAAAGGCAGTGCCTAGGAATTCAAACCAGAACATCCGACGATTGTTTTCCCAATCGTTTTTCCAGTGATTTATCACATCTTTTATGATTTTCATGGTTTGCTCACAATTATGGGGAGGGTTAAAAACCCTCCCCATATTCCACGTTAGGCGCGGCCCACCGCAGCAAGGATCTCTTCAACTTCGTTGACAGCTTCCTTGTCAGCTTCCAGTGAAGCCTTGTATGCTGCCTTGATGGCCTTGTTGATGGCCGCAGGCTTCAGATTTAGCTCTTCCGCAACAGCCTTGACAACATCCTTGAAGCCGGCCTTGAGGTCGTCAACTTCCTGGGTGATCTTGAGACCTTCGTCGATAACGCGCTTGAGCTTCTTGGTATCTTCAGTGGTCAGGTTGGTAGTGCTCATATTGTTCTCCATAATGAACTTTTGTGAGTTCACTATGAACAATCTGATACCAACTTGTCATTATTCTGGTTTGACAATGACTCGATAAATGCCCTGAGAGTCTTGAACCACTGCTGGCTTTAGACCTTGCCTTTGGATCTCTCTTAGCTCTCTTTCAAGACGTATCAACTCATTATATCCACCAATTTGCTTGGCAAAGCCTGCGATTTTACTAGCCTTCTTCAGGTATGCAGGGGAAGCTGACCAACTCATTTCCAACGCTTGACAATATGAACTGAACGGGCCGAGGTATCAGAGATTGGATCTAAGGACTTTAGATCCATCTGTGCGTCCTTGTGCAGGGCACGATAACTCATGTCATGAGAGAGCTTCTCTGGTGCTGGGAGACCCTCTTGCTTGGCTAACTTTGTGGCAGTCTTGTGATCAGCTTCGGCTTTGGCCAATTCAAGATCCAAGTCATCATCCAAAACTTCTTTTTCCGTCTTGGCAGGAATCACTGCCATGTTCTTAGAAGCTATGAAATCTAGAACCTTGTTGTAATCTTCTAGATTATCAAACGCAATACAGGCTACCGTTCTGGTTTCGCGATTAATAAAATCCCAACGACGCTTCAAAGCATCATGTGCTTCTCGAACCTGGTCTGGTGTCATAAAAGTCACACTAGTTGGACCTCTAGACACCCAGGGAATACCCTTATACATCAGGACTCCCATAGCCGTTTCCAACTCTTCGTCAGTATCGAACTCAATAGTATTTTCAAGGCTGACTTCAGTATCTTCTACGTCGTCAACCTCTTCATCTTCAACCACTGGCTTAGCCTTGGGCTTTGGTGTCTTTTTGACCCTAGTGGTGAGCTCTGAAATTTCCGACGAATCCAATTCCATTTCAGCTGAAACTTCATTTATGGCTTCATCAAGGCTGATTCCAGTTATAGTCCTCTCTGCTACGCGGAACGAAGCCTCGGCGAGAAGAGTCTCGAAAATCAATTTGTTCATGGGGAACCTCCTATGGGTTTCCCCTATTTATTGACGAATTGACACCTGGTCCGCGAATCTTAGCTTGAACAGGGCAGCGTCATATGGATCTTCAAACCAAACGCCGGTTTCATGTGGATTAAAGCGGTGTTTGATCGCCACTGTCAGCCATGGTTCAACTTCTTCGTCCCACCAATCGGCCAGCATGTCACGCTGCGCATTACTCAGAATCCTAGGGAGGCCAATGTCAGACCAAAATATAGTGATGCTTCGTAGTGTTACGATTATAGGATCCACTATCCCCAAGCCAACTTAAAGAAGCTGGCATCTCCTTTTTTCATGAATCTATAGTGATATGGATTCACTATGACCCAAGAACCTCGGCAACAATTGTCCGCCCATTCGGCTATTTCTTTTCGAATACGGTCTGAACTTTCACCAACCGCTTCACGTTCAGCAATCTTCTGCCTGTTGACTTTGATATCATGACCAACAAATATTGACCACCAGTTGGTCATATGTCCATATCGGTTATGAAGAACCAACAAGGTAAAAAAGATAGCAGGGGATATTTGTATCATATGCCACCAATAACTGTTAGAGGTGGAAAAGTACAACAAAAGTGGCAATACGACACTAACAACCAAAGTTATATTAACTGTCGTGATGATATCTCCAGAAGATAGTCCTGGATTGTTGATCCTTCTACGAGCCAGTGAATAGTCCAGTTGATATGGCTCGATCATAAAGCTGTCGCGACGCAATTTGCTTCCCCTTTGCCTCAACTTCCAGATCAGTCCAGACTAGATGACTTAACGCCCAATCGTTTGACCCTTGATTCCAGCATCCAAAGCTATGCGCTCTTAGCTTGCTGGGTTTAAATTCCTCACGGAGAACTGTATAGTCTGGGCGACTAGTAGAGCAAGCGTCTTTTAGTAGAAGTTCTGAACTTGTGCTAAAATGCCCAAGCGGACGAACCCCACGCCACGATTCTTTGACCTTGTCAATCCTAGGATCATTTGGCTTTATATATTGACCATCTGATTGGACCCAATGATGATGGATATCTAGAACAATAGGGACAACCGAATGTAGGTCCGCTGCCAGCATAGCATCAAGTGAACAACCAAACTCGTCATTCTCAATAGTCAAAAGATTACGAAGAGTGGGAGATAGTCGATTCTGTATTGTGCTTTTGAGCCTCTTGAGTTCTGGATCTAGATTGTTGTTGGCATGTATATTGATGGCAAATCCTTGCGTGTGCCAGTCTGCACCATATCCCATTGATTCGGCCAGATAGCCATGGTATTCTAGATCCACAATGCTATTGTCTACCACATCAGTTCTCTGGCTACAAAGGGTAGTGAACTGGCCGGGATGAGTACAAAGCCTAATGCCATTGGCAGAAGCGAAAGAGCTGGTGTTTTTCAGTCCATCTGATATTAGACGTTTGACATCAGAATGATCATATACCCAAGCAAAATCAGAAACGGTAAAGGCAGGCAGGAAATCGCTGGTAATGCGAAAAAGACGCATCTGCTCTGGCTGTTTGGCGATCCATTTCAGCTGGTTATCAAGAGCTTTGATATTATGCTCTACAAGCCCGTAGAGCTTTGTGTAGACCTGCTCTTTTGTCATCTTGCGCAGAGCTGTAAGCGTCGTGGACGCTTGATTCATAGAAGCTTTAAGGGCTTTGTCTTCGGTTTCAAACTTACAGCAGAAACCAATACGTGGGAAGGTGTTCATACCGCTACTTAGCGGTATGACACTACCAAATCAACACCTAAAAGTCACCAACGGGCGACGACCTGGATATCGATGACTTCACCGAACTCCGTGGTGACAGTGCCGACCATATGCTTGCGATTATCCATCCAGTAATCGTTTTCATATTCCCGAACCTCACGATTCGTGCCACCCAGGCTATTGCCCTCGGCATCGTGGGTTGGTCGGTGCGTTGACACGCGAGTCCAGTTGCTAGGATCCAGCAGGGCGGGCCAAAAGACCGTTGTCATTTCACCCGACTGTTCCTTATTCACAATATTGAACTGATTTTTGACTATCTCAGGTTCAGCCTGGATCTTATCAATCAGTGCCTGTAGGCAGTCGGCGCTCGAAAAACGCTTTTCGCCTGGGTCACGAAACATAGGCGTCAGTCCGATACCTGCGATGGGGTTGAACGTCATCTGAATGCCCTTTCCACAATAACATCACAATTTGTTTTGCCGGCCTTAAAGCAAGCAATCATTGCCTTGGCCTTGGCCTTGGCTTCATGTTCAGCAGCTTGGCTAAACCCCATACCCATGAAAAGAGCAATAAAGGCAAGGCCAAACATAATAGTGAATACCTTTACGTCACTCATTAGCCCCACCTATCCTTGGCGTCCATAATCGAAATCACATTGTCTTCACCGAGCAACTGGCGTGCCTTGACCAGCTTGCTGGAATTGCCCGAAGGGTCCTTGGCCACAAGGTAGGTCGTGTCCTTGTTGACCGAGGAGCCGATCCGACCCGAGCGGGCCTCAATCTTGGCTTCTAGATCCTTGTCACGAATACCCGTGAAAACCACAGTAACACCCTCGAGGTCACCACCCGTGACCTTTTCCTTGGGAGCAACCAACGTGTAATAGCCGTCGATTTCCTTGAGGAAGTCCAGAAACTTGGGCAGGTTGTCCACGATAGTCTGTGCCGTCTTGGACTCAAAGCCCTCGAGCTTGGCAATATCCTGCACCGTGACCGTGCCGTTGAGAATAGGGTCGCTGCCCAGTGCCTCAACTACCTTGGTCATCTTGCGTCGACCAATACCTCGTCCCAACAGCGAAGTAGCACCGGCAAGGATACCAAGCTCTACGTTGTTGAGCTTGAGACGTAGACCTTCCCAGATCTTCTTGCCCGCGCTATCACCGGTGGCTTTCTGAAGTTCTGCCTGGGTGGCTCGGATGATTGAAATCGGACTCTTGAAGCCAGCATCGTAAAGCTTTTCAATGCTTCCCTCCCGGAGGTGGGGCACGTCAAGACCAGTAGTGCCAAACATTGCGTTGATGACCTCGAGCTGAACCGCACGATTGTTATTCGTATCGGTCATGATGAGATCGACCTGACCATCGCTCCATTCCAGCGGACCAAAATCCGCTTCACTCGGTTCAGCCCACTTTGCCGCAGGTTCCACTACCTTCTGGATGAAGGGAATGACGTCACCCGACCGAGTGATTTGGATCTTAGCGCCAGGACCGATGATATTGTCGCGGATAAACTTGGCGTTGAACCCGGTGGCGTAGGTAATGGTCACACCGACCAGGTCAACGGGGTCGATTTCCACTCGCGGCTTCAAATAGCCGGCCTTGCTGGGGTTCCAGTGGACTTCCTTGACCGTTGCGATTGCGACATTGTCCTCACTGCCAACCTTGAACTTCTTGCTGCTGATCGGATTGATGCTGCTGGACTTACGAGTCAGCTTTTCCACAATCGCGATATTGTCCAGATCAATCACAATACCGTCAATAGCAGTTGGGCTCTTGGAACGACGCTCGTTGAGGTAAGCAATCAGAAACTCGTCAGTGAGTTCACGACCCTTTTTGGTAATATAAGGCGTGACTTCATAGCCGGCTTCGGCAAGAACTCGGAACTGTTCCGACTTGCTCATCAGCGGCTTGACCACGCTGGTAGCGATCACCTTGACATTGTCATAAAACGTATCAGGGGATTCGCTAGCGTTCATGCGACCTGCCACATAATTGCGCGGATTTTTGTAAGTGCGGCCGCCTTCAGCTTCAGCATTTGCCTTCATGTTGTTGAAAACATCGTCGGCCATAATGACTTCAAGACGAACATCATGATTTTCGATATTCATCACATCAAGGCTGCGAGGAAGTGACTTGATGCGCTTCATATGACGTGTGATATCCGCTCCCTGGAAACCATTGCCGCGCGAATAAGAAATTCGGAGTTCGCCAGCTTTTCCGTGGCAGTTGAGAGCAGACGTGCCGTCCTGTTTGTCCGAGATCACGAAAGTCTCGTCCAACCAGCCGTTGGCTTCTATCCACTTGATGGTTTCGCCTTCATATACCTGATCCAGCGAGCCCATAGGATGTGGAAGGTCGATCTTGCCGCCGCGCACATCGCTACCGACAGAGACCAAAAACTTGTTGTTGGGGTCGATGCTACGGAGCATCTTTTCGAGTTCATCATACTGAGCGTCGGTAAGAAAGCTCTCTTCTTCTACACCATTGTGGAAGAGGTCCGATGCTTCGGTCAGGATGTGGACGAGCATTTCGGGGGTCGGTTCGACCTCACCATTGATAATCTGCTGTGATGCTTCGACCGCATCGAAGAACGGCATCGTGGTCATCTGAACTCCTTGTGCTTGATCTATATTCGATCTTTAACACAGGCTACTCAGATGTCAAGCGGATAAGCTCTTCCTGGATTGTTTCCATGGGAAAATGTTTGGATAGGCTTTTCAAAAGGATTCTACGATACCATAGATTCCATTCTTTGGCATCGGCACTCAAAGCAGCTTGTTCAATAGCCTCTTGTGCGGCAATGCCAACAAGATCCTCATGATGTAGTTTCAAAGCCAAGTCATAAAACTCAGCAAAGGTCAATGTTCCAACTTCGTCATCATCTTCAGGTAAAGCTGGGACCTTATTGACCTTGAAATCATAATCTGGCGATGTTCCCAAACTAAGACCAATCCAAAACTCCTCAGAATCTTGGTCCCAGGCCTGTTCCAATGTAGTCCTATGGTTACTGTTGGGATCAAGAAGTGATTGAACAATCTCAATAGTTTTCATCGTTCAATCACTTCTTGTTAAGCCAGCGATTTAACTCGTCTCTGGATACTACCACGTATCCTTGTTCAGCGAGCATATTCATGAATAGATGCGGTAGTTCGTAATCAACTTTGCGATATTGTTCTGGTAGTTGTTCCCAGGGGCGCATAAGTGGATGTTGTTTACTTTTCTCATTTACCAATAGACCAAATGACCAACCGGATTTTGCTCTAGCATCATACCAGCGTTGGTGTTGGTGCTTAGCCAGCGTTTCACAAAGATTGTTGTAATCGTCTTCGTCCATTACAACGGCGTCAGCTGGTCCTTGACGCGCGGATTTCACTTCCTCAGAACTTGTTTCAATCTCGCCCTCGGGGTATGCTTCTTCAATAACTTCCGCTTCTTTTGGTGTTAAATCACGGGTTAGAGGAATTTCATAATAATGGGTGCCACCTCGGGTTTCCTTATGGACCATAAAGACCACATCTGGATCACCTTGGGGATTGGTAGTCTGAACACTGGAGAGAACTCCACTGGGCAGGTTGTTCTTAACACAATGATACCACGCAAGAGCCTCTTCTTTGCCAAGAGGCTCGTTCGTTTTTAATCTAATGAAGAGGGGAATCTCTGTCATATTAATACTTATCTGGTTCTACGTCTGGATTATCTAGATTTGTTGAGTCATCATACACTGGATCAACTGGACCAGTATTCAGATTAACTTGCGTAACTGGCATCTGAGTAGGTGGCGTCTGGGCCACTTGTGATGGCATAACATAAGTTGGCACCATTACTGGTGTATTGGGTGATCTATCACTTTCACCTGTTTGGCGGATTTGTTCAATCTGAGCATTACCTCGAGTCCACGCAGCAACACCTAGAATAGCACCGAACGCAACATGGAATAGTCCACTTCCACTCATAGTCAGCGGGACCCAAGGCGTTCTATTCTGAACCAAGGCAATAGCAACCGAAGGATCAAGATCCTTCAAACTAGCAGCCATTTGGGTTATATTAGATGTCTTAAATCCCATGAATGCCGGAGCAATGATGAAATCAAAAAGACAGATGGCAAGATAAACTACCGCAGCAGCAGGACGCCAAGTCCTGTTGAGCCACGACTCTGTCTGATCTAGGTTTCCTAGACTTTTGACATTTTGATTCGTCATTGTCGATCTCCCTGTGAAGAATAGGGCGTGAAAAGCTATTGCCTCTCACGCCCTATTTACCAAGATTTATGCCGATTTATCGAGCAAAAGCATAACGTCCTGAAACCACATCACCTGTATCTAGATCATATGGAAGAGCATCAATATCAAGAATCAAGTTTCTGTCAGTGACCGAATATTGATTCGTTTGGATTCTCTGACCATTGACTTCGATGGTAATTGTTCCGACCTGTGGTGCGAACTCGAAGAAGTTCAGGAATGTATAGGTTCCTGACGTAATGGAGTTTCCGGTATATTCAACTGCGGTGTCACGTAGATTGACACCAGCGCCGCCTAGACCAGTGGCACCAATATAACGGTGACCAACAAGCCATAGGCTGGTAATACCGGCAGGAACTGTGTTGACAAAGCGCAGGACACCTGCGGTATAGTCAAAAACCCACTCCTGGTTGTTAACACCACCATTCAGCTTATTTGCTGGTACAGTGGGATCGTTGCGATAAACGTCAACTAGGTATCCAGGATCGACCGATGGAGCAATCCAGTTACCTAGCTTTGTGCCAAGATCATTGAATGTTTCAGTGGCAATCCAAGCAGCGTTGCCAGCAACAGTAATGTCTGCTGTCATTCTAATTGCTTGGGCTGGACCATAGTAGCGAACAATGGTATCAGTAGCAAATGGAGCCGGTACTGGAATAGTTTCCGCAAAAATTGAGTTGCTGTAGACTGGAGCAGGAGAGCCAATAGTTTCTTCGAAACCTTGCTTTCCGGCGCCACCTGTGTTAGCAACACCAAAGATGGTCTTTTTCCAGAGGAAGTCGACCTTCTGTGTATCAGAAATAGGCATAAGTCAATTCCTCCTTATGAAATGCTGATTGCCGAGATCGACTGACCTGCGTTCAGCTTAACACGGACATAGACGAAGTTTCCTGTAGCACTTGACGACGAGGTAGTACCAAATGTAATAACCGTCGAACCAGTTGTTCCCGAAGCAACAGAACCGTTTGCGCAACCTGCAGCCGTATCACCAGCCTTACCTGGAGCACCCGAACCGCTGTAAAGCGCACCTGCGTTCCACCATACGCCGTTGATAGCAGCAGGGCTCACCGCAGGATTATCCGAGACGTTTGGCATCGCAATCCACATACCGGCATATGTACCAGTGATGTTGACTGTGATCGAGCTCAGAGCAGCCAGTGAGAACCTATAGGTAACATACTGAGTGGCTGGCTTCGAGGAGTAGTCTGGGTTACCAGCTGGTAGATAACCAGTGCTGTAGTTGGTCTGGTCACAAGAAACGACACCACCAACTGTAGCCGCTTCAAAGTTTGAAGCGCCTGCTAGCGAAGCTGTATTCGACCAAGCAGTATTAGCTAGAGAGTTTGGAGTGTCAACGTCGTTGGTTGTTAGAACAACACGAGTTGCCGTTGTGGTTCTTGCTGTCATAGCAGTATCGGAAACACCAGTGTTTCCGGTCCATACTAGAAGGTTACCTGCACTCTGCGCGTTACCGGAACCGTTAGGGTTCGTAGCGGTCAACGTCACCTTACCAGTCTTCGTAGCATGAGTTCCACCAACAGTGAAAGTCTGGCTAGTTAGATCAAAGGAGAGTGTGTTGGTGTTTAGAACCGAAGGCAGACCACCAGAACCAGCGGCAAAGTTTACTGTGGATCCAAATGGAGCCGACAGAGATAGGATTGTGCCGTTAGTGTAGGTTTGACCAGCTAGGTTTGTTGCGTTACCGCTGATCAGAAGAGTCGAAGCCGCATCATAGTGTTCAACACCCGATACGAAACGACCAACCTTGGATCCTTGTGCGGCGGTTACTACCGATACCACAGGGCTTGCGGTTAGGTCATCGCGAACAAATGCTAAGACGTTAGTGTTGCCACCAGCAGTGTGACGGAATTGTAGTTGGTTAAGACCAACCACAGCAGGTGCCGACACGATCTGGGAATCAAACGTTTGGAAGAACCCATCAGGAGCCGGACCACCACCTGTAGCAAAGCCGCCCCACTTGTTGTCAGTGATACGTAGAAGACCTGACGTCTTGCTGTCGCCTACATTCTCTGTAAAGGTGAAAGTTTCACCAGCAACACCTTGGGAGAACAAAGTAATGGTTCCTTCATTACCTGGGCCCAAATCCTGTAGGATACTGGTTGTTGCTGTTGCTAGTGTGATACGCGAAACAAGTGAACCAGCAGCTGGCGCATTTGATAGTGAATTGGTGTTATAACCTTGTGCTGCTCTAGCGGTGGTATTGGCCGTTGAAAGAGCAAGAGTTCCAGTGCTCAGGTTAGCAGGAGCAGTAGGAAGAAGAAGACCGAGAATTTCGTTAATAGAATCGATCGCGGTCGAAACTTTAGTGGTTGGTTCTAGGAAAGCTGCGGGTGGTCGTCCACCATCATAACGAGAAGCAACATAGCTGCCGTCTTCAGCAATACCTAGGAGTGTTTCTGATCCCGAGGCAATTTCTGGAACAACCCAGGAATTTTCACCAGAACCGTTCGTTGTTAGAACAGCACCTGCTGGTTGACCCTCGGAGTGAATCTGTTTGATCTTAATCTTTGACATCAACTACTCCTTATGGATTAAGAGGAGGAGACCCTAGGATCTCCTCCTCTCATTAGTAAATTAAGCAGCGCGGCTGTAGCTGACCGATAGAGTATCGCCAGTTTCAATACCGTAACCGTTGGCCGAGTCGACCAGGGTAACAGTAGAACCGGAAATGCTGAAACCAGCCTTCTTCAGCTTAACACCGTTGATGAACACCTGGATGTCACCAACTGGAGCATTAGCTAGCGTAACTTCTGCGTTAGCTGCGGTAACTGGAGCAAAGTCCTCTTCAACGCGGACAGTCGCACCAAGCTGAGCAGCCGTAACATACTCGATAGTCTTGGTGGTGTTGTTCCAACGTAGGAAGCGACCATCCTGGCCAGCGCCTGGAAGACCCGATTCTGCCAGAGTGGAGAACTTGACCTTCGAAGGATCTAGACCAATGGTAACGTCTGCGATAACAGCACCTGTACCACCGGTGATCACAATGGCGTCAGCCGCATCACCTGTAGCAGCACCAACGATGTCAGACAGTTCGTCTACACCAGTACCACCATTAGCAACAGGAACAATACCATCTAGAGCAACAGTGAAACCAGTATCAGTGCTACCGGTAACAGCAATGTTAGCACCAGCTAGAACGTTGCTGTTGGTGTTGTCGATAACATCGAAACCACCTAGGGTGTTGAAAACGATACCGTCATTCTGCTTGACGAATACTGGAGTGCCAGCTTCGCCCATCTTGAAGTAACCGTCGCCACCGACCTTGTAGTAGTCACCAGCATCCTTCTGACCAGCAGCCAGACCTTCAAGATCGGTCGCGTTAGCAGCATCAGCACCAGCAGCAAACGCAGTGAACGATCCCGAACCTAGAACGCCAACATAGTTGAAAGCAGCACCGAGAGCGTCAATACGCAGGTTAGCAGCAACGATGTCATCTGCATTTTCCTTGACCTGGGTATCCAGCTTGTTAACTGCGGTAACAACCGTGTCAGTTGCTAGAACATAGTTGGTCGAGGTGAAAGCTGGCTTAACGCCATCAGCGCCGAAACCAAGACCAGTTTCAATGTTGTCAACTTCGGTCTGAAGAGCTGTAAGGTCTGCGCCCTGTGCTGTCTCTAGAGCAGCCAGATCATCAGCAAGATCCTTGATAGCAGAGTCCAGAAGGAGGTCTGCGCCCTTAAGGGTTGTAGCCGAGTTGATGTAGTTCGAGGTGGTGAATGCTTCATAAGCACCAGTCGATGCTAGACCAGCACCCGCCTGGGTTGCGTCCAGTTCTGCCTGGATGAAGGTATCAGCAGCGCCGCGGGCAATTTCTTCAGCCTTCAGAGCCGCGTCCAGCTTGCCAATAGCAGCATGGTGGGTATCTGGAGTTACTGCAGGAATAGCGTCGCCTGCACCCTCGGAGGTTTCTGGAACAGCAGCGGCACCCTGGATAATGTAATTACCGTTTGCGTAGAATACTGGAGCACCAGAAGTAGCAGTACCAACAGTAGCCTGGGTTAGATCCAGTTCTGCCTGCAGAGCCGAGTCAGCAGCAATACGAGCAGCTTCTTCGTCAGCTAGATCACCTTCAAGAGCAGTTACGTCTGCCTGTAGAGTGTCGATATCGCTTTCAGCAGTATCAAGTCTAGCATCCAGAGCATCGTCAGCGGCCGCACGAGCAGTTTCTTCAGCGGTGAGTGCTGCGTCAACAGCTAGGATGGCACCCTTTACTGTGGTTGCGGCAGCAACAGCAGTGTGGGCAGAGCCAGCATAACCAGTGTTATCAAAAGTACCGTCAGCGTTTAGACCAACAGCAGTCTGAATAGCGTCAACTTCAGTCTGGAGCGAAGCCAGCGAAGTTCCAGTGCCACCACCAGCAAGTTCTGCCAGATCATCTGCCAGTTCCTTGATCTTGCCGTCCAGCAGGAAGTCTGCGTTCTTCAGCGAAGTAGCAGCATCCAGATAATTGGTTGCAGGATCCGCAACGTAAGCACCATCAGCACCAAGACCAGCACCGGTCTGAGTTGCGTCCAGTTCCGACTGTAGATCAGCAATGGTATCGTCTAGTGCTTCAGTAGCAGCGGTTAGGGCATCAGCAGCATCTGTTGCTACTTCAGCAATTGCTGCCTGAACAGTGGTTGCTTCAATGTCACCGGCTGGGGTGAAAGCAATGTCAGCAGCGGTGTTGTTAGCATAAGCCAGACCGCCAGCAACGATCTTGAGAATCTGCCCGTCTGTGCCTTTGGTGAGAATGGTACCATTACCATCCTGACCACCGACCAATAGATCACCAGCTGCTGCCAACTTGATCTGTTTTGCGCGTAATTGTGCCATATTTTATTCTCCTAGTTGATCAACTTAGGTTTTGTAGATAAAGAATACTTCATCATCTACATCGACCCCATAACCGGTTTCTATAGGGTCGAATACTAGAACTTTCGTAACCTGGTCGAAAGTAAAGTTTTCGTTTTCAATACCGTTGATTGCCATGTAGAGAACTTCGACAGTTTCTAACGGTAATGTGAATGTAGTTTGTCCGGAGACCACATTCTCGACGTCGTATTTATGCGTCTCGGAGTCTGTAGACTGTGAAGATTCTACACCTCTTGACAAAAGAATTGCCCTATTTGGCTCCAACTGGAGGTAAACAGGAAAAGCATTTGTTTCTGGCTTGACATTGGTGAGACCGCCAGGTTCACTGGGATCTAGATAAAAGATATCCCCGTGCTCACCCCAAAGAGTAGGGCGAACATTTGTGATCAATTTACCCAGAGGACGATAACAAAAGTAATCCAACCCAGGAACATTAATCTCGGTTACAATACCAATTGCCCTACTGATGTTTGATGAATCGGTCTTTTTATAACCTGAATTGGATTCAAAATCAGCGTAGATCACATCGCCAGGAAACATTCCATGATCTTCCTGTTTAACCAAAACAAATTCAGTTATCATGTTGCGCGCAATAAAACGCGCCATTAAGTCATCAACAGTTTGCGAAGATAGATACAACTCGTCGATTGGTCCCAGGATAGGTAGACCGCTTTCAGATATTCTAAAGATAATTCCATTTGAGAACGGATCACACAGGCCGTTACCGGCTTGTGATTGGTCTGTGAACAGGTTGTATCTTTCGTAATCTTCAATTATACAGTTAACCGAAAACGCATCTTGTGATATGATTTCAGTTATCAAATTAGCTCTTCCACCAAGACCGGAAGCAAACCAATCACCTACTCTAACATCATTGCCAGTATAGAACATTGATTCCATCGTGGTGTGATTGCTATGTGGTTGGGCCTGAATATCAATTCTTACTGTCCAGCGATATGGACTACCGATGAACATATCACCGGTGTTATCGTCCTCAGTCCAATATTCAGTTTCTGCGAATTCAACTATAGATGCTTTGAGCTGCAGGTTAGGGGTTATTGGCATTTATATACTCCTTAACCAAACATTACATTGAATAGCGCGGTTCCTGCTGCTCCTGATCCCGTGGCACTTGAAGAAGCGCCTACGATTTCAATGGCTCCTGGGTTGGTGTATCTTATATTGAAAGCACCTGTTGGAATCCTCATGGTTCGGATACCTCCAATGGTCCCGTTATCTCCATAACAACCAAAGGAAATTGGATGACCGTAAGAGGCTGTATAGGTGATATTGATAGAAGTTCCGGAGAACGTTACCACAAAGTCAGCGTTTGAAACTCCCGAAATACTGGAAATAGCACCACCAGTATAGTTGGCGATAAACCTAACGGAGGTAACATTTCCAGTTCCACCACCACTACCACCGGAGCCACCTGGGATATTGACTTGGGCCACACCAGCTGGGCTCTCGGTAACAGTTACACCAGCACCGGTAAAATTAATAGAGGTTGGGTTGGAAACAATAGTGGTTCCGTTATTCGCCACCGTTGTGATATTGCCATTGGTACCAGCTGGGCCTTGTGGACCAGTTTCGCCTCGAACTAGACCAACATCTTCCGAAGTTGAGTCAGTATAAGTTAGGATTAGTCTACCGCTTTGGTTGACCGCAGCACTTGTGATACCACGACCATCTTCACCATCAATACCATTGATACCAGCAGCGCCTGCAGGGCCTCGAGCATTGCCAGCATCAATCGTTGTGCTGTCGCTCATAGCTAGAGTCAGGACACCAGTAGTTTGGTTGATTGATGCCGAAGTAACGCTTCTACCGGCAGGACCAGTAAGTCCCTGTGGACCCTGTGGGCCGGTATCTCCACGAACTCTACCTGCATCTACAACCGAAGAATCAGTGTAGGATACGATCAAGTTGCCTTCGGCATTTATAGTCAGGCTGGTCACACCACGACCTGCGGGGCCAGTTTCACCTTGTGGACCAGTAGCACCGGTCACACCCTGTGGTCCTTGAGGACCTGTAGCACCGGTCTCACCTTGAGGACCTGTTATATTACCAGCATTGATACTGGTGTTGTCGCTCATCTCGAGAACAAGCTCTTCATTGATCACACTAGCAGAAACGACATTTCGTCCTGCAGGACCGGCAGGACCAGCTGGACCGGCAGGACCAACGTCACCAGTGTCACCCTTTGGACCGAGAACAGAACCACCTACTACAATCGAGGTAGCATCGTTCATTACCAGTGTTAGAGTAGAACCCGTTACGCTAGCAGAAGCAATGCTAGTTCCCTGTGGACCAACTTCACCTTGTGGACCTTGAGGACCAGTAGCACCTGTGGCTCCGGGAATACCTTGAATACCCTGTGGGCCGGTATCGCCGGTGTCACCTTTGGGTCCTTGAGGACCGGCAGGACCTGCTGGGCCGGCTGGACCCTGAGGACCTATCTCACCTTGTGGACCCTGAGGTCCAACAATACCGGTAGCGCCAGTGGAATTGATGACAACTTTATACTGCTGAGTTTCACCTGGAATGCCTGAAGGTTGGTAATCCAAGGTGATACCAGTTCCGGCTTGGAGTCTGATATTTGTCTGGCGACCATAGTCAATATAACCGCCTGCGCCTGCGTTAGCTGTTGGACTCCAATTAAGCAGTCCAATACCAGTGGTCTCGAGAACGGTTCTACCAGTGTTGACACCTTGTGTAAGAGTCCTGACATTGAGGCCATCACCAACAACAAGGTTGCCAATTGGAAACTGTTGATTTCCTACTTCAGTTGGCTTCAGAAGAACTACCTGCTGACCGCCGCCTGATGCTGGAGGAGTAAAATCAATAAAGGCTTCACCAGTAGTGCCGCCATACCCCACCGTGAAACCTTCACCAAACGAAAACTTGAAAATACCCTCAAGCGTTTCTTGTTCAGGAGTCGCCTGTGGATCAATAGGGGTTTCTCCCGCGCCATTGACTGTCATGCCAACTAGGATCTGAGCATTGGTCGCATCCTCGTCATTTTGGCGAACCAATACACCACCGGCAAAGGTGAAATTGACAACAGAAAACGGATCGCTAAATTCTGGAATCTCGTTACCGGAACCGTCATCAACAAACTGAACGCTATTGACTTCTACACCTGGGATATGAGCAATCGCAGTGGTAGGCGCCCCGTCTTCGGTTAGAATTTCAACGCCTGCTCCAGTAAAAGCTAGGCGAGCTGTTGGATCAATCGAAGGCGCATCAACATATCCGCCACCCACAGCGTCATATGTTCGTTCAGTAACAATGATGCTACCACCGGCCCCAGCAGGACCCTGAGGACCAGTTAGACCCTGAGGGCCTTGTGGGCCTTGTGGTCCGGTTTCGCCTTGCGGACCAGCAGGGCCAGCGGGGCCTTGTGGACCAGCAGGTCCCTGTGGCCCTTGAGGACCCTGTGGTCCAATTGGGCCTTGTGGACCAGTATTACCGGTATCACCTTTGTCGCCCTTGTCCCCTTTGGGACCTTGTGGTCCAGGAATAGGCGAAGCACCAGCACCTTGGGCTCTCACCGGGCCTCCAGTAACAGGTTCTCCAGGATTCAGATATCGCTTACCGTCAGCAGCACCGGGTTGGACTCTAATTGAGTTAGAAGTCGTACCTGGTTCCGCGGCTGACGAATTCTGAGCTGCGATCTGAGCAGCGTTAGAAGCATCAGCATTTGATGGATCGTTAGGAGCAGTGACTCCTGGAACGGGCAAATATGTTCCTGGGTTCTGCGGCGTTGGGACCTTGGCCATGTTCGATCATCCTCTCAAATGGGGTTCCGATATTTAGCCCATACATGAACTTAGGTTATCAACGAGCGAGTGTGATTTTCACCACATTTCCAAGCTTCGCCAAAGTTAGCCTGTCCGCTTCATATAAGATATCAGAAATATACGTTCGATCTAGTTTTGCTCTCAACCAAAGCGCATTCACTTTGAAGGTGAAGCCAATAGTGGCTGAATCACCCCCACTATCGTAATCGCCGGTTGGTTTATATGGGTTCAAAGGAAACTCGATAAAATCAGCACCATCCAGCTTGACTACAAACCAATCATTTTCGGAAGGATCTAGCTCAAGAGATGCCTCGATGGAAAGTCTGCCGGTGAAATTCACAACCTGCATCACTACTGTATGAAGACCACCAACATGGTTAAACCAACCATCTGCTTTACAGGGTTCACCGATAAGATTTACTTCGCGTTGTGAGTTCCCCATCATCAAAACGGTCTTTGGCATCTGACTCTCCTGTTACCCGTATATTTAACGAATAATGACGTAGAGACCACACACCAGTTAATAAGGTGTCATGAGCATCTTATTCCCTCAAGGCAACTCAATCGTGCTTTCCTGTTCTAATGACGAATTTATCGTCCCAGCAAATGGTAAGCTGACCTATGAAGTGATTCCAATTCCGGCAGGTCCTGGCATTGATCAGCTAGAGAGAGTCATGTCTCATCTACCGCCTTTGGATTTTGAAAGAGGTCCTTGGATCGCAGGGGGTTCAGTAAGACGATTGCTCCAAGGCGAAAGTTTGGATTCAGGTGATATTGATATCTTCTTTCCAGACCATACTTCATGGAAGTTTTTCAGTGATGTATTGTCGTCTTATGAAATCGTCGTCAAAACCAAGAAGGCTACTACTTTCTTGGTTGAAGGTTTGAAGGTTCAGATCATTCGGCGGGCATTTTACAAAACCCTGATAGATGTATTCAAGGATTTTGATTTCACAGTTTGCCAGATAGCATCAGATGGTAAGAATATTGCCTGTACCAAGCAAGCGCATCTTGATATCATGGATCAGGTTCTACGCCTTGCTACACAGGGCAAAATTTCCAAGCACACCTTGGTCCAGAGAATGTCAAAGTATGTGAATTATGGCATCTTCCCAGAGCCTGGTCTTTTTGAAATTATCATAAAGAGTGGATTGGATTATACCAGCGCCTACTCCATCTTTAGCGAAAGCGATGTGGCAATCTACGATTGTTTCACTGGGGAAACATCAGAAGATAATATTCCTTCAGATTCCTTGAATGAAGGGGTCCTGCGAACTATTGCTCGTAAATTAGGCCTGGAGAAAGAAAATGACTGATCTGCAGGATTTCATCAGAAGACAGTGTGTTTACAGCAAGCTTGCTGAAAAGCCCGTAGTGGGTCAACACGGGTCATTACAGCTAGTCTTTATACACGGATACCCTATGACGCTTAGGGGGTTCTATGCCCTTACTACAAGGGCAGTCTTTGGATCCACTATTCCAATGTTTAAGAAGGTTTGGGATGAACTAAACGCAGAAACCGTTTTATTGTGCGCTGGTCTCAACCTAGAACTAAAAGAAGGACGCGAATCACAATCAATTATTGAAGGGATTCGCGCCGCTGCTGGATGGAATGAGGAAACTGCTAAACAGATAACCAACTATCAGTTTAATAGAGAGTTCCTGTTCAAATGGATAGAAACGGTTGAGGCACAAGTAGCAGAGTTGAGGGGTATCAGTCCCCTAGGTCAACCACCTCAATAAGAAGTTTGGAACCATCCTCCCCAATCAACTGCTCAACCATCATGGTTAGAGCTTCCCTCATCTCAGAACTCATAATGATTTCCTGAGTCTCACCGTCCTTTAGAAGCTTGCTGAGCTTCAGTACGACGACTTCTTCATGTAGCTTTGCCATGGTTGGCCTCCTAATTAACTGACTAGTTATTTAGTCACTGGAGGCAGTTTACCCAGGAGGCGGTCCAAGTTGGTCTGGATTGCTTCCATTTGGAGGATGTTTTTGGAAACCTGTTCCTTGAGGTCCAGGATTTGAAGGGTGAGCATTTCACTCACCCCATTGACACTGGCTAGTTGGGAGCGCAAGTGACTACATTCAGCTTCCTTGGCGGCAAGCTCGTCACGAAGCTGGGCAGGGGTTTTGAAATCAATAACATTGGTCATCTTCCGCTCCTAAATTCTAGACTATTCTTCGATGACTCTATTCTTGGGCTTGCGTCCGCGACGTTTTCCTAGAACCGCTTTGCCACCAGAGGCGGTAATATTGAACACATTGGCAAATCTGACCGGATCCATGCCGTCGATTTCCTCAATATCCTCGGCAAAGACACTCGAGGGCGCACCACTTCTGAGATCAGCAAGTTTGAAAACAACTCGACCGTCTGCCCGAACAATCGCATTGGTTACTGAAAAGTTATCTACAACCAATACATTATTGACAGATCCTAGACCCATGGCCTTGTGACGAGCCCTCACTTCAGTACCTGCAGGTAGAACACCCTTGACCACAAGAGCTTCTGCTAGCTTATTATCCATATCGAAACGACTCCAAACAATGATCCGATCCAGGAACATCGCTTCGATCTATAGGCAGTCGTTCGATCTATTAGATGACAGCTTGCTTAACAGCAGCCGCGTATTTTGTTTAGCATATCTATAGAGGTTTACAACACCAAAGGAACACCTGGTACAACTTTTTCTTGTACCAGGTGTCCTAGGATTTTAAGCAAACAGGTCGGGCTGATTTACTGTTTCTTCAGCGTGACTGATAACAAGCTTGTCATCATTCACTGTCACATTTGCCAGTCCTCCGTTTTTCAGAGCACCAAACAACATAACACGGCTCAGTGGCTTGCTGAGCTCATCCTGAATCAGCCGGCTCAGAGGACGAGCGCCCATCTTGGGATCATATCCCTTCCGGGCCAGGTAGTTGCGGGCAGCTTCATCAACATTGATGGTAACTCCCTTTTCCTGGGCTTGCTTGTTCAACTGTGAGAGGAACTTTTCAACAATCATGAGCATATTCTCGCTCTTAAGAGCTTTGAATTTCACGATAGCGTCAAGCCGGTTGCGGAACTCGGGGGCAAACATCTTCTCAATGACCTTATCGTCATTACCAGCGGTGCTGTTGTCTCCAAAGCCCAGTGTATTCTTCTGGAGCTCACTGGCGCCGGCATTGCTGGTCATGATCAGGATCACATTGCGGAAGTTCACAGTCTTGCCTGCACTATTGGTCAACTGGCCGTTGTCCATGACCTGCAGGAAGATGTTGAAAATATCCGGGTGAGCCTTCTCGAGTTCGTCAATAAGAAGCACACAATGCGGGCTGTTCTCAACCGCATTTGTCAGAAGACCTGACCCCGAGGCGCCATCACCAAAGCCCACATAGCCCGGAGGCGAACCAATGAACTTGCTAACAGAGTGCTTTTCCATGTATTCCGACATATCGAAACGATGAAGCGGAATACCCAGCGTGGTAGCGAGTTGCTTGGCAAGCTCAGTTTTACCCACACCAGTCGGACCAGCAAAGAGATAGTTACCCTGGGGCTTGTTGGGATCTCTCAACCCGGCACGGCTCAGGAATACCGCATCGACCACATTGTCAATTGCGTCATCCTGTCCGAATACTGAATTGTGGAGATCCGCCTCAAGATGCGAAAGCTTCTGGGTCTCGTCTTCCTTGACCGTCCGTGCCGGGATACGAGCAATACGACTGACCTCGTCTTCAACCAGTTCAAGGGTGATTTCACTCTTGCGCTGATCCTTTGGAGCAATCTTCTGGCGAGCGCCAGCCGCGTCAATGACGTCAATTGCCTTATCAGGCAACATACGATCAGTCACATAACGAGCAGTCAAGTCAACTGCCGCTTCCAGAGCTTCCTGTGTATATGAAATACCGTGATATTCCGCATACACCTTGCTGATACCCTGCAGAATGCGCTTGGCATCTTCGATGCTCGGCTCATTCACGTCCAGCTTCTGGAATCGACGGAGGAGAGCGCGGTCCTTTTCAAAATGCTTACGATATTCTTCAAAGGTGGTGCCACCAATACAACGAAGCTTACCCTTGGCCAGTGCTGGCTTCAAGAGGTTCGCTACGTCAAGCCCGCCGCTACTTCCAGCACCTGCTCCCATGATAGTGTGGATTTCGTCAATGAAAAGCATTGGCATGATGCCCTTTTCTTCACCGACTTTTTCCACCGCATCAATGATCTGCTTGACTCGTTCCTCCATATCACCACGGAACTTGGTTCCGGCCATGAGGGTGCCAATTTCAAGCGAGTAAACAATGCTACCCTTGATCGCATCAGGAACATTACCTTCGGCAATCATCTTGGCAAGCCCTTCGACGACTGCGGTCTTACCAACGCCAGGTTCGCCAACTACCACAGCATTGTTCTTGGTGCGACGGGCAGTAGTGAGGATAAGGGCATCTACCTCGGTTTCACGGCCAATGAGAGGATCAATCTTTCCGGCCAATGCCTGCTCGTTGAGATTGACGCAGAACTTCTCCAAGAGACGTTCACTTTTGCTCTTCTTGTTGCCAGTAACGGGTTCACCATCCTCGTCAACCTCAATAGTAGGAGACTCGTTGGAATCCTTGGCCTTGAGCTCACCCACAAGATCAGACTCATCGTCGCCTAGCAAATCATCATGCGCAACAGTCGTCTTGACATCAAAGGCATCAATATTCTGTTTGGCCAGAAAGTAAACCGCGTGGCTATCCTGATCCTGCTCAGCCAGCAATGAAATCAGAATGTCAACGGCCCGAATGGTATGACGACCACTGAACAATGCCTGCGTGACTGTTCTTTGAACCACACGACTCAGAGGAAGTGTCTGGCGTGGAGGATTACCATTGGCCTTGCCGAGAGCACCACTGGCAAAATGTGCCACCAGATCAGCGGAAAGATCGGAAACATTTGCGCCGATTTCATGCAGGACTTCAATGACTCGCTGGTCTTGTAGGACGCTAGCGAGCAAATGTTCCAATGTGACATATTCATGATCATGACGTTCGGCAATTTCCGCCGCACGATCGAAGATTTCTTGAGCCTTTGTTGGGTCAAATTGATCCAAGGACATTCACTTTTTCCTTTCGCTTTTAGCAAGCTTTTTTCTCGCGAGATCGAGCGTCAGCTTGCTAACACGATCTGTAAAACAAACCCCGTCTAGGTGGTCTAATTCGTGCTGAAAGCACCGGGAAGCAATACCAGAAAGCTCTTCAACAATGACATTACCGTCCCGATCTTGATAGCGAACAGTGATTTCATCTGGGCGCTTTACTTTGAGTCTTAGTTTTGGAAAACTCAAACATCCTTCAACAAAGGTGACGAGAGTCTCACCTTTGCTGATGATTTCTGGATTATAATAGAAACTTGTCTGTCCACCAATATTCATGGCGAACACCCTATAGAGGAACCCCATTTGGTTGGCGGAAAATCCTATCCCGCCTTCCTCAATCATCAAACGTTCGAGTTCCGCTTCGATATTCTTTGAATCGGCGGGTGTTTTCTTGAAGTCCCACACGGAACTCTTGGAGGAGAGACTCTCGTCCCCTTCGGTCTTTAGGGTGAACATCACGTAGTAAATGCCTCGCGTAAGTTTCGATCTGGTCGCGGGCAGTGAGAGTTATGTCCATACAGTCCTGTGTCGATGGCTCTTCGTCACGAAACTGAGCTGTTTGAACATACTTGATATTCGTATGTACATATTCACCAGCACTTACAAGAGCAAAATTCAAATCTCTTATAAGAGATGCGTCCACTCGGCCGCCATAATCAGATGAATTACGCTCGAACATGCGACGAAAGTTGAGAGCCCAGATATTATATCCCTGGGCTTCCAATGTACACTCACGTATCGCCGGGTCTGGTCCGCGCGGAGGAGCGGCGTGTGCGACGCTGCTGAACATCAGTAACGTGATGGTAAAATATCGCATTGGACCTCCTTCGACCACCTAGATAGCAAAGAGAGGTTTTATGTCAACCGTTATTCAGACTGCGTGCCTTTTCAATGAGCTCACGTTGTTCATCAGAAAGCTTGGATGGCGAAAATACAACTTCAACCATCATATCGCCTCGTTGCCCATTGCCCATAGGCATTCCTTTACCTGCTGCTCTCAGACTTTGACCTGGTTGAATACCGGCTGGCACCCGCATATTAATTTTGGTACCTTCAATAGTAGGGATCTCACGCTCGGCTCCCAGCATAGCATCCATATAATCAATTGTTGTGCTGGTTACCAAATGGTAGCCCATTCTGACGAATACATTATGCGGAACAATGTTTATTCTAATATACAGGTCACCAGGTGGAATATCGCTGATTGCGTTGTCCCCTTTGCCTTGGAATCTTAGACGAATACCATCCTGAATACCTGCTGGGATCTTAAACTGAATTGACTGGGCTTCTTTGCCGGGTAAATTGTATTTGACGTCAGCATCTTTACCTTGAAATGCTTCTTCCAGGGTAATGGCATAGGTGATCATGATGTCACGATTTACCACGGCGTCATATTGATAATGACGAGCTCTACGATTCTGAATGTCTCGTAGAATATCGTCTAGATTTACAGATCCTTCAAAGCCACCAGGCTGGTTGCTCCAATATGATTGAGATTTAGTTCGGAATCCACCAGTCCTCTCTAAATCATACTGGGCTCTTTTGTTGGCATCCTTGAGGGTGTCGTAGGCCTCGTTGATTTCCTTGAACTTGGCCTCCGCGTTGGGATCTTTGTTGGTATCCGGATGATACTCTTTAGCCAGTTTTCGATAGGCTGATTTCAAAGTAGCGTCATCAGCAGTGGTGGCGACGCCGAGGATCTGGTAAAAATCTTTCATAAGTCTGTTCTACACCTTATTGGTGATAATGTCAAAATTGACGCGGAGGTAACCAGCTAATTAGTCATACGACACAAGGAGCAATTATGACAGACATTATCAGAAAAGTTCACGCTGCCAATCGAGATCGTCGAATGGAAATCTTCGCCCGCAGAATGCTGAAGCTAGGAGAAGAATACGGCGAAGCCAGCCAGGCCTATCTGAGTGTGTCAAGTGAGAAGAATGGCAAGAACAAGACTTGGGAAGATGTCCGGGAAGAGCTTGTTGATGTCCTGGTAGTTACCCTTGATCTTCTCTGTCATGAGTTTCCGGATGAAAAAGACTCCTCGATAGAAACCAAACTGGCCAGCATTGAGCGTGAGCTTGACCGTAAGCTCAAGAAATGGGCGAAGAAGCAGGTTGGTGGGACGGATCAAAGCGTATGATTATAGTCCATGCCTATCGTAGTGGTTGGTGGGACGGCGACGAAGGATACGGGATAGCTGGAGGTTCTGAAACTATCCTTCGTCAGCAGCGTGGCAAAGCTTACGCTGATTCATATATGAAAGGGTGGCGCGACGGCAAAAATAATCGCCCACAACGTTTTTAAGTTATTGCTCTATTGAGCCATTGGTGTTTTACCACCTACATGGAATACAAATACGTAGCCCCACCAGAGGAAGCCGCCGATGACTGGATGGCTCACCACATATCAATTTTTGTGAAGGTGGATAACCGAGACTCCTTTTGGGAGTTCTTGGAGAGATACTGCGGACCTAAGGGCCAAAATTGGAAAATCTCTGATAATCAGGAAAGATGGATCTGGGGAGATGAAGAAATTGATCTCCGCTTTCGTTTCAAAAAGCACGCCATGGTCGTCAAGCTTCAATGGGATGAAGACGTTCGTCCAAACAATAGGCCCTGGGAATATCTAAAGAAGTTGATTCTAACGTCACACCCTTTGCGGCCTGTAGGTAATCCTTTGATTGGTCAAAGCTCGTCAAATGGTCTTGGCCGCAATATACAGACCATCACCTGGGACCCTATCTTTCGTCCAAGCAACTGGAATAGCCCAATAGGTGGAATTTATAGCCCAACAACGAACCTCGAGCCGTTGTCAGAAAAAGCTTATAAGAAAAAGGGAAGCCCCATAGTTCTAGACCTAGAATCCCGAATTGAAACCTACTGGACTGAAGGAAGTTCAGAAGAGACAGAACATCGACGTTCTATGAAAATTCAATACCTCAAAGGCAGAACAAATGGACCTAGATCACAGTCGGCCAAGATATCAGGGGCGCAAGCAACATTATCTATATGGGATGAAATTCCTCCTGAATCCTAACAGACAATCGGACCTAGAGGAAACCCTGAAATCTTTTGAAATCACAAAATATAGGCTATCTGCCAATAATATGTATGGCGGTATGATGGCTGAAGAAGCTTTCATAAGTTTCCGTATAAAGAAACAAGCCCTATTGTTCAAATTGGCATGGGTTCCGTGTGAAGATGTATCACTAGAAACCAAGGGTATGATTATCAGGCAAATCGTTCCCAACCGCATTGCCCAGGAGATCTTAAGCGTCCAGCCTTTGGGAGATCTCGTAAAGCCCTTGGTCCAGGCGCGCGATGATCTCCGCCCCGCCTCGTCGACTACTTCTCCAAATTCGTACGAAGTCCGTCCTGGAGAACGAAGTGAAACAGGCTCGGACCGCACCTCTGGTGGATTTTAAATTGAGTTATGGTGATATTCATGTTATTCAGGGTCTACCCGCTGGCGGGTAGCATCTAAATCACACGCATAACACTATAATTCAGCTTAAAGTCTACCGGAGTGGCGATTATATTATGAATGAAATCACGGACAGAACATATATGCCACACATCTTTTGTGACTTCGATGGTGTTCTCGTAGACTTTGAACGAGGATTCGAGATCCAGTACGGCAAAAAGCACAATGAAGTTCCTGAGTTCGTGATGTGGAAGATCATCAAGAACAACATGACACACTGGGAACAATTGCCCGCAATGCCAGGAGCCCTACAGCTATGGGCCTTTATCGCTCCTCACAATCCTACGATCCTTACTGGTTGCCCGACCAGTGGAAAGCAGCAAGCTGAAGAAGGCAAGACGATTTGGAAGAATCGTGAACTAGGAGAGCATGTTCCGATTATTACCTGCCTAAGCCGCTATAAGCCCAAATACATGCAGACCCCTGGCGATATTCTCATTGACGACATGGAAAAGAACATTATACGTTGGACTGAAGCCGGCGGTGTGGGTATTCTACACACTTCAGCAGCAGACACGATTGAGCAGCTAAAAGCCAGGGGATTCTGATGTTAGAGATTTTTGGAATCATCGCTGGAATTATTTTCTGCATCGTAGTTGGGGGCGTTGTCGCAAAAATGATTAGCGACATCATCCAAACCCCAAAGAGCGCAATCATTCTGCGTTCGATGTTAGAAGATACAAAACACAGCAGAGGAAACATGGCAACTTTTAACATTAGCGGACGCAGCTTTCGCGGACAGAATATCACGATCACAAACGATCGAATCGTCATTGACGGCAAGGATGTCACTGATGAATACGACATCAAACCCGCAGGTATCTTGGAAATCAAGATTACTGAAGGGGTGATCGGCAATCTGACCACCGATGCCAACGTGAGCGCAGGCGATATCTCGGGCAATGTCGATGCTGGTGGTAATGTTAGTTGTGGCAGTGTTGGTGGTAGCGTGGACGCTGGTGGCAATGTCAGTTGCGGAATCGTTGGTGGTGACGTTGATGCAGGAGGTAATGTTCGACATGGCTAATATTGGATATACATTGAATCCCATTCGCAACTCCAGCGATGGTGGTATGGTTACCGCAGCCATAATGACCTGCATGGTCACGGGAAAGATGCTTTCTTCTTCAGGAGGCGGCGCCTATGCCATCTGCCCTGAGGTGTTTGAGCTACTGGATCATGACGAGGACGTTCGTGAAATGATCAAACGCAAAGTTTCAGAAATGGGTAATCTTTCTGATTGACAGTTGGTCCTAATGTGCTTATAGACGCAGCACCAACAATGGAAGTATGTGTCATGATTATATGGTGTTCTATTTGAGATCGGCAGGGTCCTAGATACGCACCATCTTTGATGTGACGATATGTAGCCACCCTGCGAGTTGAACCTCGTTTAAGGGTGGTTTTCCATGGGCGGAAATGCGTTTCCGGGCCTGCCGATGGTGCGGGTCCGAAGGGAGGATGTAGCCTCCACAGTAGATCATGTTGTCACGGTTATGAACATGCCAGGCTTCACTCGTGAGTATGCGATGGATAACCTCATGGGTAGTGCGGGCAAGCAAGATGATAGCGGAGACCTTGACTTTGCGCTCAACGATCGAGCAGCTAGGTTTTATGGTGAGCCTGATCTTCCGGTTTTCAGCCTCAAAGCTTTCGCAGCCAGGGCTAGAGAAGTCCTACCACCGGGTCATGTTCAGACAAAAACTCTCAAGGGTGGACAGTTCCAGACCGCCTTCCCCGTTGCTGGTGATCCCAGCAAGGGTTACGTTCAGGTTGACTTCGTTGCTGGTAACCCTGAATGGTTGAAGTTTAGCCATTTCTCTCCAGGTAAGGATTTCAGTCCTTATAAGGGTGTTATGGTTTCTACCATGCTAGGCGTTTTGGCTAAAATGCGAAAGGACTTTGAACTCTATGAAGGGGAGGAACGGGTTGCTCGAGTTGGCCTCAGGTTTGACTTGGAGAAGGGGCTTTATCGTCAGTGGAAGCTTCGCAAACTAGAGAACCAAGGCATGAGTGTTGTTACGGCTGACGAATTTGAGACTGCTGTTGCAACTTGCCCACGCTTTGCGCGTTTGAGTCATGTCACAGCACCTTGTGAGGTGCTGAGGCTGCTGTTCGGGGAGCCCGTCAGCTTGGAGGAGGTAAACACCTTTGAGAAACTGGTTTCCTCGGTTCGCCGGTATCTTCCTGAACGTTTTGAGGAAGCCCGAGAACGATTCCTCGAAGCGTTCATGCGAAGCGCCGGAAAGAATGACTACACGCTGGAAGAAGTTGCCTCCGACAGCGTTTGGTCACAGTGAAGTAACCGCGCCGTTGAGATACCGACAACCCCTTCTCTCGGTCTCCGGCGCGGTTATTATCGCAATAGCAGGTGATGTTGAACCAAGAAGTTGGTGTGATGATTGTTGCGTAGGTGACTGGTATTGTGAAACATCAGACCTGGGCCCAGTCCAGCTTGGTTCCTTGAATCTCCCACTCCATTGCTTTCATTTTTCCAATGCCGCCGATTTGAAAATGTTCAGTTTTGTTTTCTCCACCAATATGAAGCTTGCTCTTGAAGTCGTTATGGACTAAAAGAGTGGAATGGAAGAAGACGAACTCCTTCGCTACCTAACCAATACCGCCAAATCTATTCAGCGCAGTCTGAGGTTTTCTGTCAGTGCCTCTATGATTTTTCCGGTATTCTCTGTTATCTTCTACTTCTTCGGTCCCGGTTATATCAGTTTAACCACCGTATTGGCTTCTATCACTTCATTGATTGTGGTTTACTGTATTCATTATAGCTCACATGGACACATACAAAACTGGTGGTGGCTCAAGCCAGGATTCTTTGTAACTATTCCAACAACGTCAGACGTTGATCAGGCCAGGAAATGGTGTAAGGATCAGTCTTATGAATTTGTCGAAGTAACCACCGGTGTATTCAAATTCTTCAAATCTAGGGATGCCGTCCACTTCAAGCTTTCTTGCTTCTGAATAATTGAAATTTAATCCGCAAGGTGTTAATCTAAATTACCTCACGAATAGATCGAATAACTTTGTGAGGAAAAGAGTGGATATTCAATCCAAACTGACTACTGGTTCCTTCGGTTTCTTGATGCGATACTTGGAGGGAATCATGGACGACTATGATTACACGCCTTATTTTCGGTCAAAGCGAAAGGATTGGGAGAGCAACTATGATCCCAAGTTCCAAAGCCCTAGTCGCGCCAAAGAGCTTCATACAGCAGCTTCTAGTCTTTCGTCCTTGCCTAGTAACCGCTGGGTTAGACCACGTCTTCCTGAGGGCTCTGAGACGCTAGGAAAAGAGTTCCTAGCAGATTTGAAGAGATGGTTTAGCGAGCATAAGATCAAGCATCGATCCTGTTTGATTACAGAAAATAGTGAAACCTTTTGGGTCTACATTTTCAAGAAGCCAAGCGACGCCGTATTGTTCAAATTAGCCTGGGGCTGATATGAAGCATAGAAAAAAGCCAAAGCGTCGAGCATTCCGTAGAAGGTTTGTTTTACAGTCTTTTAGAGGTTCTCCCAATCTCAGAAGATGCGACCTGATCACTAGTGGTTGGCGCATCATTTCTGAACTTGAATTCGCCAAACCAATAATGCGAGATGTTGAAAGAATATGGCTCAACCTCTTTGCTCCTGATGCGAAAATCACTTATCGTTTCGTTGAGAACTATAAGAATATGCCGCTCTATCGAAAAGGCAAGTGGAACGGCAAAGCATATTTTGTCACATTCGAGGAAAAAGATGTTCTAAAAGCTATGAACTTCAGGGTTTCCTGGTGGGACTTTAATGAGTAAGAAGTGCTATGTTGTCGAATGTGATTATCGACAGCTTTCAGCAGAAGCAATTCACTGGATTGAAAACTATAGCAGCGATCTAGCTTGGATTACACGTCGCTGGAGAATATGGTCTGAACCAGCCAGAGAGGATGAACTTACTCTGGACGAATACTTCAATATGGTCTATTCCAAACACGAACCTAAAATACCTCTTAGGAGAAGACAGATTGACGCCGTTCAATTTGTAAGTAAAAGAGATGCTTTGTATTTCACATTGGTGTTGCTAGATGACTCACAAGGAACCAGTTCGCTCTGATCTTATCATTCCCAAGATGCGGAATGGCAAACCCATGGGTATTCTTGTGAGAAAGCGCAAGGGCACCACCCAGACTGTCCTCCCTGAAGTCAGGGAATGGTTGCGGACCTATACAAAAGGTCATTGGTATTTCTTTACCAATTCACAGACCAATCAACTATCCATTGCCTTCCATAACAAGCAAGATGCTTTGCTTTGGAAACTCGCATGGCATTGAAGCCTTTGTTCTATATGCTGTCAAAGCACGGACCATGGGATCATCATGTCCGGGTTAACAGTATTCTGACTATGTTGGAGGTTGAGAACTGGCTCAACAGCACAGGAAAAGTGCTCAATGTGGATTATGAATGCTTAATTGAAAACATCGAGAACAAAGCCACCAAGAAGACTTTTGTTCCGAATCTTCATTCAAATCGCAACAAAACAATGGGTCGAGCAGTCCAGACGGTTGAGCCAATTATATTTTTCAATGACTCAACCATCGCGACCTATGTAAAACTTACATGGGGTGGCCGATAATCACTTGTATCTGAATGTGATACGACCCTTGGATAGATCATAAGGCGTCATTTCAAGTTCTACGGCATCGCCTACTAGAACCTTGATATTGTTTTTGCGCATCTTTCCTGAGATATGACCAATAATCATAGCGTCATTCTCTAGCTTCACGCGAAACAATGCGTTGGGAAGAACCTCGGTGACTTGGCCCTTCATCTTCAGTGTATTTTCTTTGCTCATATAACTCTTCGTTAAGGAATCCCAGAGTATTTAGTTACCCTGAGACCTTGATGGTTTGACCTTCTACGCTATGATCATTCAACATAGGTATGATCCACCGTAAGTTGGGTATGATGTTTTGTGGTAGATCATAAGTGTCAAATACATCAATCACTTCATCAGTGCAAGTCCTAATTTCCGACAACGCCTCACTATCGTGGTGTGAAAAGAAGTGGACCTTAAAGCCTGGGCCCACTAGGGTGATCCTCAGGTCCCAGTCAAGTTCCACTCCTGCCTCTTCGATAAATTCCCTCGTCATGGCACCAAAGGAAAGTTCACCAGGCTCTATCTTACCACCAATGGCGTTGTAGAGACCAGCCTGCCAAGCCGGTCGATTCTTGAGAATCAAAGCTACTTTCGACCCGTCGTCGTTATACAGGAGACCAGCAACGTATTCCATCATCTTTTATTACCTGTTCCCATGATTTTGATCTGGTCACAAACACCAAGGTCAAGAGCTTCTTCAGCAGACAGCCAAACGTCGTGAGCTGGCAGCAGCTTTTCATCAATCTGTGCCTTTGTCATACCAGTATGCTTCATATAATGATTCATCATACGCTGCTGGGTGAGCTCATATTCACGAACGGTAGCAAAAAGTTCATGGGCTTTACCACGATCACCCCATGACCACTGATGGCTCAGGATCGAGGTATTAGGAGTCAAGATACGATGTCCTTTGGCGCCGGCGATAAAAGTCAAGAAACCACAGCTACCAATCATACCCAATCCAATAGTATGAACTGGAATGGCCGAACCCTCCATCGCATCAATGATTGCGAAGGCGCTGTTGACTTCACCGCCTGGACTATTGATGATGAGAGTAAGATGATCAAAATCATTCTGCGGGGTTAGATTGGCTTCTAGGATCCAAGTCACAATCTTAGCCGCATTTTCGCTATTAAAACCACCACTCAGAAAATAGATCCCCTTGTCCCGTAAAGTGGGCTGGGGATTAACTGGCGGTGATGTCATCAGGGTGGTAGCGTCGGGTCCAACTGCGACCGCCCGATCAGCTACGGATTTCTTTTTCATGTCAACTCCTCAAACCCAACATTGGGTAACAAGGCCAATATATTAGAAAAATATCCTGTTTGTCAGTAATCAAATTTTGCGTGATACAGCCTGCGACGCTAGAGCAACCGTATGAAGAGTAAGAAGATTAAAAAGACTATCATGATTCTACAGAGTTCATCAACTGGGAGAATTCTATTAAAGAAGAGAAAAGAGACTTGGGGTTTTACCTCTGATAAAATTTGGAATGAAGACACTGCTGATGTCTTCAACGGAATAAATGAAGTCAAGACTGTTGCCCAGTTTACAGAGTCCGATGAACTGACGTTGGATTATCTCGGCTGTATAGGACAGATGAACGTTTGGCATTGCGTCTGTGATACCGAGACATCGCTTTTATCTGACAATGTGGGTTGGTTCCCTCTTTTCAACTTCCCAGACAACTTTGATGAGATGTCAGACCGACTTTTCGAGGATGAGCTCTTTATACGAAAATTAATTTCACCTGATAGTTGACATCTCTTATCAAAGAAAGCATAAAGAAAGAGTAGCAAATAAATAGCTTCGTATGCGCTCGTGGCGAAATTGGTAGACGCACTTGGTTTAGGTCCAAGCGAGCAATCGTGGGGGTTCGAGTCCCTCCGGGCGCACCAAACAAATGGATGGACACCAAGCCTAGAACCATTTGTTTTCAACCTACAGGCTGGGGTTCGGCCCCAATGTAAAAAGCCTAGCAGTCGCTTAAGCGGGCGGAGGTTGGGATGAACGTGATCCCTTCCGAGTGTTGCGACTCCCTTCTGGGGACCTGTAGGAAGATCGAACAATGGAGAATTGTTGTGATCGTTGAAATTCTGATTAAATCCTTTTTTGCCCTAATGATGCTCGCTATGATCTATGGCGGGTGGAAACAGATTCCACCGGAAAGCCCTGAAATCCTAGAAGCTCGCAAGCGTTACGGGAAGTCCAAGTAAACACTGACTCCTTAGGCTAACTGGAAAAACCGGA